TTGCTGTGCCAGCCCGACGTGATCACCTGGCTCGCTACAATCGAGGACCCCGCGCTGGCACAGCAACTCGCCGAGGACCGGGAGAAGCCGGAGATATTTCTCTCCGCCTTCGGCTACCTGCTCGATTCGGTCGAGATGAAGGTTGCTCGGGACACGGCGGAGTACATCTTGACCAGTGCGCGGACGCGCGAGAGCGTTGCGCGAATCGGACGAAGCGTCGGAGCACCACCCAATGAGTGAGCTGCTCGAACCTATTCTTCCCTTCATCTCCACGCATGCGTGCATCATCGACGTGGTCGCGATGATCGACGACCCCAACGGAGCAGCTGCCGAGCGCGTGGCGCGGGCCGACCCGTTCTACGCGTGCGTGCTCTACTCGCAGATGATCGTCAAGGCGGTTGCCGTCCCGGCGCGGTTTCTCGGCAACGCATGAGCCGACGGTCTCGAAGGAAGATGCGCGACGCGAACCGGAGACTGAACCGGATGGAGCAGATGCCGCTCACGTTCTCGCTGGAGGGTTTCCGCTCCGCCCTTCGCGAGCCGTCGATCGTCGATCGCGTCGGCGGTCTCGGGTCGTCGAAGCTCGCCGCCCGGAACGCCGCCTACGACAAGCTCGCCGCCGAACGCGAAGCGATGCTCAAGGCCATCGCGGGCGCCTCGAACGAGATCCACAAGAGGACGGTGAGGAGCCCGGCGAACTGGATACGCACGAGCCCCGCCATCGCCAAGATCCTCGATCCGACCGGAGAGCACTCTGAGGAGATCGACATGCGGGGCCTCAACCTGTGAGCGACGCCAAGCGGTTAGCTGCCGCGCTGTCGAAGCGCCTGTCGGTCTTGGAGGCCAAGCCCCTCACGCCAGCGCTCTGCGCGGAGATCAAGAAGGCGCTCGACAATTGCGTGGCCGAGGATCTCAAGAAGTGGTCGCTGGTCACCGTCGAGTGCGACCCAGACCAGGATCTCATCGCAAAGGGCGAGGTGCGGATCAACGTCGGCTTCCGACCCCAGAAGCCGGCGGAAACGATCCACCTCGACTTCACGATCGACACGCCTCCGCCCGAGCCCTCGATGATCGACCGGATTGCCGCGCTCGACAGCCGGGAGGCGGCGTGGCGGTGCTTCGAGTACGATCGGTGGATCGAGGGACGTGAGAAAGCCGCGTCGTAGCGACCCCGAGGTCGAGATCGACTACGCGACCGGGGCGTTCAAGCTTACGTGGGACAAGACTCCGGCCAAGGGCACGCCGATCACCGCCACCTACGAGGCGCTGGCGTGGGCGCCCTCCATCATCGACCGGATCGCCTCGATCGAGAACGCGGAGCTGGCGAAGCGGATCGCGAAGTGGGACGAGGACAACAGCTTCAAGTTCGTGGTCTTCGACGTGGTGCCCGACCCGGCGGTGCCGAACGCTTACCCCGAACTTCCACGGTAAGCCGCCGAACCGCTCCTTGCGGACCTTCCTTGCGCCGAAGCTCGCCTCTCAGGAAGATAGAGCATCATGGCGATCGCGGTTCTAGGAGTTCGGCAGCGCGGCAGCGCGCAGTTCTCGACCGTCTCCCGAATGGTCGGAGCCGTATCGACCCAGATCGGCGACAACTTCACCGTCATGACTCTCACAGCAGCCACCGGTGCGGCGGTCGTCGGCGACACGCTCAAGGGCGGAACGAGCGCGGCAACCGGCCTCGTAACCCAGGTGCTCCAGACCGGGCCGACGACCAAGGTCGTGCTCCACACGATCGTCGGCGTCTTCGTGAACGAGTCGGTTACGACGTTCGCGGGAACGGGTAATCTCGCCGGCACGCTCACCACGGCAAACATCGGCGCCTTGGAGGCCGCCGGCTCGACGAACAACAACATCTACCAGGACCGCGTCCTCCTCTACGAAGGCTCGCTCTACTGTGGGCTCGGCAACTACGTCTTCAAGTACGACGGCTCGGCGAACTGGTCGGTCGTCTACTCGCTCACTCCGGCGCTCGCTCCGAGCGAGCTGAACTGCCACACGGGGCTACGCATCTTCTACGTCAACCGGTCTCCGCGCCTCGGCTTCGTCTGGGGCGGCACGAGCAACAACGCGATCTACCGAGCCACGTCGCTCGATGGCGCGACGTGGTCGACCGCGCAGCTCGCCACCGGCTTCGGCCTGAAGGCGACGAACAGGGCGGGCGTCCAGCGCGAAGTGGTTTTCAACGGCGCTCTCTACTTCCGCGGTTCTTACAGCGACAGCGGTGGCACCGCGCATTCCCAGTGGGACCCGGCGACCGATGCGTTCCAACGAGTGAACGTCCCGGTCGGAATGACGGACATCAACGCGTCCGATCTGTTCGTCTTCAAGAACGAGCTGGTCCAGCTCGCCACCAACGTGGCCGGGCAGGCAACCATCTTCGCCCTCCGGGCCGGGGTGTGGACCCCGGCGCTCGTCTTCGCCGACACCGGGAACGTGACCGGCGCTGGAACCGGCACCGCCACGACCCAGTGGACGATGTTCGACCCAGGCGACGGCTTCCTCTACTGCGTCTACTACGCGAACCCCAGCCCAAGCGTCGGGTGGGTGGTGAAGCGAGTCACCGTCTCCGGTACGGCCTACACCGACCTCGGTCAGATCCAGGCGAGTGTTCTCCTCGGCTCGGGCATCAACGCTTTTCCGAGCGGTCCCGCCCTCGAAGGTGGCCGGTGGTACGTGGTTGTCGATGACGCGTCGCTGCCCGGCATACCAGCCACCTACCTTTACTACGCGGTCAACGACACTATCGGAACAGCCGTCTCCGTTTTCCTGTGGATCGGCTCCAACTCGGCGCTGTTCAGCCTGGGCATCGGTGGTGACATCGCGATCTCGCTCGCTCACACGCGCGCCGGGGGCGGAGAGCGCGCCTGGAATCCCGGACGTTCCGATGTCGTCATCACGGACATCGCCTCGGTTGCTGGGGGCGAGCGGCTCTTTTTCGTCGGCTACGGCGGTGGAACGAAGACGGTCAACTTCTGGTTCGGTCAGATCGGTGAAGTGCCGCTGACCAAAGCGACGCTCGCCGGTCCGGTGGCGGGCGGCGGCGCTCTCTCCGGTAACGACGTAGTAGGCGTCCCGATGGACGGGGTGACGGTCAACCAAGTGACATGGAACGCGGGACCGACCGGCGACAACGTCGTCAACCAGTCGCGAGCCGGGCTACAGCCGGTCGCGGCCTAGTCAGTCGGCGCGTGCTAGGGTGGAAGCGTAAAGAGGTGCGGTGTGGTGATTAACCTCGACAACCTGAAGGAAGCGGTCGGGACGATCAAGAAGTGGATTCGCCCCAACACCTCCACTCCGATTCCGCCGAACTGGCTCATCTTGGACGGCTCGGTCGTCGCCGATGCGTCGAGCCCGTTCAACCTGGCGACGCTCACCGACATGCGAGCCCGCTTCCCACGAGCGCACAACTCGCTCACCAACGCCAACTTCGGCGCGGATACGAACTACTTCCTGGCCTCTGGGTCTCCGGCGCTTCCGGCTGGCGGCGCTGACACCGTCAACCTCTCGCACCAGCACGCGGAGGGCTCCCACTCGCACGGCATTCCGGCAGATAGCATCCCCCACACGCACGGGATCAACAACGACTCCCACACCCACAACGCCCCGAACGGCGCTCCGGCGAACGTGAACAACGGCTCGCCGCTCGGCAAGATCGACACCTACAACCACAGCCACGGCGGGGCGACCCTCTCGGGTGGAGTGAGCCACAGCCACGGTGGCGGCACGGGGGCCAGCAACGGCGCGGGTACCGACTTCCGACTGAGCACGGTGACCGAGAACCGTCCGATCTTTACCGAATTCCTTCACATCATAAAAGTGAAGGGGTGAGAGGAAGACGATGATCGAGTGGACCCTGGTTACGCCTCGGAGGAAGGAGTTCGTGACCGAGCAGAAGCGCACCGTGCTTCGGCAGGTCGAGAAACCGGTCGGGCATCCCGAGAACCCGGAGGGCGACCCGGGCAACCCGAAGCGTCTGCCGATCATCTCCTTCGAGGAGGTCGAGATCGAGGACGACTTCGTCTACGAGGATGAGGCGACTTGCGCTCGCCTCTCCGGCGTCTCGAACGACCGCGTGCATGAGCGGATGTTCGTGCGCTTCTACTACGGGAAGAAGGTCGGCGGGAAGTTTGTCCCGGCCATACGCGACGACGGCATCGTCTTCTCGGGGCCGACGTACGTCGAACACGACTTCCACCTCGAAGACGAGCACGACGCGGAGACGATGCTCAACAAGTGCGCGCAGATCCTCGGGTGGGATGGGGCGGCGAACGCCGTCGCTGGGTAGCGTCGTATCGAGATCGACGCTGATCGGCGCGAGGGCTATGATGGGGGCGGAAGGTACCGATGGCGGTCGACCTCAAGCAGCTCAAGCAGGATGGCGCGACGACCGGTCAGGTCGTCGCCTGGTCTGGGACGACGTGGGTGCCACAGACCGGAGCCGGAACGCTCGACACCGCCTACGACTTCGGCGGCAGCGGGGCAGGACGGGTCATCACCGCGGACAGCGGCGCCGTCCACATCGACAAGCCTGGCGTCAACGCGAACAACGCGCTCGAAGTGAGCGTCACCGCCGGTTCGGGTGCGGCGCTCTCCGTGTCGATGGGCGCGACAACGAGCGGCCCCGCGCTCTACGCCAACGCGGTGACGGGGGCCACGGGCGTCTTGATCCAGCTCCAGACCAACGCCACCGACCGATTCTCGGTTACACCTACCGGCGTCCCGTTCTTCACTGACAACGGATCGCTGCCGTACCTCGTCACCGCCGCCAACTCGAACATGATCGGTTCGTTCGACTCCCGCAGCGTGGCGCGCTTCTACTTCGCCGGCACCCCGACTGGCATGGTCTGGCAGCTCGGAACTTCGCGCGGCACAAACGCGGCGCCGTCGGCGGTCCTGAATAACGACCTCCTTGGGCAGTGGGAAGCCCCGGGCTACATCGGAGCCACGAGCGGCCACGCGACGATGGCACGGATCAAGTTTTACGTCGACGGCTCGCCGGTGGATGGCGCCAGTGCGCCGGGTAGGATCGTGCTCCACACTGTTCCGTCCGGCGCGCTCGCCGGTGTCGACCGCCACGCAGTCGTCAACGCCGGGCACTTCCAGTCCGCCTCCTCACTCGTTCACGGCTGGACCGGCTCGCCGACGGACCCATCGACCGCGCTCACGTCGGGCTTCTCTCAACTTTCCGCGGCTACCGTTGCGCTCGGCGACGGCACGGCTGGAAACGCCACCGGTACCATGCGTCTCACTACTCTCCAAGCTCCCGCCGCGACGGCTCTCAACCTGGGGGCGGCGGCGGCGACTCAGTGGCAGATCACTACGGCGGGGCATCAAGTCCCGCAGACCGACAACGTTTACGACATCGGCGTCTCGGCCACCAACCGAATCCGCACCCTCTACGCGGGCACATCTGTCGTCGTGGGTGCGACCATCGCCATCGACGGTTCGAGCGTTCAGCGCACATCCGCCGGTACGGCGGCGCTGTTCACCGACGCGCTTACGACGACCGTTACGATCGGTGGCGGCGCTACGCAGACATCCATGACGCTCGGCAGGGCGGGTCAGACGGCGACGTTCCTGGGTTTCCTGTCGTCTCCCGGCGCTGGAACGGACTCGGAGAGGTTCGGTAGTGGCGCTCTGGCCGCTGGTGGCGACTCGCTCGCAGCCGGTAGGAGCGCGTCGGCATCGGCATTCGGAACTACGGCGCTCGGCAAGAACGCGGTCGCGTCGGGGGCTTTCTCGATCTCCATAGCTGCCGAATCGCTCGCATCGGACAGCGGTTCGATTGCGATTGGCTACGACAGCACGTCCTCGGCCAGTAGCGCCATCGCGTTCGGAGACAACGCGGTCGCATCGGCGATACGAGCAGTCGCGTTCGGCCCGGGGAGTACGTCTGCCTTCACCGGGTCAATGGCCTTTGGTACCGGCGCGATCACCACAGCTACCGGTCAGGTCGTCTTCGGCTCGACTTCGCACACACTGGGCGACCTCTACCTCGGGACTGGCGTAGCCGTCGCTTCACCGTTCAGTTTTACGATCCATCCCAGCGGCGGTCTCGGCGCGGGCGTCGCCGGTGCGACCATTCTCATCGCCGGTGGTACTTCCGGCGACGCTGCGACAGCTGGTGGCTCGGTCAAGCTCCAGACCGCACGAGCCGGCTCGGGCACGACGCTCACCGACGCTGTGACGATCAGCAACACCGGAACGATCTCGTGTCTCGGCGCTGGTGGGAGCAGCGAGCGCTTTGGAGCCGGAACGACGGCGGCTGGCGCATCGGCGCTGGCGGTTGGTAACGGCGCCTCGTCCGCCGCATCGCACAGCCTCGCGATCGGAGCGACGGCCTCCGTCGGTTCGACCGCTTCGGACAGCCTCGCGGTAGGCTACGGTGCCACGATCTTCAACAGCGCTTCGGCTGCACAGTCTACCGCTGTCGGCGTTGGAGCTTCAGCGGGTTCGGCGGGCGCCTTCGGAACAGCGTTCGGTAACGGGGCGAACGCCGAAAACGGCATAGCCATCGGTGTCAACGCGGTGGCCTCGGGCAACGCCATCTCGATCGGAACAAACGCTTCGAGTACCTTCCAAGGGTCAATCGTTATCGCCTACAACAACGGAGCGACGACGGCGACCAACCAGTTCGTCGTCGGCGCCGACCAGCCTGGTTCGAGAATCGACGACACTTACATCGGAAAGGGCGTCGAGAGCGCGACGCCGTCGGCCTTCGTGTCGATTCACGCCACCAATGGCGTGGGTACGGACATCGCCGCGTCTGCGCTCGTTCTCGCCTCGGGCGTGTCGACCGGCTCAGCTTCGCCCGCTGATTGCTACATCAAGACCACCTACCCCGGTACTACCGGCTCGACGGCGCAGACCACGAACGCGCGTTACCAGGCGCGCGGAAAGCCGGTCACGCTCGTCAACAACACGGCGACGGAAATCTTCAACATCGACGTGCCGAACAACACTGGGCGCATCGGCGTCACGATCCAGTACACCGTCGTCTACGACGATGGCACGGACTATCAGACGGAGACGGGATTCGTCACGCTGTCGGCGACGCAGGTCAGCGCCACTTACTTCACGAGCACAGCCAAGTTTGGCAACGCCCAGGCCGTCTCGTCCGGCACGCTCACCGTCACGGCGAGCGTCACGAACAACACGAACAACATCTCGCTCAAGCTCAACGCCAACTCGTCGCTCACGCCGACGACGCTCCGATGCTTCGTCCAAGTCCTGAACAACAGCGACAAGGACCCGGTCTTCGCGTGAGATGGTTCTTGGCGCTCAGCATCGCGACGCTGGCGGGGTGCTCGTGCGACCTCGACCACATCACACTCGACGATCGGTGGCGCCCACTAAAGCGCATCCAGAAACAGCAGGGAATCGCCGAAGGGATCTACTCGACCGTCGGCGAGGTGATCCTCACGAGCGACCCGTGTGAATTCCTGCGCGCAGACCCCGTTAGCCAGAACGGGCTCTTGAGGCATGAGCAGCTTCACGCGTTGCGCCAGCAGGAGATCGGTTACGTCGACTACATCCGGCGCTACGCCGTCGACCTCGGGTTCCGCGCGGACGAGGAGCGAGCGGCGTGGCATCTCCAGATCGACTACGTCGTCAAGCACGGCGGCGCGGTTGACCCGGACTACATCGCCTCGGTCTTTACTGAGCACTACATGGTCTGGACGCGCGAAGCAGTCATCGCGTGGGTGAACTCGGAGATCGCCGCCGCCAAGGCTGGCAGGTAGCTACTCGCCTGCCGCAGAGTCGTGGTAGAACATCGCCGTGACGGACTGGCTCAAGAACTTCAAGGCGAAGAGCGCGAGGAGAAGAACCATCATGAAGCTCGATCTGGACATCGCCGAGTTCGTCGTCGACGACGATGACCGGCGGAACCCGCTGTTCCGAACGAACGTGGCTATCTCGATGACCGTCCTCCGCACGGCGATCCATACCGCGAAGGGCGGCCCCACGGCCAACCGGCCCAACGGCGAGGGGAACAAGAGCCGCGACCAGGTCCGCGTGGCTCAGCGCGTCGTGAACGCGCTCACGAGGGCCAAGAACGCCTACGCCAAAGACGAGAAGGCGACGGTCGTCGACCTCGACGTGCTCGAACTCAAGCACATCCGCGACTGCATGGAGCAGTGGATGAAGGAAGGGGGCATCCCCGAGTCGTGGTCGGACTGGTACGAGCTGCTCCGCACGCGCATCGACAAGCTCATCGACGTGGGCGAGGACCAGGTGGCGGAGAAGCTGGAAGCCCCCAAGAAGAACGGAGCGACGGCTTCGGCGCCGGCACCGGAGACGAAGCCGGCGACGGCGTAAGCTGACGCAGCTATACTGCGGGGCATGTCGGCGCTGAACGACAAGTTCAAGGTCTACTCGGACCCGATCTTCCCGGCTGGCAGCGGCAAGCATGTGCTGACCGGCCACAAGGGTCCGACGTTCCTCGGCACCGGCTACGTCTACGCGCCCTACATTCCGGTCATGGCGCCTCCGGGCTTTCCCAACGGCTTCCTCTTCGAGCCGGCCCCCTGCCCGGAGCCGTCGATCATCGACCGGATCGGTGCGCTCAGCGCCCCGGAGTGCCCGGTCGCGAAACGAGTGACCGCCTACGACGACCGGGAGGCCCGGCGCGAGGAGGCGTTCAGGAAGTGGAGGGACGAGCGGGCCAAGAAGGGGCTCGGCGAGCCGCTCGTCAACATCCCGCCGTCGGTCGGCAACCAGCCGCCGTTTCTCGATCCGAGCGACTTCGCGTTGCGCCGCGGCATCAGAACACGCTTCGCCAAGAAGCTCCTCAGCGTCAACAAGAGCTTCTTCGTGAGTGTCTCGATCGAAAACCTCAAGTAGTCGATGCGCCAGGCCGGACTCAAACCGGCGACCCTCGGATTCTAGATTCCGCCGCTCTATCAGCTGAGCTACTGGCGCATGTAGTGAAGCTCGGGGGAGGACTCGAACCTCCGACCTCCCGCTTAGAAAGCGGGCGCTCTGCCATCCCGTCTTCCGACGGTCCTTGTCTGAGCTACCCGAGCATGTATGGGGCCGGCAGGACTTGAACCTGCATCCACCGAACGTCCGGTGCTCGGCGATACGTTGCCAGTCCTCGCCGCGCCCTCGCCGCTCGGCTTCCCCAGTGGGCTATCGTACGCTTCACCCACAGGCTCGGCTCCGCCTTGAGAACGCCTCTCGGACTTTCCAGTTGAGCTACGGCCCCATTGAGACGTTGAGTTGGCCGACCCGGGCCAGTCGATGTGCCATCCCCGGCTCTCGCCGAGTGTTCTCCCTTGAACTACGGGTCGATGTACCCGTTCGGAGGGGATCGAACCCTCGCCGTCCACCTCTAGCAGTGGCCGCTCTACCCTTGAGCTACGAACGGTTGTCGCTGTCAGAGTCTCGCTTCGAGGCCCTCGAAACGATGCGAATCGCCTCCAGAGCCTCGAAACATCCGCGGCAGAGCCAGCGATCGGCGAACGGAACGACGCCCTCCTCGTCACATTCGGGCACATCGTCGTTCCAACTCTCCTTCGCCAGCTCGGCTGCTTCACACGCTCTCATGCCGCTGTTCTACCCCGCGGCTCGCACCTCCGGCGTGTCCGGGACCTCGGGCGCACTCGGCGCCTTGGCGAACGTCTTGTAGAGATCCTTCACCCACTCCTCGACGACATCGTTACTGATGGGTCTGTAGGTCCAGCCGCCTGGCAGCTTCGAGTCGAACGGTCCCAGGCAGGGAACTCCGTCGATGAAGTGCGCGAGCGCAAGATCCGTATTGGGAGCGAAGTGCTTACGGCCTCGGATGTGGGCTCGGAACGCGTAGAGCCGGGTGTTGCCTCCCGTCTTGAGCGCGTTCTTGAGCTTCTTCCAGTCGATCAGTCGGAAGTCTATGGGCGTACGTCGGTCCATGTCCTACCTCGCCTTGTCGAAGAGTGGCAGGTTGGAAAGAACTCGCCGGACCTCCCGGCGAGCGAAGGTCGGAGCGAGTCCGATCGCCGTAGCAGCTCCGTTGTGCGGAGCGTCCGGTTCTCGGATCAGCCTGTGGGCGATACCCCGCGCGGTCAGGCGCTCTGCGATGCGCAGGAGCGCGGGCTCGTCGGGCACCGCGAGGATGACGGCGTGGGTGTTCTCGGGGAGAGACCCACGATCGAGGAGGTTCGCGCTCTCACCCGCCGCATGGGCGAGGTGGGCCGCGAGGAACCCCAGAGGGAGGTCGTCGCGAACAACTATGTAGTGGTAGGGGATGACCGCGCTGTCGGTCGGGGTAGGTGCGGCGGGTTCAGCGAACTAGCTGGTTGCTCATACCGAAAACTGTAGCACGCGAAACCCGCCCACAGCTAGTGGGTCAGTGAGATGTTCCGTTCTTCGACTCCTTGGGGGGCTCGAAAGTGGCTTCCTCTGAGCACTTGGATTCGTGCTCGGCCACGGTCTTCTTGAGCTGTTCGCGGAGTCCTTTGCGTCCGACGAGCCGCGCCAGGTCGTGCGCTTCCTTCCGCGCCGCCTGCTGGCGGATCGCTCTGACCCGTGTCTCATCGGACATGACCATCGAAACGTCGAGGTCAGCTGGGTCGAGCCCCGCCTTCTTGAGCACCTCGATGAACTCCGCCTTGCGCTGCTGCTTCAACTGCTGAGCGGCCTTGAGTTCTTCGTCAGATGCGAAGCCGAAGTCGCTGCCTGCCATTCTCACGGCCTCCGAATCTCCTCCAGCCGACGCAGACGATCGTTCATCTCCGTCAGGAGCCGCTTGAGATCGTCCACCTGATCGAGCTTCCGATCAACCTTCTCGGCGAAACGGGTGTTGTTTTCAATGACGCGGATCGCCTGGGCGAGCGTGGCGTCGCTCTCCTTCTCGGCTTGGAGGCGATCCTTCATGAGCGTCATCTCGCGGTCCTTGCTCTTGTCCGCTTCGACCTTCGCATCGCTGAGGCGCTTCTCGGCGGCGACGGCATCCTTGTCCGCCTTGTCCTCGATCGTCTTGCGGTAGCCCTTCTCCAGCTCCTTGAACTCGTCCGACTTGTCGAGGAGCTTCTTGAACATGAAGATCAGGGCGACGACGGCTGCGATGGCGACGACGAGGCAGATGACGGCAACGCCGCCTTTTGACATCTTCTCAGCCCACCCGATTGCCTCATCGGGACTGGGACCCGGCGTTTGAGCGAGCAGCGCGAAGATCACCGAGACGCCGCCTTCCTTCCGAAACTCCCGAGAACCAGTGCCTCTCAGGATAGCCCGCCGAACGTAACTCGTCGCCTCCGTAACGCCCATCGGCTAGGATGCCGCGCTCTGGAGGTAACGAGATGGGCGACACCGAGGCGGCTCCCGAAGCGGGCACTCCGACCCCCAAGAAGCGGCTTCGCGACTCGGATGAGATCGAGGCCCAGGCGCACCTCCTCGAAGCGCGGGCAGCTCTGATCCAGGCAAAGTGGTCATTCTGGGACCGAGTGATCATGCGTGGGCTCATCCCGCTCTCGCTTCTCGTCGCCGGGCCAGTAGTGACCTACTACTTCCACGTCCGCGCGGAGAAGAGCGACGAGAACCAGAAGCGCATGGAGGCGCTCATCGCCTCGAACGAGGCCCTCGGGAAGCGACTGGAGCAGATCCTCGTCGTCGCAGCGGCCAAGCGCGAAGTTGCGAGCTTCGGTCGTGACGAGTTGACGAAGGAGATCGCGTCGAGCGGTGCCGCGCCCGACTTCAACGCCATTCGCGAACGCGTGGAGACGAAGATCCGCGTCCGGGTCTCGGCTCAAGTGGGCGACGGACCGTCTGTCGACGCAGCCGTGCGCGGTGCCGTGGACGAAGTAGCGCCCGACTTCGAGCGGCTCGTGCGCGAGCGCGGTGGACGCTTCGAGACTCCTCCCAAGCCCCGGTTCATGGAGCAGGTCCAGAAGAAGTAGAACGCGCTGGTGAGGTACTCCTTACGGGCGGTCAATTCCGGCTTCTGACAAGGACTTACGTCGAGTCGGCGGGCGAGTCGGCACGAAGCGTGCCGGTTTGACCCAGCGCCCTGGCGAGGCGTCAGTTCCGATCCCTCGCCGGGAGTTACGTCGGTTTCTCGACCTTAACCAGAGGCGAGCGTTCTCCACGCGCTCTCCACACCGGGCGTTTCGCGGGGCCCATCGGGAGTTGCGTGCGCTCCCATCTTGGCGCTCGCTGCCAGTCACGACGGCGAGGTAGGATCAGCAGCCAAAAGAACAGGCTCCGAAGGAGGTCTTCGGAGCCTGTCAGTGCATCGCCTGTCCTGTACCACGCCCCACGAGGGCACCGAAGAAGCTCGAACAAAGACGAGATGAACTTCCGCGGCGGTGGAAAGAGTACCACCTGAGCCGGCGCGAGTCTACAGTCCCGCGCGAAGTTCGTCTCCGCCCAAGGAGATGAACAAGTGAACGAGGCACACCAGCCGAAGACCAACGGCGCGACTCAACCCGACGCCGAATCGCCGCGAAGCGGCGCGACCAGCTTCATCCGCGATCCGAACGAGCGAGTCGGCTACGGCCAGATCAACTGGCTCATCGTCTTGGACCCGCGCCTAAGTGATGGCGCCAAGATCACCTATCTCGTGTTGAAGCGGCACGCGATCGCCCACGCGGAAGTCTGGCCGAGCCAGAGCTACGTCGCGCGGGTGCGGCAACTCGACGCCAGGTCGATCCAACGGCACATCGCTGAGCTGGTCGCCCTCCGGTACATCACGATCGAGCCTCCGTCGCCACCGAGAGACCCCACCAACACCTACTACTTCGAGCCGCCGTCCTCGGTGAACAGCCCCACGGCGATCAAGCTGGCCGAGCGGATTCCGACCGCGTCCGACCTCGACAAGCTACTTCCCACGCTCGAAGCAGAAGTCCAAAAGTGGCGTGGACATAGGCCAGAAACAGTTAGGGTGCCGGAGGGGGCGACAACGGTGTCGTCTACCCCGACGACAACGGTGTCGTCTACCCCGACGGCAAATTCGTCCTCCAAAGGGGTAAGAATCTCTAAGTATCCGAAGGGGGAAAAGCCTCGCCCTCCGGGCGAGACGTACGTACACCCGGACAAGGACTCGGTGACGAACGACGTAAGGAACTCCGAAGGGACGGAAAAAAAGAACTGGAGGAGAGGATCGGAGGACGAACAGTATCTCTCAGGAGATGTTGAGACGGTTCCGCGTGCGAAACCGCCGACGGATGCTACGCCCGCCTTCGCCGGAGCCGGAGCGCCCGAACCGAAGCGCCGCCGCAGGCGCCGAGCCGATCCGCCGCCCCCCACGAAGGAGATGCTCGACCCGCAACCGCTGGGGCCTCGCCTCGTGCTCCCTGAGCGCGTTCCCGAGCCCGCCACCGATCTCCCGGAGGGGTGTTGGCCTCCGAGCCACGGCGCGCACGTCTACTTCGTCTGGCTCGCCGAGATGAAACAGAAAGACCCGCGCTTCGCCGGTGGCGAGCCCTCCGAGAAGGAGGTCGCGATCGGGGCCAAGCTCATGGAGAAGTTCCCCGTCGATACGACGGGAGACCTGCTCCTGCGAACGATCCGTGTCGCCATCTGGGACTGGCGAGCGATCCAAGCCTCGATCGAGCCATGGTATACGGGACAGCGGCCCGTGCCGACGTTGGAGGCGATCTACAAGCTCGCGACGCAACTGGCTGGCGCGGTGAACAAGGGCATCATCGCGCTCCCCCACTTCCGCTGCTCCGACTACGTGCGCCGATGGATCGCGCCGCCCGAAACAGCGGGCTCGGATGCGATCGGCGAGCGGGCGAAGCGCGAAGGAAAGCCGCGCTCTCAGGTCGTGCTTGAGATGCGCGATGAGGAGAAGCGGAAGAAGTCGGGGCGGGCAACCGGCTGACGTGCGGTGGAGGTAGAAACTGCGGCATGAGGTTAACGATCCCCGCCGACAAGCTCAGGGCCGCCGTCGAGGCGTGCGCCGCTATCGCGCTCGGGGGCCAGCGCCCCCAGCTCGAAGCGACACTCATCGAGGTGCTCGACTCGGGCGTCGTGGAGATCGCGGCGACGAACCAGAACGATGCGCTCTGGTTCAGGATCGCGGGGGCGACGAAGTGCGAGCCGGGAAAGCTCTTCACTCCCAGCGCCAACCTGTTCCGCACGGTGAAGCTGGCGGGTGACCGAGACCTCACCGTCCAATGGGAGACAGGCGGACGAGCTAAGCTCTCCTACGCCGACGTGAAGGTCGGGCTTCCGGTCGAGCCGCCGGAGGACTTCCCCGCGATGCAGCGCTTCGACCCGTCGGCCTTCTTCGTCACGCTCGCGATGCCGGCGCTCTCGGCGATGCTCAAGCGCGTCAACTTCTCGGTCATGGGCGACTTCAAGACGCGAACGCTCGCCGGGGTGAACATCGAGATCAGACCCAAGAGTCTTCGTATGACGGCGACCGACGGTGTCCGCATGGCGACCGTCGAGCGGGACATCGAGAACCAGGACGGGAAGCGGGCGAGCGCGATCGTGCCTCCGATCACGCCCAAGTTCCTCAAGACGTTCACCGACGACACAGAGACCGAGGGCGATGACGAGGCCGTCGAAGCTGCCGAGGCGAGACGCGATCTCGTCGACGTGCAGGTCACCGAAGGCTCCTTCCGCCTTCGCGGATCGCGCGGCGAACTCACGCGCCGCACGATCGTTGGAACCTACCCGGACTACGACTTGGAGAAGCAGCTGTCCGCGACCTACCAGAGCCGAGTCGACGTGGACTCGAAGACGCTCAAGGAGCTGCTCGAAACGGCGTCGCTCATCAAGGCGAACGGTGCGACGACGTGCGAGTTCAGGTGGAGCGAGTCGGGGCTTGAGGTCGACGCCGCTTCTGGGCTCGACGGGGCCGTGTCGGCGAAGCTGCCGCTTCCGTGGAAGTTTCCGCCCTTCAAGATCCGGCTCGACCCGGGCCTCCTCTCCGACGCGGTGAAGGTCTGTGAAGCCGACACGGTGGAGCTGGCTTTCGGCACGGACCGCCAACCCGCGCTACTGCGCGAGGTAGATGAAGGACTTCTCTATCTCTACTGCATCAGCTCCAAGTTCTAGGAGCGCCCGGTGGCATCGTTCTGGCGATTCGACATGCTGCCTGATCCGCGGTGGCCTCCCGACGTGGAGATCATGAAGAACGCGAACGTGCCTCGTCTTTGCTGGCACTCGCGGCTTGCCGACGTTGGCGACGAGTGCGGGTTCAAGCAGAGGGTCGTCGATTACGTGAAGACGATGCACCTGACGGTGGAGAAGGGTCGTGGGCTCCTGCTCTACGGCGAGAGCGGCACCGGCAAGACGACGCTGGCGTGCATCATTCTTCGACAGGCGATGGCGCGCGGTCCCAACAAGGCGTGGTTCGAGATGGCGAGCGACATCGACTTTCACGGGCTGCACCGCGAGGTATCAAGCCCGGAGGGATACCCCGTCTGGGACATGCTCACCGAAGCCCTCTACGTGGTGATCGACGACTTGGGGGTGCAGCGACAAAAGGTCGGGGAGCGGATCTCCTTTGATGCTGGCTGGGTCGAGCGCGTCATCCGCGGGCGGTACAACAACCAGCTTCCGACCATCATCACGACAAACGCGCCGGAGGACGTGTTCGCCATCGGCACCGGCCTCGAAGCGATCATTCGCGAGAAGTACGACATCGTGGAAGTAGCGGGAGTCCATTGGCGGGGATGAGCGGCGATCCAGTGCCCGAGCCGGGTTCAGACGAGATCCAGTACATCGACCCCGACGAGGGGGCCGGCTTGGACCCCGAGCCGCGCTCCGCGCCGACGCTCGCTCCCGTCGCCGACACTGCGGCTGATTTCTCGTCCGGGTTCGGATCGGACGAGCTGGCGACATCCGATTTCACACTCGCGCCGCCGTCGGCGAGCAAGTCGGTGCCGGTCGAGAGGCCGATGGATGGAGTCGGGCCCGATCTCGCGCTCGTCTACGCCGTTCTCCAGGCCGGACCACGCGGCTACTTCAAGGCGCGGGACAAGGGGCTCCGCTCCGAGCACGTTCAGGACAAGGAACAGCGGGTCTACAAGCTCTTCGAGGATTTCGTCAAGAAGGGCCGACTCCCCACGCCTTACGAGATCAAGGCGGCGGTCGATGTAGACATCGCTGCCCCGGCTGAGCCTTACGACGTGGAGCTGTTCGCCGAGAAGCTCGTCATGCGGGCGCTCTACAACGTCCTCAAGACCGAGCTTCGTTCCATCGTGTTCGACATCGGAAAGGACCCGAGGAAGGCTCGCGACAAGCTCGTCGAGATCGTCCGCAAGACCTCGTGGTCGATAGGTGGCGTGTCCTCCTACAACGACCCCTCGACGGCGAGGTCTGTCCTCGAAGGTTACGAGCGCGCGAAAGCGACCGGCGGTGGGCTCCTTGGGCTCTCCTCGCCGTGGCCCAACGTTGACAAGTTCAGCCTCGGTCTCCAGCCCGGCGAGCTGACGGTCATCCTCGCTAAGCGCAAAGTCGGAAAGAGCTGGATTCTCTTCAAGTGGTGGCTCCACATCCTCAAGACTGATCTGAAGCCTGGGGAGTGCATCTTCCTTGTCTCGATGGAGATGCCGAAGGAGCTGATCTACCGGCGTCTCGCGGCGATCGACCTCAACCTCTGCTACGAGGACTTCCGTGCCGGCAAGCTGACGATCGAGTCGGAGAAGCGACTCAACGACTGGGTCGAGGCGGCGATGACGCCCGACCCGACGAAGCCGACGATCTACTGCGCCGGCCCGAACTCGATCCGCGACGTTGCCGACATCGCTGCGAAGACGGCTGAGTTGAACCCGAAGGCCGTCGGGATCGACGGGCTCTACATCCTGGGGCGTGATGCCCAGCTGGGGATGTGGGAGCGCACGCTCAAGAACATCACTGAGATCAAGCTCGATCTGTGCGCCAACTTGAACGTTCCGGTCGTAGCGACGACGCAACTCAAAGGCTCGAAGAAGAAAGAGGATCTTCAAGCCGACGCTGACGACGCCGCCTACGCGAAGGCGATCGGCGACTACGCCGACTCGATGCGCGGGCTCCACATGGACAAAGAGATGGAGAAGGCGAAGCAGCGCATCTTCACGGGCATGGAGTCGCGCGAGTTCCAGCCGGTCGATCTCGCCATCAACTTCAACCTCGACCGGATGGACTTCTCCGAGATCAAGATTTACAAGGCCGGCGAGACAGCTGAGGACCCGGGCGGCGGTGAGGAACCCGAGGCCGGCGGGGAGTCGGAAGGCGGAGCGACTGGTATCGTCATTCCGGGTACTGCGCCGCCCGGATCGAAGCCGACGATAGACTTCTAGAGGAGCCGATGGACATCGAGGGCGTTACCGAGGTCTGCGACAAGCTCGGGCTCTACTGTGGCCGGGCGTCGGTGTCCGAAAAGTTCGGACCGTACGTGATGATTTCCTGTCCGCTGGCCCCGTGGTCGCACAGCGATCCGCTCGACAAGAACAAGTCGTGCGGAGTCCTACTGGACGCGGACGGGCCATCGTCAGTGACATGCTTCTCCTTCTCGTGCGGCTATCAGGGGAGTCTGTGGTACGTCGTTCAGCGCGCGGTCCTGGCGCGCGATCCCGCCGTGCAGGCCATGTTCGCCGAATGGGTCGCGCGCATCGCCAAGACGGAGGAGCCGTCGCTCGAACGCGACTTCGAGCGCACCACCAAGCACTTCGACACCGCCTACGAGACTGGGACCGTGCCGACCGTCCAGCAGCCGAGGCCGCCGCGGGCGGTGGCCGCGATCATGCCCCAGCCGCGCGCATCGATGCCGCGCACCAACGAGCGCGATGTTCTGGACGAGCGGTTCCTCGATCAGTTCTCGTCCGACCTTCCGCCCTACGTCGCCGAGCGAGGGATCGAGCTGGAGACGGCGAAGCGGTGGGAACTCCGCTACGACGAGCGCACCGGACGGCTGGTCTTCCCGTGCCGTCGCTTCGACGGGCGCCTCATTGGCGTGACCGGACGCATCCTTCCCTCGCGCGAGGCCGAGTACAAGGCCAAGGGACAGGAGGTCACGAAGTACCACAACTACTCGGGCCTCAACAAGTCCCGCTATCTCTACGGCGCGCACAGCTGGAAGAAGGGGCGGCCAGTCGTCCTCTCCGAAGGCCCCTTCGATCTTCTGAAAACGTGGCAGGCGATCGGTGACAAGGTGAACGTCGGCGCGACGCTCGGTCAGGGCTTCGGCGAGGACCACAGACGCACGGTCAAGTGCGCTGAGCCCGACGCCGTCTACCTGTTCTTCGACGACGACAACGCCGGTCGGCGTGCGGCTGAGAAGGTGGGTGCGCAGATGGAAGATGCCATGCCCATCCGCCTCATGCGGCCCCAAGGCGGGAAAGATCCTGGCGAGATGACCGAAGTGGCGATCTCCGCCGCGTTTGACAACGCGATACCCATCATCGGCGACATCGTGCGCGCACTCGCCGGAATCGACCCGCTTGCCTAGCGAGGTAGAACGAAACTACGAGGCTACCTATGGCGTCGTATCCCCCGCGCAAGTGGGAAAAGCCGGCTCCGCCTACCGTTCACAAGACGGCTGAGGACGTGCTCAAGGGTCTCGAAGGTCCGCGCTCGTTCGCCGCGGCAGGCATCGTCATGCCACCCGATCCGCTCGACACCGGACCAACAACGCTTTCCATGGTGACGACCGCCGAGGCGCTGCTCGACCTCGACGCCGCCGAGGGGATCGTCGCCACGCTGCTCACGCTCGACGAGGCATTCGCCCCGCGCCACGTCAACGCGCTCGGGATCGGGGGCCTTGCTCCGCTCCAAACGCTCGTTCATCCGGCCTTCATCCGAGCGGCGGCACGCCGCGGAGCCTTCTTCTACTACGGCTCTGACCGAAAGGTACACCGCTACACGCTCGGCCAGGACGAGAGGCGCGATCTCAAGCGGCTCGAACCGCAGCCGACCAAGGACATCGACCCAGAGTTCTTCTGGAATCCGCCGTGGATGGGCGACCTTGCCGCCTTCATCGAGAAGGGCGACAACGTGCTGCTCATCGGACCCGCCGGAGCCGGGAAGACGGAGACAGTCGAACAGGTTTTCAAGGCTCGCGACCAGAAGTGCGTCATCGTCAACTGCACGCCGAGCATGACAGCCGACGACATGGAAGGCCGCATGGATCTCGTGGCGGGCGAGACGAAGTTCACGCTCGCTTCGCCAGCGCTCGCGTGCAAGGAAGGCTACGGGTTGCTTCTCGACGAGTCGGATGCGTGCCCAGCCGAAACGCTCTACTCGCTCTACCGCATCCTCAACAAGCAGGACATGCACATCCTCCGGCTCGGCGGCGAAGGCGTCGTTCCGCGCCACGAGAACACCAGGATCGTCGGGACGCAGAACACGCACGGGCAGGGTGACGAACGCGGTCTTCACCACGGACGCGCCTACCAGGATGCGGCCTTTCTGGATCGGTGGGACCAACGCATCGCCGTGACCTACCCCGAACCCGAGAACGAAGTGTTGATCCTGCGGAAGAGGGTCGGCGTTTCAGCGGCGTCGGCTGAGGCGATCGTGAACGCGGCCAAGGCGCTCCGAGCCGCGCTCGCTCAGGACGAGGTGATGTTCGTCTGCTCGATTCGTCGTACCCTCGCCGTGGCCGGAAACATCCGTGCTGGCATGACGCCCGAGCGCGCGTGGCAGTTCGCGGTCACGAACGGCATCAGCACAGAGGACGCCTCCAAGGCCAACGAGGTCATCCAGCGCATCTACGGCACACGGCTCAAGATGAAGTCGCTCGGCGCGTAGGACTGCAACTCCTCGCCGTTCGTTTGTTGAAGATGCGAGGAGTTGAACATGCGCCGTCGCCAAACCTACGGTGATCACGTCCGAAACAAGCGCGCTGCCGTGCGGGGGGAGCGCGAGCGCCTCCTCACGCCGCGATGGCAACTCCAGGTTCACGACTGCGGCGCCTGCCTGCGCTGCAAAACCTTCCTCGGACGCCTCGCGTGGATTCAGCCGAGAGGCGTGAAGTACTGGGAGCAGGATGCTCTCTGCGCGAAGTGCGCCGTGGAGACCAAGGTCGCCACCTCGCCCGCTCCGCCCACGCCCGCGGTCTGCCCGTGCGAGTCGTGTGTGTCGATGCGCACCGCACGCGGTTGGAAACAGCCCGAGTAGACCGGGGTAGAAGGAGGGAGTCATGCCCGACATCCAATTCGACGAGTTCGAGCTGTCCTACGAAGCCTACCTTACGGGCTTCTACTCAGCCGTTCCAGCCGGGCTCACCCCCGCTCGCTACTACGACTACATGATCGCCCGGCTCCGGCAGGACCCGGTGATCTTCGCGCACACCGGCTTCGGCTTCGTCCTCGAACGGGCGTTCTACGAGCAGAACCGGCCCGAGTTCAAGGTCTACCCCGGGATCATGGACGCCTTGGAGAACACGCGGGTCAACGTCGATGCCCGCCACTTCAAGCTGCCGTTCTCGGCCTTCATGGTGCGCTTCCCGAAGAACCACATCCGCGAGGACGAGAATTCGCCCTACGTGCGCGCTCTCCTCGCCACGAGCGTGACCGAGCCATACGTCCCACAGAGTCGGCAGGCGAGCGTCGGAGGCGTCCCTGTCTACGTCGCCGAACCGACCGACCCGATCGTCGAGAAGCTCGTGCTCTACGTGTGCTTCGCCGAGCCGCGGGGTCGAGGCGAGACGAGCGCGGTGCCTTACTGCTTCAACTTCTTCAAGTTCCCTCTCCTGCCCGGACAAACGATCGAGGAGACCTTCGCCGCGACGAAGATGCGCTCCGACGGCAAGACCGTTCAGGAGCAAGCCGAGTTCGACGAGCGCGGCTACTGGCCCTCGCGCGTTCTCTACGAGCGCCTCCTCAAGATCGCCGTTGGCGTCGCGTTCTTCGGCTCAGGCCGAGACAAACAGAAGAGAAACCAGGTCGTCGAGGAGGAGCGCGTCCCGCGCCGCGAGCGTCGTCAGATCGCCAGGGGGACCGGGCAGCGCACCCGCGACGTGACCAGGCCGATCTTTGTCGTCGGCAAGGACATCCAGCTCCCCAGGCTCGAAGCGGAGTCGCGCGAGCACGCCGAGACGAGCCCCGAGAGCGTGTGCGTGACGTGCGGCGACACGTTCGCCATGCACACCAAGCTGCGTCGGGGCTGCGCCGCTCCCGAGTGCCAGTGCCTCGCTTACGATTCGGGGCGGCACATCTCCTACGGCTACATCAGGTGCGGGCATTACCACCTTTACCCGGTGCCCGGCAGACACAGAAGCGAATACGAGGCTCGGTGGATTAGACCGACGCCGATTCGGCCCGATCTGCCCTTCGGCCCACCCAAAGCACGCGCTCTCCAACCACCGACGGGCGAGATTGTCTCGATCCCGGAAGAGCGCATGGAGTGATGGAGACAACATGCCCAGGCAAAAACCGGTCACGATGGCGCTCACCGACGGGCGCACGCGCGCCTTCGACAACCTCCAAGACGCCCTCCGCTGGGCCAACGGGGAGGAGAACGGCGGTCAGCCGTTGCCGCGGAACAATGCCAAGGTCAGCGTCTCGATGCCGGAGGAACTGAAAGAGTTCCTCCGCGACTCGGGCAAGATGAGCACGCAGCTCCGGGGGCTCGCCATGAAGGCCACCGGCGCGCAGTGGAAGAGCACCGAGCGGCAGAAGCAGGGAGCACGCGTCACCAGGCTGCGCCCGGGGCGGCCCAAGAAGGCCCGCTACGCGTGAGCCAGGCGGGGTAGAACGTAAGGCGAGGATCGCCCGCGAATGCTCCGCAAGGAAATGCTCCAGAGTGCGCAGACCGTTGTCTCCGCCGGGTTGCTAGGCGAGGGCGTCCAGGTCGTTTTCGATGCCACCGTGGCACCCTATGCCGACCTCACCAACCGCGTGATGCACCTCCGCCCCCTCCCCGACGAGGTCTCCGAGGAGGCGCTGCTTCACCTCCGGGCCGACTGCGATCACGAGATGGGGCACTTCGGCTTCACAGATCCGAAAGTGTTCGTCGAAAAGCTGCGTCCGCTCGTCAAGCTCGTCGCCAACTCGATCGAGGACGGCTTCATCGAGCGGAAGGTCTCCGATCGGTGGCTCGGATGCGCGCAGAACCTCGCCGGGTCCAACGAAAAGCTCCGCGTAGCGCTGCTTGAGCGGCTTGACGGGCTGGACGCCGAGGAGCTGCCCAACGCCCATCGCGCGCTGGCGATCAACGGGCTCCAGATCCTCGCGTTCGGCGGCTCGCTCCCAGAGGTCTACGAGAAACTCGGCGAGGAGATCGCGGCGATCTACGCGCCAGTTGCCGACATCCTCCCGAAGCTCGCTGCCGTGAAGAGCACGATCAACTCGTTACGTCTAGCGACCCAACTCGTCGAGCGCTGGCAGTGGGAGAAAGAGCCGCCTCCCGCCCCCCACACTTCGGCATCGCCCAGCGCGACGGAGACGGAGACCGGCCTCGGCGCTCCCACGGACGGCGAACCGAGAGAGAAGAAAGGCGAGGATGCGCGCGAGGCGGAGATAGCCGCCGCCGTCGAACCGCTTCTTCTCGGCGCTGTGCGAAAGGCCGTCATCGCTGAGCATCCGTTCTCCGACCACTACCGGTACCGCGCCTACACGGACGAGGATGTCGTCGAGACCCTCCCGCCAGAGAAGGGTGTCAGTGCGGTAACCGCCTTCGTCCGAGGGGTCAGGCACGTCGTTCCGCCGCTCCGCAAGCGCCTCATCATGGAGTTCACCGGAATCGGGCAGCGCTTCGAGCGAAATCGGAGGCGCGGCCAGCTCGACCAACGCGCGCTGCACAAGATCGCGCTCGGTTCCGACCGCGTCTTTCGCGTGAAGGTGCCGGAGATCGTCCTCGATGCCGACATCACGCTGCTTGTCGACGCGTCCGGCTCTATGCTCGGTGGCGGTGCCGAGAGCAAGCTGCACATCGCCGCGCAGACCGCGTGCGCCTTCTCGATGGTGCTCGACCACATCGGCGTCTCGCACGAATGCGCCGCCTTCACAACGACACCGGGCTACGCGCGGAGCGCGAAGGCCGACATCGCCAGCTACGAGCGCGTTCGGCCACTCCGGCACCTCATCGTGAAGCAGGCCGCCGCGACGTTCCGGCAGTGCCGTGGCGGCTTCGCTGCGCTCGCTGCGCATGACAGCTGCATCGAGAACATCGACGGCGAGGCGGTGATGTGGGCCGCGCGCCGGCTGGCGGCGCGCAACAGGCCGGGGATGAAGGCCGTCCTCATCGTCATCTCGGATGGCGTGCCGGCCTCGTCGCCCGAGGATCATCGAATCCTCAACGCGCACCTCAAGCGCACCGTCCAGCGAGTCGAGGAAGCCGGCGTACTCACGCTCGCCATCGGGATCGGCACCGATTCCGTGAAGCGCTTCTACAAAAACTTCACCATCATCGAGGACGTAAGCGACCTGGTGGGGACAGGTTACAGAGCTGTCCGCGCCGCTCTCAGGGCCGCGCAACGGAGACCGACGTGACTGCCGAAAGGTCGTGGTAGAAGGTCCGATGGTCAGGCCATTGTGGCGAAGACCGTAACTGTGAAAAACGGAGAATGTCATGTCTACCGATGAGTTCGCAGGCGCCGGAGCGCCCCCCGTCCGTGCCGCTGGCGGAGCACCCCGGGGGAATTTCCCCGAGTTCGGCTTCGAGGAGTCGATCGTCTACAAGACGAAGGAGGGAGAGCGGAAGCAGGGCAAGCGCCGCATCTTCAACTTCCGCGTCGACTGCGGCGAGGACAACCGCCCCATCCTGCTCCTCGATCCGATGCACTCCCCGGCGACGCCGAGACGGGCCGTCTACATCCACCGCTTCACCGGTCGCGACGGCAAGTTCGGCAACCTGCTCGTGTCGACCTGGAAGGATGACGCGCGCGGTGACCCGATGAACGAGGCGCTCGGGAAGAACAACAGGGACGGCGTCTGGCACCCGACCGAGCCGACGTGGTACTGGGCGCTCTCGGGGATCGACCTCGGGACGACCACCACCAAGGCCGGGAAGACCTACACGAACACGCGCGTCCTCGTGCTCGTGACCGACCGCCAGAAGGACCAGTTCCTCGGGCTGGAGAAGATGGGCAAGGGGCTCCGCGGCCACCTGTTCCACGTCTCCCGCGACCGCCACGACGTGCCGGACAAGAAGGCGAACCCGCCGAAGACGCCCGCCATCGGCAACAAGTGGGACCCGCAGGACCGGCTCACGGAAGAGGCGATGCTCAACCGCTTCGAGAAGGCCGCCGCCGACTACGGGCTCCCCGTCGAGAAGTTCCTCCAGCCGTTCGACTACCCGACGATCTTCAAGCCGAAGGCGCGCGAGGAGCTGGAGAAGATCGCCGCCGACATGAAGACCGCCGTCACGGCGGGCGTCGACGTGAAAGTCGCCGACGCCGAGGGCGCCGAGATCGACTTCTGAGATCGACCTCTAGGCCGTCTCCGTCTTCTTTCTTTCTGTGGCATCGCCCGACGGTCTTCCATGCCCGTCGGGCGATGCTGCTGCCCTCCACGACTTCGTCGGTGGCCTATGCCCGAGTACATCAATCCCGATCCGTCCAGGTTCAACGTTCTGCCCGACGGTGGTTGCTCCTGCAAGCGCTGTGGCGGCGACATCCACGCCATCCCGCAGACGCGCTCCATCTGGTACGAGAACGGCCCCGGACCGTGCGCTGGTAGCGGCGAGACCGAGACGGTCGCCATTCCCTACTGCCCGAAGTGCGACCCCGTCCCGTCGTCGAGAGGCGTGACCTTCCAATGAAGCCCTACTCGATGAAAGAGCGACGCGATCTCTACGCGACGAGCGCGGTGGGGAAGAAGTATCCCGCCTCGGTTCCCTATGTCGCTGCCGATGACCGTCTCTACGCGACGTGGATCTTGGGAAACGACTACCGCTCCAAGACCGACTACTGGGGCGCGTACCCGCCGAACTACCTGGAGCGCATCACGGCGGTCTTCCCCGACGCCGAGCGCGTGTGCCACCTGTTCTCCGGCTCGCTGCCGAAGGGCAACTACACTCGCTTCGACCGCCGGGAGGACATCGACTGCGACGTGCGCGGCGACGCCAACGACTTCGCGTCCTACTTCCCCGGCAAGTTCTTCGACATCATCTACGCCGACCCGCCCTACACCGAGGAGGACGCGGCCAATTACGGGACGTGCCTCATCAACCGGAACAAGGTCGTGTCCGAGGCACTCGTTCGAGTCGACGTAGGCGGCTTCCTTGTGTGGATGGACATGGTCCTTCCGATGTATCGCAAGGACGAAGTAGCCTTCATGGGAGCGATCACGCTCATTCGGTCCACGAACCACCGCGTCCGGGGCGTGTTCCTCTTCCAGAAGCTCTGAGGGTGTTCCGATGAGCAGCACGAAGGTCAAAGATCGAAAGGGCGTGCATCTCGACTTCTACGAGACGCCCCCTCGCGCGCTTGACAGCCTCTTCTCGGTTGTGCGCCTCGATGGTCCGCGCGCCGTGCTCGAACCTTCTGCCGGAAAGGGCGCGATCGCCCGTTACCTTCGAGCGAACTATCCCGGCCTCCACGTTACCGGTGTCGAGATCCAGCCGCAGTTCGAGCCCGAGCTGCGTGTGGTCTGCGACGAGGTGGTGATCGCCGACTTTCTCGTCGCCCAGCTGACGCGCCGGTTCGCGCTCGTGGTGGCGAATCCGCCGTTTTCGCTGGCGCAGCAGTTCATCGAGCGGGCGTTGGGCTTGCTGACGGAGGGCGGCAAGGCGGCCTTCCTTCTCCGGCTTCCATTCGTGGCAGGCGTGAAGCGCTTCGACTTCTTCCAGAAGCACAAGCCCGCCTACGTGCTCGTCCTCTCACAGCGACCCAAGTTCGGCGGCGACAACATCGACTCGTGCGACTACGCCTGGATCGTGTGGGGTGCCGTTTCCGCCAAGACAACCGAGCTGCGGTGGCTCCCGCCGGTAGAGGTTCACCGTGGCTAGGATGCTCGAAGAGATCGACATCGGAAACGTCCCCACCGGGGAGCTTCTCGATCGCATCCTCGCCCGCGGTACCTTCGTCTTCGACCTTGAGACTACGGGACTCGACCCGCTTGTAGACAAGATCGAGGGAATCTCGTTCTACGTGCCGGACGGCGAGAGGAGCGCTCCGCTCCGGGCCTGGTATCCGTTCGTCGAAGACACCATGCTCCAGTACGTCCAGCCGGACGAGTCGCCAGAAGAACAGCACGCTCGCATCAAGTACGAGCGCACCGGTGACCCGGACGACAAGAGGGTCTGGGAACTGCATCGCCAGCAGCCGGTGATCCAGAACCTCCGGCCCGCGCTCAACCAGCGCGAGATCATGGAGGCCCTCCGCCCGACCTTCGAGAAATATCCCGACATCATCGGAGTCGGGCACCACGTCAAGTTCGACGTTGGCTTCCTCAACTTCTCATCGGGGTGCGAGCGCGGCATCTCGATGAACATGAAGCTCGCCGACTCGATGCTGGCCGACTTCCTCTGCGACGAAAACCACTACGCTTACGGGCTCAAGCAGCGCGTGAAGGCCATCTTCGGGCACGAGATGGTGACGTACGAGGACGCCGCGCGCCTCAAGCGTCAGCAGGTTCTTCCGTTCATGGCCGACTCGGTGCAACCGCTCGGCATCTACGCCATGGAGGACGTGTACTGGACCTGGAAGCTCTACGAGCACAGCATGGACAGGCTCCGCGCCGAGACGCCCGGCGGCGAGCTTGAGCGGATCTTCTGGGGGATCGACATGAAGATATGTCGCATCCTCGGTGAGATGGAGTGCGCGGGAGTCCTCATCGACTGGCGGTGGCTCCGGCAGGTCGCTGAGAACCTCGCCAACGAGAAAGACGAGATCCTCGCTCGCATCGAGAAGCGAGTGGGTTACACCCTCAACCCGAAGTCGTCGGTGAAGGTTTCGGAACTTCTCTTCGGTGCGCCGGAGCAGGGCGGCCTCGGGCTCTCGACGAAGGCGATCAAGCAGGGGAAGTCTGGACAGTACTCGACCGGCTCGAAGGAGATCAACCACCTCCGGCGCGCGGGCGAGGTGAAGGACGAGGCGGGGAAGATCATCCAGCACAGCCTCGTCGCCGACATCCTCGACTGGCGGTCGCTCGACACCGTGCGGACCAACTTCGCCGTTACGATCGGCAAGCTCGCGCAAGGGGCACACGACGGGCGCGTCCACTCCCATTTTAACCAAACCTCCACCGTGGTCGCGAGACTCAGCAGTTCGGACCCTTTTAACTTTCAGAACCAGCCCAGAGATCGCAACCTGATCCGCAAGGCGTTCTGCACGCACCAGCCGGACGAGCCGGAGCTGATCAAGCTCATTCAGGACGCGACCGAACGAAAAGTCCGCGAGGACGAACTGCTCCTGCTATGGGGCGTGGACTATTCCCAGGTAGAGTTGAGGGTCATCTGTCATCTCTCCGGCGACAAGAATATGACCGAGGTCTACTCCTCAGTCGGCGGCTGTCACGCGGAGAGCGGCGGTCCGTGTCTCCGCTATCAGCACTGGGTCTGCGACGACTGCGACAAGAAGGACAAGACCAAGGACCGAACCGCGTCCATCTACCTTCCCGCTGTTCCCGAGGACGGCAAACAGTGCCCGCGATGCGGCGGCAAGAAGGTTAAGCACCAGAAGCGTTGCCGTCACGTCGACCTGCACCAACGCACGGCTGAGGACGTGAGGGTTGAGCGCGACCCTTTGAGCAAAAATCTCAACTTCGGCGTGTGCTATCGCATCGGTCCCGACCGCTTCTGTCAGTACGCCGATCTCTACGATGAGAACGGCGAGCCGCGCGTCGAATACGCGGCCCAGGTCATCGACGCGTGGTTCTCGAACTACGAGTCCATCAAGCCATTCCATGCGCTCACCGAGCGCGTCCTGCGGAGCAACGGGTGGATCGCTCAGACACTCACCGGGCGTCGACGCCGGCTCTCGCAAGAGAGGTCGCTCAGCGAGTTCAAGGCCGTCTCCGAAGGGATTCACTTCCAGGTTTGCGGCACCGCTCAGGACATCATCAAAGTCGCGATGACCCGCATCATCGAGGACCGCAACCGGCGTGCGGCCAAAGTCGGTTCTGCCGAGGCGCGTCTCTGGCGAAAGGTCCGCATTCTCGTTCAGGTCCACGACGAGCTGTTGGGAGAATGCCCCGCCGTGCTCAGGTCCGAAGTCAAAGAGATGGTCGACCGGCACATGAAGAGCGCGGCCACGCTGCGAGTCCCGCTCGATGCTTCGACGAAGTTTGGGCGTACGTGGGACGACGTACACTAAGTCTAGTGGCTCAAAGGAGTTAAGGCGGCGTGAGCGATACGTGCAAGCACTGCGACGGAACAGGCAAGGAGCCGGCGAGCAAGCTCCCGTTCAGGCACTACAAGACGCTCGCCGAGCTGAAGGCGACGCTCCTTGAGCCGAAGGAGTCTGTTCCGCTTACGTGCGTGCGCTGCGGCTGCGAGCGCGACATGACCATTACGTTCGGCGAGCCGCCGGCCAACCCAAACCTCGACGCCGTCGCGCAGCTGGCGAGTATCGTCGACGGGAGTCGCATCGTGGTCAGCCTCGTGTGCAGCGCGTGTGGCCCGTATCCGGCGACGCGCGTGGTCGAGCTTCGACCGATCTTCGACCTGCACAACCTCTGGGGCGCTGAGGTTATCCCAGAAGCGCTCATGCGCTCTATCTCGGAGATCCGCGCCAACGCCGCTCGGGCCAAGGGTGTGGCGTGATCCGCGCGATCTTCAACAAGCTCGTTCGAGACAAGATCCCCGAGCGCATCATGCGCGCCGGCCAAAGGCCGATCACCGCGGTCCTCTCGCCGCTTCGGGTGAAACTGGCGCTGCGCGAGAAGCTCGTCGAGGAGGCGATTGAGGTCCGCAACGCCAACGGAAACCGGCATCAGCTCGAAGAGCTGGCCGATGTCTACGAGGTGCTCAACGAGCTGGCGCTGCGCTGCGGGGCCGGCATGGCTGGTGTGAGGAAGGTTGCCACGGCGAAGCGCCGGGCGAAGGGCGGCTTCAAGAAGGGCATCTTTCTCATCGGGACGGAGACACCATGACGACCATGACGAGGGCGTGCGCGAGCTGCGGCAAGGCGATCCCCGAGACGAAGTGGGACGAAGCCGTCAAGAAGAAGGGCGTGTTGAAGTGCTCCTGTGGGGCAACCACGTCGCCCGGGACGCCGGAGTTCTCCATCACGCCGCCGAGCACCGAGCGCGACCCGTGCCTCTCCTACCACGGCGGCGCCGACACGTCCGTCGAGGCGTTCGCGACCACGTCCGCATCGAAGCGGGCGATGGACCGCCAGAAGATCATCGACTACATGAAGAAGCAGCCCCACGCCGAGTCGACGTGCGACGAGGCCGAGGTCGCTCTCGACATGGCGCACCAGACGTGCTCCGCTCGCTTCACGGATCTCCAGAAGGAGGAGCGCATCGTCAACACCGGGAAGCGGCGACCCACCCGCACGGGCAAGCAGGCCCGCGTCTACCGGGTGTCGACATGAGCGCCGACGACGAGCTGCGCTTGATGCACCACGCCCACGGACCCGCGACCGAGGTTGCCGCCGCGGCTGCGATTCTTCCACACGTAGCCGCCATTCGAGCGCAAGTGGAGGCGATGATCCGGGCGGCTGGCCCCGCGGTAGTAGGCCCGAGCGGCGCCGTTACTGGGGGAGTGATCGGCGACGAGTTCATCGCGGCGACCGGCCACGGAGAGTCGTCCGCGCGAACTCGCTTTACGGAGCTTGCTCGCGACGGCGTGATACGGCAGAGCGGGCACGAGCGCGACAATCGGAGGAACCGCGGCGAGGTGGTTTGGGAGTTGAATCCGACGCCGCCCGACTCGCCTGCGACGGAACCGCCGCCGATCGTGGTGGAGGAGGTCCCGCTCGCCGACCCGGCGCCGTCCGAGGTGGACCGGCTCAAGGCCGAGATCGACCGCCTCAAGAGGCTCATGTTGTGCCCGGTGTGTTGGGCCGGCGGCGTCGAGCGCGAGCTGCCGCGCACCTTCGTCTCCGACGGACGCGAGCGTCGCTGCTCGACGTGTGGCACCAGATTCGAGCCCAAACAGGGAGACGCCAAGTGACGATCGCCGCCGTCCCGACGCTTGCCCGCGACAAGCTCTACGTCGAGGACTGCTTCGACGTGTTCCCACTGATCGAGCCGGAGAGCGTCCGACTCGTCATGGGCGACCCACCCTACGAGGTGTCGCGACCGAACAACCTCACGACCATGGGACGCACCGGGATCGACTTCGACTGGGACAAGAACTTCGACCAGGTCGGGTGGCTTCCCCCAGCCGCCGACCTTCTCGTGCCCGGTGGAAGCATCGTCGTGTGGAACGACTGGAAAAAGCTCGGTCTCGTCGCGGAGGCGCTCACCGCCCTCGGCTTCGACGTGAAGCGGAAGCTCATGTGGATCAAGACGAACCCGATGCCCCGCAACAAGGAGCGCTCGTTCACGCAGGCGCACGAGGACGCGCTCTGGGCCGTCAAGAAGGCTCCGGGCAAGCGCGGGAAGTGGGTTTTCAACCGGCGCTTTGGCAAGGGCTCCGAGAACGGGGTCTTCCACTACCCGGTCGTGCGCACGAAGAAGGGCGTCAAGCGTCATCCCGCTGCGAAACCGCCCGCGCTCTTCCGCGAAATCTTCGAGATCCTCACGAACCCGGGAGACCTCATCGTCGACCCGTTCGCCGGTGACTGCCCGACCGCCAAGGCCGCGCGCGACTGCGGTCGCCGCTTCATCTGCATCGAGCAAGACATTCAGTGGGTCAAAACGGCCCCCTGCTCGATCGCCAACGTCTGAGGAGACCACGATGATCAATGCCTTCAAGCCGAACGAGCCGGCCATGCCGATTCGCCTCGCCGCCGTCGACGGTCCGACGCTCGATCTTCTTCTGCGCCCGGCTGGCGCCGTAATCATCAGCACCAACTTCGAGAAGACGATCGCGTTCGCTGTGAAGATCGACGAATCTCACCTCGCGGTGATGGTTTCCGAGCACGGCGACGAGGATGGGAAGACCGCGATCAAAGATGCCATCCTTCGCGATCTCGATGATCGGCTCGTGAAGATCCTGGGGCTCTGAGCGCGAAGCTCCGTTCCCGAAGCCGAGCTGTTCCAACCACCCAGTAGTGATGCTGCGCATCGCGATGTGGGAATCGTGTGGATTCCTAGTCCAAACTCTTTGAACGCGTAGACGGAGGGTAAAACGATGAGAGTCGACGCATCCGCAATTTCCAACCGGGCCAAGGGCAGGGTGTGGGAGTTGCACAAGCAAGGACTCAACAACCGGCAGATCGCCGATCGAATCGGAGTGTCAGACCGAACGGTCGCGCGAACCATCGCCAAGATGCGCGACGCACAGAAGCGCGAGGAGAAGCACCATGACGGCAACGATGACCAAGGGCGCAAGGTCGAGGGGTAAGGCCAAGGCGACCGCCCGGAAGAACAGGGTGATCCCCGAGATGGTGGGGGTCGGCAAGCGGCTCCAGCAGGCGAGAACCACCAAGGGCATGACCCAGGCGGATCTCGCCGCCAAGGCCGGGACGAGCGAGCAGGACATCGGTCAGCTGGAGAACGGCTGGCGGTCCATCTCGATCCCGCGGGCCTACATGCTCGCCAAGGCGGTCGGCGTGACCGGCGAGTGGCTCGTCACCGGGATCAGCCCGAAGACTCACGCGGCGCTCGTCTCCGCCGCCAAGAAGTTCCAGAAGGAGTTCGGCAAGGCCGCCGACGAGTCAGGCGAGGGCGCTCCCGTCACGGCATGAGGACCAAGGTCTACTGCCGACAGTGCAGCAGCGACCAGTGGGTCGACGACGACACCGGACGCTACGTTGCACACGCGATCGCGCCCTACGCGACCCAGTGTGCCTCTTCGGGAACCGCCTGCTCGACGAGCAGCCTGCCGGGGTGGCATCCGTTGCACGTCTGCGGAATGTTCTGCGACGGCCAGGACGGCGCGTCCTCACAGTGCGCCCAGGAGCGGAGACGAGGCCCCCCTGGTATCGTGGAGAGGCTTGCCTGGTTGAGCGGAGAATGAGCTTCGGACGCCTTATGATCATCGGAGAGGCTGGTCGCGACGCCCGGCGAGGGCGCCGACTGGTTCGCGTCCGGTGCCTCTGTGGCACCGAGATGGTCGTCCGCTACGGTAGCTTGACAGGCGGTCACACGCGAAGCTGCGGATGTTTGCGGCGCGAGTTGTCGGCGAGCAGATGTCAAACACACGGGATGGCTCGGACTCCAGAGTATCAAGCCTGGCAGGACATGAACCGGCGTTGCAAAGATCCGAAGCACCGGAAGTGGAAAGACTACGGCGGTCGCGGCATCGAGGTCTGCGAACGGTGGCGCGACAGCTTCGAGGCGTTCTTCGCTGACGTGGGATCGCGCCCAGCCGGGATGAACGGCAGGCGGGCAGCTTACTCACTTGAACGCATCGACAACGCCGCTGGCTATGCGCATGGAAACGTGCGGTGGGCGACGAAAAGCGAGCAGAGCCAAAATCAGCGGAGCAATACTCCGCTCACTGTTCGCGGGCAGACGCTTACCGTGGCCGAGTGGTCAAGACGAACGGGCGTGCTTGACAGCACGATTCGCTATCGGATGCGTGTCGGGCGTTCGTCCGAAGATGCGATCGCGGCAGCGCCGCTGCGGCGCGACAAGATTGGAGACCTTGCGTGAGCTTCGAGTTCCACGAAGACCCGTGGCCGCCGCCCGGCTACTACTCGGGCGGCGCGTTCGGTGGGCCGCGTGGAGCCCCGCTCCGCATCTGCTCGCCCCTCGAAGACCGCATTCGGAAGGCCCCAGATGGAACCCGTCACCTGAGCTACCAGCTTCCGATCATGCCGGTGGACACCAACAGGCCGATCTTCATCTCGGGCGACATCCGTGTCGATGACGACCTCACGACGCTCCTCAACTTCTCCGACAAGCCGGTCGGGACGATCGACGTGACTACTGGCATCTTCGATCTCGACATCGACAAGGCGCCGGGAGCGAACACCCGCTTCGTCGAGTACTTCTCCAACGGGACGCTTGTCGTTCAGCCGCCGGATGCCGACCCGAACAGCCCTACCACGTTTCAAGGGTAGAACCTTCGCGTGCATGACCTGATCGTCATCTCGGGAGGCCAAAGCGGCGTCGACCGCGGCGCGCTCATAGCTGCCCAAGGACTCGGCTACTTCGTCGGCGGGTGGTGTCCCAAAGGCCGCAAGGCCGAGGACGGCGTGATTCCACTCGGGTTTCCGCTCGTCGAGACCGAGAGCGAAGATTATCGAGAACGTACGCGCTTGAACGTGATGGACGCTGACGCCACGCTGCTTCTTTCTTACGAGGATGCGCCGACCGGCGGCACAAAGCTCACTCTCGACCTCGTGGGTGAGCTGGGCAAGCGTGGGATGTACTTCACGCTCATGTGCAAGGCTGACATCGGCCTCGACAAGCGGGCAGCTCGCTTCATTCGTAGCTGGATCGAGCATCACCGCTTCGAGATCCTCAACGTGGCTGGCCCGCGCGAGAGCAAGGCTCGTGGGATCGAGCATCACGTAACCACGGTCATGCGGCTGGTGCTCCAGCATCGAGACAGCTGCATCTGCGGACGCGCCTTCCCCCCAACGATATGGGAGAACAAGGCTTTCGCGGAGGAGGGGTCGCCTCTACGATGTTCTGCGTGCGGACACACGACGCTGGCCGCGGATTTTCAACCGCCGCCGGCATCTGTAATCGGAACAATCCGCTCCGGCATCGTGACTTGAGACTGGCTTTCCACTGTTCTGAAACCGCGTGGCGTAGGTAAAACGCTGGGTAGGGAACCGAGAGACTATGCTGCGAGCAACCGCAACCGGCTTCGTCATGCGAGGAGACCTCGGAATCCCCATCCATCTCCTCGACGACCACGAGCGCCAAGCGCTCGCCGCGTCCCTTACGCGCAAGAAGAAGCTCTGGGACGAGGATCAGGCGCCAGAGAGTGTGTGTGCCGCACGCCACGAGGACTGTCACCTGTGGGTGCCGCGGCACTACGACGAGGGACTCTGGGGCAACGTCCACCACTGGGACTGGGTCGAGGGCGAGTTCCACCGCTTCACCGTGATCGCCAAACCCGACCAAGATCGAGGACAGGACACGTCAATCCCGGCGATGGTCGAGTATCTCAAGGCGCACCACGGCGGCATCCTCGTGGCGCCGACCGGTACCGGGAAAACGATGTGCGGCTACGCGATCGGCGCCACCTTCGGGCGCAAGATCGGCGTGCCAGTCTACGTCGGGCACATGATGGACAACTGGGTCGCCGAGGCGAAGCGCGTTCTCGGGCTCACGGATGATCAGATCGGCATCGTGCAGGGCGATCGCTGCGATGTGGGAAAACCCGTCACGCTCTTCTCGATCCAGACGCTTCTCTCGCGCGGCGAGGTACCCGAAGCGCTCAGGAAGCAGATCGGCTTTCTCGTGTGCGACGAGGTCCACAAGCACGGGGCGGCTCGCTGGCGAGAGATCGTGCGCATGTTCCCCGCCAAGCTCCGGCTCGGGCTCAGCGCCGACCCAGTAAGGAAGGACGGGCTCGACGACATCGTCCGGTGGAGCTTCGGCGGCGTGGGGCATCGCGCCAAGCGCGTCCGCACGGAGCTGGCCCAGGCGCCCGCGATTCGGCTTATCGCCTTCGCACGCGCCTACGAGGAGAGCAAGTACCACAGGTGGAAGAAGCTCGGTGAGGAGTGGCGCATGGGTAAGTGCGACCCCGGCAAGTACGACACGCTCCTCGAAAACGACCGGGCTCGCACGAAGATGGTCGCGGAGGAGATCGTCAAAGCGGCGCTCAAGGGGCGCCAGATCCTTGTGCTCTCGGCGCGTGTCGACCACCTCAAGGAGCTGCGGCTCGAAACGATCCGCGGACTCGATCCGGTTCATCCGGTTGTGCGAGTTGCTGACGGCGTGCCCTATTTGCCCGACTACCGCTTCATCCAGACCGCCTCGCTCGAAGCCGGCATGACGCCGGAGGAGCGGAAGGTCGTCGGCAGCGCCGACGTGATCTTCGCGACCTTCGTGATGGCGCGCGATGCGCTCAACGTCCCGAAGCTCGACACCCTGTTCTTCGCCACGCCGCCAGGCGAGCCGCTTCAACCAGTGGGGCGCCTGCGGGAGAAGGTAGAGGGGATCGAACGGCGACCGCTCCGGGTGGTCGACTGCTACGAGACGCACGTCGGCTACTCGAAAGGGCGAGCTACTCGCCGCGTCGAAGCCTACAGGAGCCTGGGCTGTGAGGTCTTGGAAGTGACGAGGCCATGAGCGACTTCTCGCGGTTCATTCAGTACTGGAACGGCAACCCCGACTTCCGAAGGCGCGTCCTCGACGGGCAGAAGGAGAAGTACCACACGGATGAGGTCGTAAAGGAGGCCAAGCAGCGAGCCGCACGAGAGCGTTACGTGCCGACTGGCGTGAAGCCACACCGCCGTCCAAACAGGCCACGCGTCATCTCGGTCGATGGGATGGACATCGTGCTCCTTGGCCTCGGCGAGTCGGCTAAGCGCCTCGGCATCACCAAGCAAACCCTCCGAGTCTACGATGAGACTCACGTCATCCCCAGGAACCGGATCGTCGATGGACAACGGCGCCGGTGGTACCCCGAGCCGTTCATCGCGTTTCTGGGGCCGCTTCTCGCCGAGCAGGGCCGGCGGCGATTGCCGCTCTGGTGTCTCAAGCGGAAGGTAGAAGAAGCGTGGACGAGGGCCGAGGGTATCCCGCGGCTTTCAGAGGAGACCAGTCATGGCGAAGAAGACAGCGCCCCCGGCGAGCGAGTCGATCACCGTGTCCGAAGTGGTGATCCCGCAACCCGAGGCGGGAGCGCCGGAGAAGACGGAGACGGTGGGGGTCAGGGTTCACACGACTCCACCGGCACCGCTCCCCAAGGTGGGTCCGGCCCCGGGTGACACGGTCCTTGTCCCGACGACGATCCGCGTCTCACGATCGGTGAAGTTCAAGAAGGATGCCTCGACGCCCGCTGACGAGGCGTCGTCCTCAGAGCCCGCCGAGACGATCGAAGTTCACCGCTTCGCCACGACGCCGGCCTCCTGCTACGTCGGCGTCGATCTCAAGAAGGTCAAGGACTACAACTCGGCTGGGATCATGGTCGGTGCTACCGTTCCGTGCTACGCCGAGGAGATCGCCGAGGGCATGGAGCGGGCGTACAACCTCGTCATGGAGCGGCTCAAGGTCGAGCTGCCGAAGATCATCCAAGCCGCCTACGACCTCCGTGATGCGCGAATCGCCGAGCGAGAGCGAGACGTGGCGTAGGATGTCCGAAGCCGACGCCGAGATGGCCGAGAAGGCTGAGTCGGACGCGCCGAAGGAAGCTGCTCCCAGGTCGAAGAAGGCCAAGAAGGGGGCGAAGACGGCGGAGGCCGCCAAACCGGAGAAGCCCGACAAGGTCGAGAAGCCGGAGAAGCCGGAGAAGTCGGGAAAGGCTGGCAAGAAGAAGCGACCGATCGAGACCGGGCTCGACGACTTTCTCAACTCGGCCCAGAAGAAGTGGCCCGGCACCATCGCCAAGGCATCCACCATTCCCACCATGCACGTCCCGCGCATCACGACCGGCAACGTCGGTCTCGACATCGCCATGTACGGCGGGTGGCCGGGCGGTCGTCTCTCGATCGCGTTCGGGAAAGAGAAGAGCGGCAAGACGGGCTCGTGCCTCAACACGGTCGCCGAGTGGCAGCACTACTACTGCGGCCAGTGCTACCGGCGTGACTGCGATCCAGAGTGTGATTACTACGGCGACAAAGCGAACCGTCCCATCGCCGATGCGCTCTGGATCGACGCCGAGAACCGGCTTGAGAAGATGTGGTACTGGGTCAAAGGTCACGGCGTCGACCTCGACCACCTCATTGTCCAGGCTCCGCCCTCGGGACAGTACATCGTCGACTTCGTCGATGCGGCGATCCGGGACAAGGGCGCGTCGATCGGGCTCATCGTTGCCGACAGCGCCGCGCACTTCACATCGCAAGAGGAGATCGACAAGGAGACGATGAAGGGGCGCACGGCCCCGGTGAACGCGCTCCTCATCAACAAGGCGCTTCGCAAGTGGACATCGGCGGTGAACTCGCTCGGCGTCGCTGAGAAGAAGAAGCCGACGATCATCCTCATCAATCAGCTGCGGCAGACGCTCGACTCCTTCGGCGACCCGGAGATCCAGACGGGCGGCAAGGGGCTCCGCTACGCGCACTCGATCGAAGTCCGCTTCACCGGCGGCAAGTACCACTACCTCGTGCCTAACGAGGCGGGCGTGGTGGAAGACAAGGTGCAGACCTTCGGCGCGAAGTGGAAGCCCGGCCCCGACGACGCGCCCGACTACCAGGAGATCAACTACCGCGTGACCTCGTCCGGCGTGTGCCCGATGGGGCGCTATGGTCAGTTCAACTACTGGGTCAAGAGCAAGTTCGGACGAAAGCTCGGCGATCCCGACAACGCCGACCGCCTCTGGGAGTACTCGAAGCGCTACGACTACATCGAGCGGGACGGTCGCACGCACAAGCTCTTCGGGACCGAGGCATCGAACCTCGAAGCTCTCAAGACCGCCTTCCATGACGACAAGGCGGCCCAGAAGAAGGCGTGGGATGTCATCGTCACGAGGCTCATCGCGACCGAGTGAGCGACGCCGCGCCTACCACTTACTTCGACTGCCAGCCCCCCGCCGATGTCTACATGGCGAGTCACGTTCGTCTTCTCGACCGCTACGTGGACGAGCTGGTAAAAGCGTGTCCCGGAGCGAGACATCTCACCGTCGACACCGTCAGCGCCTCGTACTTGGAGCTGGCCGCTCCCGACATCATTACGCGCCTCGCCTCGCTTCTCGACGGAGGCGGTTGGCGCGAGCGCCTGTTACTCGATGTGGTCCCGGAATCGCCAATGGGGCTCATCTTCGTGCGCGATGGCGACGGAACGGCTATCGGCGTACTCAGGCTGGTGAACGCGTGAATCTCGAACGCGACATCCTCCACGCCGCTTGGAAGGCCGTTCACCACGAGATCGACCGCGAGATCCTTGAAACTGTGCTCTTTGACGGCATGAACGGGGTCGACCAGCTCGGCTACCTCGCCACGCACGACAGCGCGCCGCCGTGCTCCAAGCTCGCGCTGGAGAAAGGGGGCGAGCCGTGAGCGCGCTCGATGGCCCGCCCGTCACCCCGCGCGGCCCCGACTACTTCAAGGACAACGACAAGCCGAGGAAGGCCGACTGGAAGAAGCACGAGCGCGACATCTCGAAGCGCTCGGGTGATCGGCAGGTTACCGGCTCGGGGAATAAGCCTGGTCGGCCCGGCGACGCGATGGGCAACCGCTTCATCCGCGAGGGAAAGTCGACGAAACGAGCGAGCATCTCCATATCCTCCAAGTGGATGAAGAAGCTCATCGTGCAGTCGCTTAGGATGGGTAGAACACCCGTGTTCGAGATCCGGCTCGAAGGGGCTGAGATCCCTGTGCCTACTGACTGGGTCTTGATTCCGGCGGTCGACTTCCAAGAACTCGTGGAGGACGGCTGACCACCAAGAGGAGCCTTGCGCGTGGATCTCTCCGACGTGATGAAGACGGTGATCAAGTCTCTCGACTCATCACCGTCGGCGATCCCACCGCTGGTAACGACGGCGACGGCTCCCAAGCCGAAGGACAAGGCCGAGACCTTCTACGACGAGGTCTGCGCCTACGTCGGGCGCAGCCGCGGCGACGAGCGCAAACCGCCGATCGAGGACGGGTGCCTTCGCGCGAGCGCGCTCTCCAAGGTGCTCGCCGCGACGTTCAAGCTCGGCGAGCTGCGCACGCGCGCCGAGTTCGACATCGCCTTCACCGAGAAGCCGGTGGCCGCTGAGCTGATGACCTACGACCTCGGGCACGCGATCCACCAGCTATGGCGCGACAACTACCTCGGGCCGATGCGCCGGCTCTGGGGGACGTGGCGCTGCGTGCGATGCGACTGGGACCGCGACGGTGTGATGCCGTGGACATGCGCAGGCTGCGGTCAGACCCGATTCGAGTTCGAGGAGACGCTCTACATCGACCGAGAACTGCGCATCCGCGGGCACTCCGATGGTCTCCTCGCCGGGAGCGACCCGCACGCTCCGCCGAAGGCAATCCTCGAAATCAAGTCGGCATCCTCCGACTCGTGGGACAAGCTCACCGCTCCCGACGGAGACCACCTCGACCAGACGCACGTCTACATGCACGGCAGCGGCCTGCGCGAAGTGATGTTCATCTACGTCGACAAGGGCAAGCAGACGAAGTGGAAGTGGTCCGATGGCCGGCTCAGGCCAACCGGGCTTCCGCGCGTGAAAGTCTACCACGCCGAGTTCGATGACAAGCGGTGGGCTGGCATCAAAGAGAAGCTCGTCGATTTCTGGGCCATCTACGACGCGCTGGCGGTCGCGTGAACCGGCTCCTCGGCGCCTACAAGAACGACCCGGTCGGGGCGTGGATCTTCACGCTCCTGCTCGTGTTCGTCGGCTTCCTGCTCGGATGGGCTTTCCACCCATGAGCCGCATCCGTGTCCTGGGAGTCGACCCCGGGTTCGCCAACATCGGGCTCTTCGGGATCACCCGGCTGTCGCCCGGGGTGAAGGCCGAGTTCTCCCGGCTCATCCTCACCGAGAAGGGGAACGAAGGGTCGGAGGGCCAGTACGAAGACGATCTTCGGCGGCTGGAGCTGATCGAGGCCGAGTTCGTACTCGCGCTCGACGACTTCAAGCCGGATGTGGTCGCGTCAGAGCGCACGCCGAGCCTTCGCAACGCGCAGGCGACGCGCCAGATCGCGTGTGCCTTCGGGGCCATGCACGCGATCTCGCGCAGGCGCGGTCTCCCATTCCTCATCTTCCACCCCGAGGACATCAAGTTCGAGCTGTGCGGGAGCCGGAAGGCGAAGAAGCCCAAGCTCGCCAAGGCGCTCAAGGGCATCTTTCCGACCTTCTCCGATTGGCCGAAGGCGAAGAAGAAGGCCACGACCACAAAGCACGGCGGCTACTCGATGATCACGCACGTCGTCGATGCCGGAGGTGCTGCGATCCTCGCCAGCAAGCTCGATCTCGATGCTCTCCTCGACCAGCACCCGCTCCGGGTCACGGTTACCGAGGTCGTTCTTCCGCAGTCGGGGTCGCCGACGTGAGTGCGTGGTAAGACGTAGGGCATGAGCGAGCCGGAGGACTTCACGATCACGCCACCGACGCCGCCGAAGTCGAACGCCTTCGACTCGACGGATGCGGTCTTCGAGCGCGCTCATCAGCTCAAGAAGGTGATCGACACCGCCTACATCGGGCTCGGTCGCGAGCTGTACCAGATATTCCACCGGCGGCTCTTCGTCGAGAAGGGCTTCAACACGTTCGACGACTGGTGCGAGAACGGACTCGGCATCTCGATCGTCCGCGGCTACCGCGTCAGGCGCATCTGGACGAAGTTCGTGAAGGAGCTGAACCTCCGCACCGAACAGCTCGAAGGCGTCGGATACACGCGGGCGTTCGAGATGCTCGGAGTGATCAACGAGTCGAACGCGCAGGACTGGCTCACCAAGGCGCGGACTCTCTCGCAGCGCGACTTCCTCGTCCAGATCGCCGTGGCGAAGAACCCGACACCCGAGGCGCTCCAGTCGCTCACCGACGCCGGTGTGCCGACCGAAAAGCGCGAGGTCCAAGAGGACAACGACGACCTCTCCGGCGAGGGCGGCTTCGATGACATCCCGGGGGGCGGCGGCGGTGCGCTTCCGAGCGAACGGAGTGGGCTGAGTGCAAGCGGCCACTCGCCTGACCGGCGCCGCCCCCCGAGGGACGACCATGAGCCACGCTCCGCGGAGGTGCTGCCCCCCGAGATGGTGACCCTCTACTACAAGGTCACGAAGGAGCAGGCGACTTTCTTCAAGCAGGCCGTGGACGAGGTGCGCCGCGCCGACCCGCGAGAGATGTCCGACGGGCGCTGCCTCAACTACATCGCTCTGGAGTTCCTGAACGCCAGGCTCACGAAGGAGCAGAAGGCCAGCTCGCGCGTCGAGTTCTACCTCGCGATGTACGAGAAGGTCTTCGGCGGCAAGTTCGTCTGGATCAAGTCCAAGGAGGCGGCGGATGTGCTCACTCGGGCGATCGAGGAGCATCCGTCGCTGTTCAACGGAGCCGCTGTTCCAACCACCACCACCGAGAAGGAAGAAGACGATCATGAGCACCCCGACGACGAATCCCAAGGAAGCGACGACGACGCCGACCAGCCCGGCGCCCACGGGAGCCCCCGCGACGGGCACGGCGACGGCGCCGAAGAGGACCAAGAAGCCGCCCAAGCAGGCTGAGATCACGCTCGTCTCCGTCACGAAGGACCCGAAGACCGGGCTCCGCGTGTGGAACGAGCTGCCGAAGCCCGAAGGCATCGAGCCCGGCAAGAACGATCGTGTGAAGACCGCCTACAAGCCGGCTGTGAAGGCGGCGCTCCAGAAGGGTAAGAACGCGAACGACTACAACAACAAGCGGCTCGCCGTCATCGCGATCAGCGACGAGTTCCAGTTCAACGCGAAGATCGAGAAGGTCGAGCAGACCCGCGTCAACATCACGGAGGCGTAGTGGTCACGCCGGTCGGGAAGAACCCGCTCTACGAGCTGGAGCGGGACATCAAGATGTGTACGCGCTGCCCGCTCTCGGGCTACCGCACGAACGCGGTCCCTGGAGTGGGCAGCGCGAACGCGTCGATCTTCCTGATCGGTGAGGCACCCGGTCAGCACGAGGACCGCGAGGGCGAGCCGTTCGTCGGCAACGCCGGTCGCAAGCTGAATGAGTGGCTTCGCGCCGCCGGGATCGACCGCGAGCACATCTATATCTCCAACCTGTTGAAATGCCGGCCCGAGGACAACAAGTTCCCCGAGGGTGCGAGGGGCGGTACGCCGCTTCCGGTCGAGAAGTGCCGCCCCTTCCTCCACGAGCAGCTCAAGATCGTGAACCCTCTCGTCATCTTGCTCGCCGGGAAGCAGGCGCTCCAGCATGTTCTCCTGCCCGGAACTGCCGAAATGGCCTCGCCCTTCGAGCCGTGGGTAGGACGAGTGTGTCGGCGCCGGGACCTCTTCGGCGAGGCGCGGATCGGGGTCATGTTCCACCCCGCGTACATTCTCCGGTCGAAGAATCCACGGGAGGAAGCTCTGTGCGTCCAGCTGCTCAAGACGATCAAGACGTACGCGGCGGCGAAACTCCAGGGGGAGCCGGCCCCACTCCTCGACCTGCACGAAGTCCGGCCAGTAGCTCCGCCGACCTTCCAGCAGAAGCTCAGGCTCTTCGGCGAGTCCACCGGGTGATCCGCGGCATCTTCGGCGACGACGACGCTCGCCGTATCGACTACGTGGCGGCGCTGAACACCGTGAATGGACTCCTGCACGAAGCGACCGGAGAGACGCCACTCAGCAAGGACCGCGTCCTCCGGCTCATGGGTACCGGCGTCAGCCTTCTCCTCGGCCTTGCCGTCGAAGCCCTCGGAGGAGACTCGGAAGCGGCGGACGACCCGCGTCAGCTCAGGCTCTTCGGGGAAGACGATGCGGATAAACCGGAGTCAGTAACGTAAGCTGTGTAACACGCGCATCTTGTAGCGTGTTGAGGAAAAACAGAAAGCGGATAGACAAGCTCCCCACGTCGAGGTATAAAGTAGCTGCCAGTCCATACCACGACCAACGAAGGGAGAGCGCCGCGTGCCGATCAAGGTGGGACCGAACAAGACGTGCGCCGGAGTCTGCGGCCAAGAAAAGGACCGCTACTCCGACTTCGCCCCGCGGTGGGGCCACTGCAAGAAGCACAAGCCGTGGGACGAGACCTGCGACAAGTGCCAAACGCTCCGCGCGCTCCCCACTCGTCAGCCCCGGTGCTACGAGTGCGACAAGGTGCGGGACAAGCGGCGGAAGACGCCCAAGACGCCCAAGGCGCCCAAGAAGCCCGGCAAGGGCAAGGGCAAGGGCAAGGATGCCGCCAAGGCCGAAACCTCCGAAACCTCCGAAACCTCCGAGGCCCACGAGGCTCCCGAGAAGACGCCCGAGCCCGAAGCGACGGCGACCAAGGAGCCGACGGCGGCGCTGATTCCGAGCGGCACCGCGGTCGCGGTCGACGCCCACGGACCGCTCACGCGAGCCCCGTTCGTGCCGAAGCGCGGCATCGCGGTCCACCTCCGGCGCGGGTTGAAGGCGCTCCGAAACCGCTGCAAGCGTGTAGCGGCTTGGGAGAACGCGGTCGGCGTTGCCAAGGAGCGTCTTGCCGCGGCCCAAGAGCGGGACGACGGCAAGCTCGGGCAGACTCAGGAGCGCCTTGCCGCGGCGCAGGCGAAACTCTCCGCCGCGCTCGTGGCGCGGAGCTTCACGCGGCTGAACGTCGACCAGCTCGTCACGGAGTTGAAGGCACGTACCCTCACGAGTCAGGTCGTCAAGACCCGGTTCGGCTTCGGTCGCTTCGAGGCGCTTCTTCGTAGAGTCGACGACATCGTCGACTCGGCCTACGTCCAGGCCAACGGCGACGGCTCGTCTGAGGCCCTTACTCGGATCATGGCCCGGGTCGCGCCCCACTACGGCGTGTGGGTGGCGAAGCGCGTCCGGCACGAAACGATGCGCGGCGGCAAGCAGCACGCCGAGGAGGCCGCGCGCGCGGCTCGCGACGCCGCGATCTTCCGCGCCGTGACCACATGGGACCCCGACCACAAGGAGCAAGCCGCTCTCTCGACTCACTGTGGGTGGTCGGTGATGCGCGCCCTCCAGGTCCGTACGAAGGCGGATCGCGCCGAGGGGGTGCTCAAGGGCCCCGACGGGTGGCGGTCGGGCGCTACCTCGCTCGATCTCGTGGGAGAGCCCAGCACGGGACAGGAGTCCTACGAGCCCTACGCGACAACCTACGCGACCAAGGCTCCGCAGAAGTGCGGGGCCGCGACGCAGGACGCCGCTCGCCGCGAGGCGATCGCGCTCGACGTGGGCAACGCGCTCACAACCCTCGGCTCCGACGACGACCGCACGATCGCACGCCTGCTTCTGATCGAGGGCCTCGGTCGGAAGGCGGTCGGCAAGGCGCTCCATCTCTCCGGCACAGCTCTCAACACGCGGATTCAGGTGGTCCTCGACGCGCTCCGCGACCAGCTCGTGAGCTACGAGTCCTTCGGGTGGAGTGATGGGAGCGACGAGTGAGCGAGAAGGCCCCGAAACTCGATCTCAGCAACATCGTCGCCGCGGCCACGGCTGGCGTATCGCAGGCGCCCGTCGCGGCCAAGCCCAAGGGACCGAGCCCTATCCTCTTGCAGAAGGCGGTCGAGACGGCGCAGGCCGTCGACGCCTTCCGCGAGGCTGACATCAAGGCGAAGGCGCTCCGACAAGAGCTGCTCATCGCTATGAAAGTCGAGGGGATCAACGCGATCCCCATGTCGGACCGGAAGCCCATCACGGTCGAAACCGGCGAGGCGTGCTCCGCGCCGTCGCAGGGCGTCCTCAAGGCCAACCTCTCAGCCGCCGACGCCGAAAAGGTGTGGGCGGCGACGAAGAAGTCGTACGAGAGGCTCGAAGTTCCGAAGCCGGAGGGTCCAAGCGAGCCGCTCGCGTGAGGAGATCGACGTGTCCAGCCGACTCTCCAAGGCGCAGGTCAAAGCGCTTTGGCCCTACGTCAAAGGGCGAAGGGTTCACGACCTGGGAGCGGGGATGTGCATCGAGACGCGCATGCTCGCCCGACTCGGCGCCGCCCGAGTTGTCGCCGTCGACAAGGAACGGATGCCGATGGTCGCCGCTGCGCGCATCGAGCAGCGGCGCTGCTACTTCGCCGACCTGACGCCCATCGAGCCCAAGCTCGACGTGGCGTTCGTATGTTGGCCGCAAAACTACAGGGCTCCCGGTCTCGCGTACCTGTGCGGGCAGGCCAACACGGTCGTCTACGTCGGCAAGAACACCGACGGTACGGCCTGCGGCTCGGTCGATCTCTTCTCGACGCTCCTCGATCGCAAGGTGGAGGTCTATCTGCCCGAGCGGCGAAGCTCGCTCATCATCTACGGCGCTTATCTCGGCGCTGGCTGTCCAAGGGCTGTTCTCGGTGAGGAGCGCGCGTGCCTCGAAGGCCGTGAGCGCATCATCTCCTTCGAGGAGGCCGAAGGAGTTGTCGGGGCCATCGCGAGCTTGAAGCCCGACTAGGCCGGGTTATCCGCCTGTGGTAACTTGGTCTCCGGCTTACCGGAGGCCCAGATGGCGAAGAAGAAGGCGAAGACGGAGTCGGTCGATCACGTCGACGGCGCTGAGTTGGCACAGACCGCGACGGCGACCGAGCTGGCGCCCGCCTCGGTCTCCGAAAGCGCCGAGACCGTGCCGCCTACCCCCGAAGCCGCCGCCACGGCGGCTCCCGGCGCCGACTTCAAAAAGTGGGAAGGTGCCATCCTCGTTCCGATCGAGAAGCTCCTCTTCACGAGCTGGAACGTGAACGAGATGACCGATGCCGAGTTCTCCGAGCTGGTCGCGGAGATCGAAGACGGCGGCTTCGATGAGCCCTGCGACATCGTTCCGTCGCTCGACGACCCCGGCAGCTTCCTCGTCCTCGGCGGCGAGCACCGCGTTCGCGCCTGCCACTCGCTCGCGTGGAAGGAAGTGCCGTGCGTTGTCAAGAAACACCTCATCGGTGCTGACGAGGCCACGCTCAAGATGTGGTCGGTGAAGCGCAACCACATCCGAGGTCGGGTGAACGCGCAGAAGTACGCCGACCTGGAGCGCTCGCTCACCGAGAAGCACAACATCCAGCTCGAAGCGGCGCGCAACAAGATGCTCATCAAGGGCGACCTCCTCAAGTCCCTCCGCAAGAACGAGGCGGTGAAGGACAACGAGGGCGTCGCCGGGAGGAGCGACGGTGCTGGTGCCGATGGCGAGGGCGGCGGCAACGGCGACTACGACGGGCCGGCGACCGACGGCGAGAAGGACAAAAAGAAGGAGGTGAGGGACCGCAAGAACCTCCTCACTGCGCTCAAGACGGCTGAGGAGGAAGTGCTCCTCCAGTCGGCGGACACCGTCGAGCACGGGTACCTGTTCTTCAACCAAAACGAGAAGCTCCACCTCGTCGTCAACGAGTCGCCCGAGCTGGCGTCCTTCATCAAGCGCGCCGTCGCGGCGTGCAAGGGCGAGTCGATGAAGATCGACGAGATCCTGTGTTCCGCCCTCGCCGCCGAACTCCCCAAGTGGGAGGCGAAGTAGTCGTGCTCATCGTCGAAGCTGTCTGGGCGGCGCTCGATCTTCTGCGGGGACCGAGCCAGAAGCTCCTCGAAGACAATCCCGAGCTTCATGCCGCCTTCCAGTCCGCGCTCGCCGGTGACCGCAACGCGTTCGCCAAGCTCTACACCCACTACATGCCGTCGCTCCTGCGCGTCGCCAACTCGCGTACGAAGTCGCCCGAAGACGCGGAGGAAGCCGTCCACGACGTGCTCGTCAAGATCATGTCGGGCGAGATGGGGCACGCCAACGTCACGACGCCGCAGGGCTTGACCGGCTACCTCATGCGAGCCGTGCGGAATGCCGTGAGCAACAAGTCTCGTGCAGCCAAGGCCGGGCCATCGGCCAAAGGTACCGTCGTTGACCCCGAGACGGGCGAGGTCAAGCAGAAGCGCTACAAGCTGAAGGCGAAGTCGATCGGAGCCGACCCGGAAGCCGGCGAGGTCGATCCCACGGCGGCCAGCGCTGGTCAGCGGTTCGGCGAACCGACCGGCAAGACGACCGGGCTCAACGACGACGAGAAGAAGATCGTCCACATGGCGCTCGACCAGGCGATGACGAGTGCCAAGCTCGGCGACAAGGAGCGCGATTTCCTCCAGAGGCTCATCGGCAGCGGAGAGGATCTTCGTGACATCACTGGCACCGGCGCGGGCGCCGGACGCGCGGCCAAACTTGCGGCGGAGGTCTGGCCGGAGATGCAGGACAAGTCGAGGCAAGTCCACGCCAAGCGCATCCGCGATCGGTTCCTCAAGCAGTTCTGCGGCGACAAGGCCCTGAACGCGCTGATCCCGACCGGCCACTCACGCGAGACGGCATCTTCCGCGTTCCACACGACCCTCGGGCAGTTCAAGTCGGCCTGCGACGAAGCGATCCAGTCCGGGGTCTTCGACAAGGCGTTTCTGCTGGCCGAAGACCTGATCCACCGAGCCGGGTCGCGTCGTGGAACACTGGCGATGGGAGCTAGGAGCTGACAAGACTTACGGGTCGGTGTTAGGCTGAGGGACGGCGCCTGAGCGCCGGATAAGGGTTCAGCCGTGTCCAATCCGACCGCGAACGCTTCCACAACTCCCATCACGCCGACCTCGATCACACCGACGAGCGGCGGCAAGCCGCGTTGGTACCGTCGAGCCATCGAACAGCGGCGCAACGGTGTCTGGGAGATGCTCTGCTGCGGCCAGTCGGTCGACGACATCGCCAACCGCTTCAAGGTCTCCACCAAGACGATCCAGCGCGATCTCGACTGGTGGGAGAAGCGGCTCGGGCAGGACACCGAGGATCTCAAGCGAGACCCGAAGCAAGCCGCGATGGATGTGGGCATGACGGCCAAGCGGCTGATGAAGCTGGCCGAAGATGCCTACGTCGAACACGTCGCCTGCTCCAACGGAGCCTTCAAGGCGCGCTTCCTCCAGGTGTCGGGCAACATGCTCGTCTACCGCCACAAGGTGCTCGCCGACGCCGGCTATCTTCCGAAGGTCGGTCACGAGAAGGAGAGCGCGCCCAAGGTCACGATCAACTTCGCCGCGCGCTACGGCCCCGAGGCCGCCGTCTTCGAGGACCCGAAGTCGCGCCGCCGAGTCACCGATGCGTTTCTCTCGATGATCAAGACCGAAGGGCTTGCCGACAAGGAGACGCTCGGACTCCCGATGAACCCGAGTCACGTCGACGCCCCCGCGCCGACGAGTGACGAGGCGCTGCAACTCGCCGACCTCGACGACAGCGCCGACATCGTCGCGGAGTAACCAATGCCGATCATCCAAGACGGCGGTCGCTGGCGCAGCGTCCGGTCGGCGCAGGAGCGGCGTGAGTCGACCGACGAACGCGTTGCTGCCCTCTCGCCAGCCGAAAGGCTTCTTCTCCAGAAGGCGATCGTCGAGTGGCAGACGACGGGCAAGTCGATGCTCGTCGAAGATGTCGCCTCAGTCGACTGGGAAGAACAGCCGATGCCCGTTCGCGACTGGATTCTCAATGAGGATCTGATCGGCGAGACGGGCACCGATATGTACCCGCAGCTCCGCGAAGACCTCACGGAGCTGTTCGAGGGCGACTACCACGAAGCGATCCTAACTGGTGCAATAGGTTGGGGTAAGGACTTCTTCGCCACGACCGCGTGCATGCGGATGATCTACGAGCTGAGCTGCCTGCGGAACCCGCAGCACACGCTCGGTCTCGCCGCGGGCGAGCCCATCCACATCGTTCCGATTTCGCGTACCGTCGCCTCGGCCCGGCGAGTCGTCTTCGGTGGTATCTGCAAGAAGCTCGCACTCGCCCCGTGGTTCAAGGGCAAGTACGAGGAGACGATGGAGGAGGTGCGCTTCAAGAAGAAGGGTATCTACATCGTCGGTGGAGCTTCGCAAGACGCAGCAGCGCTTGGACTTAACGTGATCTTTGCGATCGTGGACGAGACGAACTTCCTCGGCGAAGGGAAGGTTACGACCGGCTCGGCCTCGTCCAAGGCCGAGGATAAGGCGACAATGATCTACAACGCCCTCGCCCGCCGCGTGAAGGCGCGCTACAAGCGGCACGGCGTCAAGGGCATGGTCATGCTCGTCTCGTCGAAGCGAGCTACAGCCGACTTCACCGAGCACCGGATCAAGACGGCGATCAAAGAGAACAACAAGGGCGTCTTCGTCCGCGACTACGCCATCTGGAACGTCCACCCCGAGCCCTTCAAGGAGCAGCAGTGGTACCGGTGCGCGGTTTCCCCGAAGGAGGGGCGCTGCAAGGTTCTCGAAGACCCGACCGCTGTCGCTCCGCCCGGCTCACTCGTCTTCGAGTTCCCCCAGGACTACATCGACGAGTTTCGTAATGACCCCGACGGCGCCACGCGCGACATCGCCGGTATCGCGACCGATTTCGTTGGGCGCCTCTTCATCACGCGTCGCTCGGCGATCGACCTGATCTTCGACAAGCAGAAGCCCAACCCGTTCAAAGCCCCGGAGTGGATTACCGGTCAGATTCTCAGCATCCGGTGGAACGACGTGATGACGAAGAACGCCCGCGGCGATTCGGTTCCCGTCTGTTGCGCGGGCGCGATCCGCCACGGGCACATCGACATGAGCGTGAACGGCTACGCTACCGGTCTCGTCGTTGCACACCAGGCCGGCTCAGTTCCGGTCCATCGCACGGACCCCGAGACTGGCGAGAAGATCCCCGAGGAGGCACCGGTCATCCACGTCGACGGCGTGCTCCGTATCTGCTCGCCAGACGGCGGCGACATCGACCAGGGCGAGGTTCGCGGTGTCGTCCTTCGCATGATCTCGGAAGGCTACCCGATCCGGTCGATGTCGATGGACCAGTTCTGCGGACCGCCGAACCTCCAGATGTTCAAGCGCCGAGGGCTCAGGGTCGAGGAGGTTGGGGAGCGCGTGGCGCGGCTTCGGCCCTACCTCATGCTTCGGCAAGCGATCTACGAACAGCGCATCGTCTGCCCGTGGCACGAAGGGCTCGACAAGGAGCTGCGCGAACTAGAGTTCGACACCGGCGCGAACAAGGTGCGGCACGGTCCCAAGGGAAGCAAGGATCTCGCTGATGGGCTTGCCGGCGTGGTCTACTACATCACCGAGCACATGCGAGGAGGCGGCCCCCTTGGGCCGCAGCTCGGAACGTCGGTCGCCGATCGGAAGGTGACTGGCACCGCGCAGTGGTCCAGCGGCGGACACGTTGAGTGGCACGACGAGGACGACGGCTTCGACGAGCTTCCCGCGGCTCCGAAGAAGCCCACAAACGACGGAGAGGACTACCCGGCGTGCATTATCCGCTGAAACTCGCCAGACGCCCGCTCCTCACCATCGAGGCATCGCCCTCCGGCGGGGTCATCGTTACCGATGGCGTGGGCGATGATGTGGCCGAGAGCGTGGTCGAGCCGCACAAGGCGGATGCGATCACGAACCGACTCCGCAAGATCGTCGACCGCTTCTCCGGGCGACGCTTCGAGCGCGCCAAGTACAACCGGCGTCAGCGCCATCTCTACCACGGGCGTGTCGCCCAGTCGTTGAAGGACCATCGCCCCCAGACCGGCCCGCGTCCAGTGCATCGTACCGCACCGGAGAAGCGCTTCGGAGTGGGAAGGCTGCGCAGCCGATGAAGTGTCCTAATCCCAGCTGTGGAACCGTCGAGTCGCGCGTCAAGAAGACTCTGATCCAGATGGAGCAGATGGGTGGCCCGCCTGGCTTTGACTTCGGCGACCTCAAGATGCGCATCCGAGAGTGCTTGACTTGTGGGCGGCAGTTCGAGACGTTCGAGTGCCATCGGTCGGTCTTTGCTCGGATCGTGAAGGCGAAGCCGATGGGCGAGGCGAAGGCGAGGCGCGAACCTTCGACTCCGACAAGACGACCCCTCAAGACGCAGCTTCCGCTCGATCTCCGGCGTTCTCTCGATGACGACTAGGAGCCTCTCGTGTTGAACCGTCTCTTGATGGAGATCAACTGCCCTCCGGCGAAAGGTCCGCCGGCCAACGTTCCGCCGAAACAGGCGAACCCGATCGAGCTGAAGCGCGCTCTCGCCGCGATCACGACGCGTCGCAAGAACCTCAACGCCGCCATCGCGAAGCTCAGCCAGCTGACGCCGGGCACGTACGCGCACGAGTGTCAGAAACTTCGCGTCCAGACTGCGACCGCGTGGCTCAACTTCACCACTACGCGCTGGAAGATGCTGTCGGAGTTCTCCAAGAAGTACGGCAAGAAGCACCCCGACACCGACAAGCTCACCGCCTTTGGCGACGTTCACGCCGGACACGCCGAGAAGCATCACCAGATCGTCCACTCGGGCTCGAACGAGGCTCACCCGCCACTTGCCGACATCGAGTTCCACCACGAGAAGGGCCACCTCGTTCACGCCGGGACCGAGCACCACTTCGAGGTTCCGCACGACCCGCACGCCGAGGTGAAGCATCCTGGGCACGCCGCGGGCAAGGCGCCTGGGAAGGAACCCGAGGAGGAACCCGAGGAGGAGCCGGAGCAAGAGCCCGAGAAGGCGCCCGAGAAGCCCAAGGAACCTGAGCAGCTCGTCTACTACCACAAGGCTATCTCTGCCGCCGGTCTGGAAGGACTCACCATCGGTCAGAAGAAGACGGTTATCGACACCGCCGCGGCGTTTCATCCGAGCGACCACCACGGCTTCATGGACGCCCTCTCGAAGAAGGGCATCTCCATTGCTGGCGGCGCGGCGAGTGAGGTGTTGAAACACGTCTCCAAGCCGCCGGCCAAGCCGGAGACAAAGCCTGAGAAGGAGCCCGAGAAGCCCCAAGGCCCCAAGGACGAGCCAGAGTCGGTTGCGACCGTCGGCGGGCTCACCACGCACGAGAAGGAAGCTCTCGACGCCTATGCCGCGTCGATCGCGCACACCACCCACTTCGGTGTCGAAGCGATCGGCAAGCTCAAGCAATACGCCGCCGATGCCCTCGGCCTCCACATTTCGAGCCAAGTCGCTGGAGACGTGGCGCACGCCGCCTCTCAGAAGACCCAAACGGCGAAAGTGCCCGAGAAGGTCGCCCAACCGGCCAAGATGCCCCAAAGCCTCGGCGACTACAACCCCGACTCGCAGGACAAGATCGCCGACATCGTGAACAAGGTCGTCATGGACGCCGGTGGGCACGCCGGGCTCGGCGTCGCCGGCAAGGAACAAGCCTACCTGGCGGCCAAGGACGAGATCGACAAGCAGCTCGCCAAGGCCGGTCTGCCGCTCCACCCAGGCGACGTGGATCACGAACTGCACGCCGCGATGAAGGCGTCGAAGCTCGGTGCAGCGGCGGAGCCGGCGAAGGCGCCCGAGCCGGAGGTCGACCCCGATGCGCCCGGCCCAAGCGGACACCATCCGTGGGCCATCTCCGACTACACACCGACGGAGAAGGACAAGATCGGCAAGATCGCCAACGAGGTGATCGCTGAGAAGCCAGTCACCCACGCCAAGTCCGCCGAGCCGAGCCCGGAGCTACTGGACAAGTTCAAGCTCGAACTGGACAAGGCCGGCATCCCGCTCAAGCACGCCGATGCGCACGCCCTGATGACCGGAGCGCTGGAGAAGTTCAAAGCTGCGACGGTCAAGCCGACGCCGCCCCCGCCCCCTCCTCCGGGCCCGTCGACCCAACTCTCAGCCGACCAACACGAAAAGCTCAAGGAGAAGGTGAAGGAGCACCTTCTCAAGCACGCGGGCGAAGCCGCTCACGGAATGCTCCCGTCCCACTCGAAGCAGCTGCTCAAGGATGTGGGTATCGAGAACGCGGCGCACGAGGTCCACGCGATCCCGCACGACATCGCCAAAGAGCACCTGAAGGAGATGGGCAAGCTCGAACCAGAGCACGTCGCCCATCTTGCCAAGATGGCCGATACCTTCATCAAGGGGAAGTCCGACGCCGAGGAGCCGGTCGACAAGGGCGAGCTGATCCACGATCTCCAGAAGATCGCTGCCGACAAGTACGGCAAGATCCCCGACGCCTCGACCACGCTCGACATCGTCAACTCGTCGATCGAGAACGCGAAGGAGAAGCCCAAGCCTTACGCCGACTACTCGAACCAGGAGAAGGAGGAGATTCACCAGGCGGCGAAGCAGCTCGCGGTCAAGTACGCGACGCTCAACAAGGACCAGCACGAGTTCAAGTCGGCCCTCGCGCAGCACCTCGCCCAGAACGGCAAGCCGCTCTCTCAGGCCGCCGTTGACATGGTGGCCGGAAACGCCTGGGCCAACCACACGAATCAGTCGTGGGATGCACTCTCCGCCGACAAGAAGGAGATGCTCAAGGCGATCGCCAAGAAGGCGTTCACCTCCAAGGGCGATCTCGTGGCTGCGATCGCAAACTCGGGGATCGCGCACCTCTCGCCGGAGGGCTTCAAGGGGCTGGCCGACGAGGTCGCGAAGGAGACCACGCCGCCGGAAGACGAGAAGCCCGTGCCTTCACTCGGCGCGCTCAAGACACAGGTCTTCAACTACTGGGACGAGCGCGCCAAAAAGGAGACTCCTGACGAGTGGACGTTCGTTCCCGGAGCCGCCGAGTCGGTGATCAAGCCGGCGCTCGAAGCACACAAGCCGTTCTCGACGCTCTACGGGACCAACCAGAACCACTGGCTCCACGACCTCTGGGCCGTGTGGCACACGTCCCACGCGGCAAAGGCTGCGAGCGAACCGGCTCCCGCTGCGCCGCCAGCTCCGCACCCAGCCGCCGAGGGGCCGGCTCCGCCTCCAACGACCGCCTCGCCCACGCACTTCGCCTACACGAAGCACCAGAAGATCATGAGTGCGCATCACTTCACACCTCAGCAGAAGGAGCACCTCGACCACAAGATTGCCGAAGCTCTGGCCGGAGGCGCGCACCTGACGGCGGGCGGTGAGCCGAGCGATTGGAAGCTCGCTGGCGTCGCGGCGAAGATCCACGCCGAGTTCAAGAACGACTGGGGCGCTGCTGGCGTCACCGGAGTCAGCAAAGACCTCATCAAGAAACTGGTCCAAGACGCCGCCGCCAAACCTCATGCGCCCGAGGGAGTTGCTCCATCGCCGACGACGCACGATCCGCCAGCCGCCCAACCCGACGACTACCTCGCGATGATCAAGGCGGCTCCAGCCGGGACGCTCAACGCTGAGCACCACGCCTCGTTCGTCGACATCGCCCACAAGGTCTTCGTCCAGAAGAAGTGGGGCGGCGACTTCGCCTCGCCCAAGCAGAAGAAGTTCTTCGAGTCGATGCTCAAGAAGGTCAAGGCCGCCCTCCCGGCGACGCCCACCGCACCGCCGCCGACGATCGCGCCGGAGCCCACTCCGGCACCGGAACCGGAGATCACCGACGAGACGCCCGAGTCGAATCCGATCGGGATGACCAAGGAGCAGCTCGACAAGTTCATCAGCACTGACAAGCCGACTTCGGGGCCGACGCCCCCGCCGCTCACGCATCCTGGCTGGAAGAAGAAGGGCGCCTTCGGCGGCGGCGGCGCCCACGACAAGTCGTTCCTCGCGACAGACAAGAACTTCCACCCGACCGGCAAGACGTTCAAGACCGGTGCGACGCACGCCTGGATGTTCAAGGGGGATGCCGGGGCTCCGTTCGTCGCGCACGGAGAAGCCGCAGCGGGTCGCTTGCAGAAGCTCCTCGGCATCGGGGCGACCGATCACATCTGGGTCGAGACCGACCACAACGGCGTGACCGGTGTGATGCAGCACTTCGAGGCCAACCCCTCGTTCCGTGACAACGGCGAGCACGAGCCGTGGAAGACGCACGTCCACAAGGACAAGATCGCGAAGCAGCTCCAGAAGGCGGTGATCGCCAACTGGCTCAACGACGACTACGACGATCACAACGGAAATTTCGTCGCCGACGACAAAGGCAACGTCACGCCGGTCGATCATGGGCAGGCCGCGCGGTTCTTCGACTCGTCGATGACGCTCACGAAGAAGCTCAAGTGGGAAGCCCCGAGTCCTACGGTCAAGGGCTTCCAGTCTGTCAGCCAAGACCAGGGTAAGGGTTTCCCTGGAAGGATGCTTCGCGACTGGTCGGACGGTGAGGACATTGCGCTCATGCCGCTCACGAGCCCCGAGTTCGAGAGCGTCATCGCTCGCGCCGAGTCGATCCCGTCAGACACTTACAAGAAGATGTGGAAGCCTTACGCCGAAGGGAGCGTGCAGAAGTTCGGAGCCGTCGCCGGCTACTCGGCTGTCAAGTCCGATCAGACCGTCGACGGGTTCCTCGATGGAATGGACGCGCGCCGAAAGAAGATCCGCTCCGAGGTCGGAGACTTCTACGCGCAGCTCGCCAAGCAGCGCGCCGCTTCGCTCAAGGCGAAGGGCGACGCGCGTCCCATCTCGGCAATCGAGTCCGAGGTCCGCGACCAGATGGGCATCGACGAATTCCTCCAAGGGAAGCCCGTCGTTGCGAAGGTCGACAAGAAGGCGCTCGCTGCCGCGACCGAGCCCGGACCGCCGCACAACTGGCTCGATCCCAAGTTGCCGACTATGTCGCAGATCCCTGATGATCACGTTCGCGTGAAGCAGGGACACGCCGGTGTCGATCTCATGGTCGGCGGCCAAGACGTGAAGGATGGCCGTCTCCAGATGTTCCATCTGGGCAACAACACGATGGCGACGTTCATTCTCGACACCGGAGCGCGAACGAAGCTCGAATCTCGACTGCCGGGTGCAGCCGGTGGTGCTTCGGCCATCGCTGCGCCGGAACCGCCCGACATCCAGCCCTTCGAGCCGCCGCCCAAGCCGACGTTCAGTGCGAAGGGTGGCGACTTCCACAAGAAGATCATCGGCGCAGCCGGTGACACGAGTTCCGCTACGAAAACTCTCCCCGACGGGACCGTCGTCCCCGTCACCAAGATCGAGAAGTACGTCTACAAGCACTTCAAGGAAGGCGCGGGCGGCGTCAAGTACCACTACTTGAAGCAGGGCATCGACGCCGCCAGCGCCGCCGCCCAGTCTGCCGATCCGGTCGAGAAGGCGGCGGGCGAGCACTACCTGTCCGAGTTCAATCGACTCGGACACCTCGCTCCCGACGGGTCCTATGCGCTCAAGGCGGCCAGCGAGATCCCCACCGACGAGCAGGAAATCAAGCGCTTCGAGCCGGCGAAAGCACACCTCGCTGCCCAGAAGAAGGCCAAGGCGAACGTCGAAGCCGCTCACGCGCAGGCCGTCGAGACGGCCAAAGCCGCGTGGGAGGAGAAGAAGACCAAGGCGGAAGCCGACTACCAGAAGAGCCTCAAGAAGTACGAGGATGACACGAAAGCAGCCGACGCCGACGCGGTCAAGGCTGGAAAGCTGGCCGCGACCAAGCTCAGCTACTACCCGGTCCCCGAGGCCAAGTTGAAGAGCAATCCGGCAGGAGACAATCTCGTCTCCAAGGAGGCGACGTGGGACGGGACCTTCGGGAAGCCGTTCGATAAAGACGAAAATGAGATGGACACTTACCAGCTGGATCTTACCGACGCCGTCACTGGCGTAGCGGTCGCTGGCGGCAAGCTGGCTCCGACCAAGCGCCTGCTGGTCCATTACGTTCCTGGGCACATGGGGCACGGCTCCAAACGAAAGTACCCGGCGCGCGGCGGAACCGTCCGCGTCCAATTTCCCGAAGGGGCAACAAAGGAACAGATCGCCGACTACACCAAGAAGGTCGCGCACATTCTCGGCACTGACATACGACCAGCCGATGAGAAGGACCACGAACTGACCTACCTCCGGCGCATGGCGTGGCTCAGGCGCATCGAAGGCTACGGAGTGGGCTCGGTCAAGCTCGCCGATGAGCCGAGTGGTTCGGCTGAGAAGAAGATCGAGTGGTGGGTCGACAAGTTCAAGCAGACGCCGACCGCCGCTGGTCGCGGGCCACTCGGCTACGATCCGCGCTACGAACCCGAGCGTACCGCCAACGGCAAACTCAAGACGGCGGCGGGCCAGGCTGTCTACAAGAAGAACGCCGACGGGAGCAACAAGCGCAACGCCAACTATCAGCCGCTCGCCCACGACTCGGGTGAGGGGCGAGCCGCGTTCAACCGCTTCGATGTTACAGGCGAGGAAATGAAGAAGTGGATGGACGATGGGCTCACGCTCTCCAAAGCGAGCCTCACCTACGGAAAGGAGAAGGAGAGTCTCCTATCCATGATCAACATGGGCGGCATCTACGCGACCGAGAAGCGAGCCCACATCGGCCTCGGCGTCTACGGCAAGGCGCTGGGCGGTATCTCGCCCGGTGCCGACGTGCAAAGCGGCGGCGCGAACGACATCTTCCTCTTCATCTCCAAGGTCAAGCACGACAGCGGGTGGGCCCAGTTCGATCCCCGGCTTCTCCTCGAAACGTCGGCGTGGCACCACAAGGGCGACAACTACGGCACAAAGGTCGACTACAGCCACGGCCAAGTGTCGAATCGCACCGGCTCCGTGCAGGAGAACCGAATGGTCTGTGTCGCAGAAGCCGTTGCTGCTGCCAGCGCCAGCGGTCCCTCGAAGGAGGTGATGGTCGGCGATCGCATCTCCTTCTGGAAGTGGCTCGCGCAGCTCAACCTCTCAAAGTACGACATCGACCCGAAGCCGGTGATCGAGAAGCTCAAAGCGGCGGGCATCACCCATGCCGGACCCGACAAGCGGCCTCTCGAAGAGGTGATCAAGTGAACCTCGACGCGGTCGTTCGCTTCGTTCTGGACAACAAGGTTCGGAGTCGACTCGTGTGGCCGGACGTGGGGCACATCGCGCCATTTCATCCCGTCGTCTTCGCCAAGGCGGTCGATGCCAAGATCGCGCTCGTCGTCTGCGGCGCCTACATCGCCGAAGGGAGCTATGCGGTCGTCGCGGATTACGTGCGCGACATCGTCGCCGGGCAGGACAAGTTTCGGATCGTCGTCGGCGGCTCCTTCCCAGAGGAAGCGATCGACCTGGAAAAGATCAGCTCCACCGATGAGTCGATGCTCGAAAGATGGAGGACCGGATCGGCCTCTTTTGACGAGGACGATCCGCCGGTAGCTGCGATGATTGAGGAGAAGCTCAACGCTGCGTCTCCGCCAGACGATCCCAAACCGACGATGCACGTCAAGTTCGTCCGGTGGGGAGAGTTTGATCGGGATGCCGGTGGACTCGCGCCCTACGGCGTTATCCTCGTCTCCCCAGAGAAGCTGCTTCGCGCTGTCGGGTTCCCTGGTCGGGAAGCGGCGGCGAACGCGTGGAGCCAGCGGTTCTCCTCCGTACCGGAGGACATGCTGGAACGGCTCCCAGGACTCGTCGGGCGCACCACTCACATCTCCACCCCAGAGACGATCAAGGCGGTCGAGTGGGAGGACGCCCCAGAGCGCGCCCTTCACAGATTCGGCGCCGACTACTACCACGAGACCGGCGAGACGCTTTTCCCGTAAGATAGGCCGGTTGGAGGACGCATGAAACACGACGAGTTGGTCGCGGCTGTCGATCGCATCCGGCACTCATCGGCATTCGCGCCGGGCGATCCGACGACGTTCAAGATCCCGGTCCTCCGGCACGAGCTGGAGCTGCCTGGGCCGTGCGACCCCTACGACTACATCGCGCTCCTCAAGGCCAAGCTCGGGCTCGCCGACTTCGCCGAAGAACACCGTGTGGCTGTTATCGGGGCCGGGCTGGGCGGGCTCCCCGCAGCTGCGCTCGACTTGGGCGTCGCCGAGGTCGTCTCCATCGAGCCCCGCGCCCGCTTCCGCGCAGGTCTCGATCTCGTTACGGGGGTGCTCAACGAGGTCCACCCCGTCCGCAAGAACGAGAGCGAGGAGATCCCGGACCAGCACCGAACCCGCTGCTTCGGCGGATGGCCCACCGAAGGGCACCTCGAATCGCTCGGGGTCTTCGACCTCGTCATCTGGCCGGAGTGCTTCGAGGAGGCCGTCTTCCCCGTTGAGGCGCTCGTCGTGGCGCTCAAGCTCCTCAAGCCGGGCGGCCAGCTCGCCATCGAGGTGAAGCTCGGGCAGAACGAGCACATCCCCGCGGGTCGTATCAACTCGTGGCTCCCGACGGCTGAGGCGTTCGAGAAGCTCGTGCTCCGGGTCAACGGCAAGGCCGTTTCCGCGTCGATGCCAGGCCGCGCTGGAAACAAGCTCCTCTACATCATCGAGGCGTTCGAGCCGAAGATCCCGGCGATCCAGGCCGCGCCGTCGACGCTCCCCGCCTTCCCCCGAGATCCAAAGGCGCCGGTGGTCGTCGCCGAGGCCGCCCCCGCGACCGGGCTACCTGTTTTCCCACGCGACCCCGCTCCGAGGACCGTTCACCGCATCGGAGCGCCTCCGGCTCCGCCAGCGCCGCCGCAGCCGCCGCCGGTCGCAGCCGAGGATTCGGACAACGATGTGGTCGTGATCCTCGACGAACCCCTGGAGCCGGAGCCGGAGCCGCCCATCGAGCCCAAGAAGCCGGGCCGACGCGGGAGCAAGTAAGCTCATTTCGAGTTTCGACCCGAACGAGTAGAATCCCAAGGCAGGGAGCGAGGCCCGATGGCTGCTACGAGAACCGTCAAGATGCAGGGGACCTTCGAGGTCATCAACGCCGCGAACGTCTCGGAGACCAAGAAGACGACCCAGGACTCGAAGGACGTGACCGAGGTCACCACGACCTCGCCGCAGGTCATCGCCGGGCTCCAGACGAACGTGCCCCTCCCGATGGGTGGCGTCACGCTCGCCAAGCGGGTCTTCCTTCGGACCGACCAAGAGGTCACGCTCAAGATCGGTGTCAGCACCGATGCCGGCTTCAAGTTCGGCCCCGGCGACGGCCAGTGGTCGAGCACTTCCGGTATCCCCGGGATCTTCATCACCACCGGACCCAACGCGACATCGGTCGAATCGGTCATCGCTGGAGACTGAGCCTTGGACGAGCTGAGCGAAGCCATCGCGGCCTTCCGGTCGCTCGACGAGTGGGGTACCAGGGCCCGAGAGGGAATCCAGGCCATCGTCAAGAAGTACGCCAAGCCGGTCGGTGGGAAGGCCGCTCCAAAGGCTCCCACAGCGGCTCCCACAGCAGCGCCGAAGGGCACTCCGAAGACCGCTCCCAAGGCCGCTCCACTCGCCGTTCCGAAGGCTCCCGCCCATCCAGTCACCAGCCTCGCTCGCCGTCCGCTCGCCAGCGCGCCGTGCCCGAAAGGCACGACACGCATCGGCGCGCACTGCCACGGCGACACCGGGCGTACCAAGAAGCTGCGGAAACCGCGCAAGCCGAAGGCGAAGAAGCCGGTAGCGACCGCCGCGCCCGCGGCTCCCATGGGCGTCACGCGCAAGCTCGTCGATCCCTTCGCCCAGGCCGCCCAGCCGAAAACCGCCACGCCGGGAGCCGCCAAGCCGAAGGCCGTCATACCGAAGGTTGCCTCCGGCGGTCACCGGACCCTCTCCCGTCGTCCGCTCGCGAGCGTCGGGAGCATCAGTCGCGTCGGCGGCGCCAAGAAGGCCAAGATGGCGTTCGTGGCTCCGACGCGCAAAGCGGCCAATCGCAAGCCGGTAGGCGCCCACCCCATCACCGGAGCCCCGCACGATCGGTACTCGGCACTGCTCGCCAGGCACCGCAAACGGAAGGGCGGAAGCGCCCGAGTGTCTGGTAAGGTAGCGGTGTAGGTGCGAAACTGGCGTGCGTTCTCGGGCTCCGTCTGCGAAGATGGGTCCGATGGGTAGGAGCGGTCGATGAGACTGAGCGACTTCCGAGTCAAGACGGACTTCTGGCCGCTCGTTTCCTCCAACGACGAGCTGGTGATCGTGCATCGCGATGCGCTCGCCGTCATCCCGGTCCTCTATATCGGGTGCCACGAGGACACGACGTTCACGATCCGCAGCGCGCGAACCAGCCTGGCGGTCGAGACCGCATCGCCGTGGAACACGACCTCGATGAACGGCGGTGAGAAGAAGAAGATCGACCTCTACGATGGGGTCGACGTTCTGAACATCGTCTCGAAGATCATCCTCACCAGGGGCTCGATCTTCGTCGGCATCGCGTCGTTCAACGAGTTCGACGCCCACTTCAGGCAAGTCACCGTTCCGAACGGGTAGGAGATCGACATGGGTGCATTCGACCAGATGGCCGGACTCGGGATCACGCTCACGCGGCGCCCCCTTCTGTCGCTCGGCGAGGAGGACAAGTCGACGCCCGAGACCGTCTCGTGGTACGGCAAGACGCCGCCCGAGACGACCTCGACGACGGGCAAGCACGACCCCAACACGCGCTACCGTCCGAAGCCGGACCCGAAGTACGGCGACAACGACCAGACCACGGCCAAGGTCTCGGCGGCGCAGCTGCGCACGGGCAAGCCCGCTCAGCACAACACCAAGTAGGAGTCCGACATGAGCCGGTTTGACGAGATCGCGGGACTCGCGGAATCGCACAGCCCGATGCTCGGAGTCCGTCTCCGCGACCTCGGACAGTTGGCGAACACTCACCTGTCCCACCTCAAGCGGGCGGCGAGCACGGGCACGCCGTCCGACCTCCGTGACGTTGTCGGCCAGCTCGACAAGGTCATCGGAGAAATGAACGGCATCGCCAAGCGACTGTAGGATGGGCTCCCTTGGGCTACCTCTACGATAACCTGCCTTTCGGGAGGGACATCGCGGAGTGTCCGGCATTCTACATTTACGCGATGTTCATCTACTTCGAGCGTGCGGATAGGTTCGCCGCCGACAAGCCCAAGACGATCCTCGCCCAAACGATTCAACGCGTCCTGCCCGACGTGGAGGACTGGCAGGTCTCGGTCGTTCGCGAGGACCACGTCGTCTTCCGCTTCCACGATCCGGCGCAGCGGCAGCAGGCGCTCGACGCTGTTCTCTCCTCGACTCCGGTTGAGCTGGTCGTTCAGAAGGTGACTTTCGAGAGCCAGGGCAGCACAGTCCTGCCGTCGGGTCAGGTCTTCCCAGCTCCCGCGCCCCCGCCGCCGCCCTTCCCCGATCTCGGGCCGATCATCGACGACCTGGAGACGCGGGTTCATCAGCTCGAACTCGACGAGGAGGGCGAGGTCATCGGCAGTGGCGTCAAAGTGCGCGAAGTGGACGGCTTCCCGGTCGTCGACCCGACGAAGACCATCATCGTGCCCAACAACACGCTCACGCTCGGTGGACCGGACGAGGCGATTCTCGACTTCAACTCCTTCGAGCTGCGCGAAGTCGTCATCGGGCCGTTCGTCGAGACGGTCGTCCCGGACACCGCCATCAACATTCGGACGGGGGCCTATGGCGGCGGTCTGTTCTCGCCCGCCCCGGTGTCTGGCGATCTGAATGTTACACTCCCGGCGTCGGGTGCCGCTTTCAAGGACGATGGGCGAATCGAAGTTCACCTGAACGGGCAGGATCTTCCGAAGGGCGACGGCTCTGGCAACGGCATCGCGGAATGGGTCTCTGCGACGCAGATCAAGATGCGTGTCAAGGTCAAGAATAAGGATACCATCATGGTTCGGGCGCCGTTCCCGACCGCGTAAGGAGCCCTCTGAATGAGCACTCTCGACCAAGAAACACAGATCCGCAACTCGGATGTCTACGACGACACCGTTCCTCCCGGTGCCGGTCTGGAGACGCCCGCCGCCGCAGACCAGAACATCCTGTTCGACCTGAACGGGCTCCGATCGCAGGTCCGGCGCATCATCGACCCGCAGACACAGGTTGGGACCGCCGACTGGTTCGTGAGCATCGCTACGGCTCTCGACAACTTCGGTTTGCGCCAAATTCACGACAAAAAGTTCGTGTTCAAGTCGCCGCGCGACACGAACAACGTCTTCACGCTCGGCGCGGGCGCGCTCGGCAAGCTCGTTTCGTCCGCGATGGTCGCTGGCGGTTCGGGCATCATCGCGGTCGGGCCGTCGAGCACCCAGAACAACGCCTACCTCGCCGCGACCGAGGCCAACTTCACCGTCGCCGGTACGCTCGGCGTCGGACTCTCCACGGCTGCTTCGGCGGCAGCTGTGGTGCTCAACGAGGTGGACATCTTCATCGGGAGCACGAACGATCCGCCGCTCGACGGTGGCACGCGCGTGTTCGGTCTGCTCCAGGTGCTCACGGGCACGTCGGACGGTACGGCCATCGCCGCCGCGGCCAGCGAGAACCTCCAGATCAGCTTCGTCAAGATCAACCCGACGACGGACGCGATCGTCGCGGTCACGTTGCCCGCCGGAACTTACCAGTTCCAACTTCCGTTCCAGCAGAGCTTCTACGGCCTCGATCGCGGCGCCTTCCTCTCGGGTGGTCAGCTCCCCGACATCATCGACCCCACTTCGGTCGTCACGCGCCTCCCCTTCCGGCAGTTCAACGTCACAGCCCAGGCGGCGGCGGCAGAGACGTTCAACGTCCAGACGGGCGTGTTCTCGGGCACCGGAACCACCACGACGTTCGCCAGCTTCGGTACGCCCATCACACCAAGCACAGCTGCCGAGTTCCGCGACGACTCGCGCTGCAAAATCTGGCGGAACGGGGTTCTCCAAGCCAAGGGCGCCGGTGAGGATGTAACCTGGGTCTCCACGACGCAGGTCAGCTTCACGACGAAGGTCAAGTCGGGCGACCGCATCCAGATCGAGAGCCCGGCATCCTTCACCTAAAGCGGAGACGTAGAGATTAGTCCATGAGTGGGATCGCCGCCGACCAGATCCGAGAGATCAACACCTTCATCGGAGACATCGTTGCCCTCGTGGACGATGGCGGCACTCCCACGCTTCCCGCTGTTCGGGCTACTCTCCTCAAAGCGATTGCCGGTTCCGAGACGTTCGCGCTGACCGGCGTCATTTCGCCGACTTCGCTCGCGGCCAACCAGGACAACTACAGCCCGACCGGGCTTGCGACCGCGTCAACACTTCGACTCACGTCTTCGGTCGCCGTCAACATCACCGGCATCGCTGGAGGAACGAGCGGGCGCCTTCTCACGCTCATCAACATCGACTCGAACACGATCACGCTCATCAGTGAGTCTGCTTCCTCGACCGCGGCCAACCGCTTCACGCTTGCTGGTGGCAACGTCACGCTCGTCGGCGGTGCCATCGTTACCCTCGCCTACGACGCTACGTCATCTCGCTGGCGTATTCAGGGCGCGGCTGGCGGCGCCTCCGGCGCTGGTGGAATCGTTCAGACGCAGTGGACGGAAGTCACGTCGAATCAGACCACGACCGCGACGACGTGGCCTGCGGCGAACACAACCATCGCTGCGGCCTCAAACGGCGTCTCGCTGCCGACTGGAACCATCAACGTCGCCTCGACGACGGGCTTCGCCGCTGCCGGACAGATCGTCGTCTTGACGAGCGCGGGTCCGCAGATCGTTACCTACACGGGCACAGGCGCCACGACCTTCACCGGTTGTACCGGCGGCACCGGCACCATGAGCACCGGCGGCCTCGTATTCTTCCGACTCCGAACGACGATCGCAGCCGGTTCCAACGGCGTCTCGCTGCCTACTGGAACCATCAACGTCGCCTCGACGACGGGCTTCGCCGCCGCCGGCACGCTTCTGATAACGACCAGTAACGGCCCGCAACTCGTGTCCTACACCGGGACGAGCGGAGGCAATCAATTCACTGGCTGTACGGGTGGCACCGGAACCATGAGCACCGGCGGTCTCGTCGCCGACGTTACTGCGACGACGCAGGATGTGCTCAGAATCGACATCACGACCACCGGCGGTGCGCTCATCGTTCAGTCGCTTGGAAGCGCATCGAACGGAACGAATAACGCTGTCGTCTTCTTCCGCGTGGTCGTGGATGGCATCGTTCGGCGCGGTGGCAGCACGAAATCCAACGGTGGCTCGGGCGTCACGGCCATGGCCGTAAGCCTCAAGCTCACAGGACTCACAGCTGGCGCTCACGTCGTTGTCGTTCAATGGCGCGTCAGTTCCGGGACGGGGCAAGTAAGGCCGATCACGCGCGAAGACGAAAGCGCGAGCCTGCTCGTCGAAGAGGTCACAGCCTAGTGGCCCAGAGCTATACCTATCAGATCACGACCGACTTCCCGTCCGGCGGATGTTTCGAGGACAATCTCGTCATCGAGATCAGAGCGTCTTCCATCGCAACGGCGCTTCAGGACATCTCGCGCAACGGCGACGTGCTCTCGATCACCTTCGTCAGCGCCCTCTCCGCCGGGGATAAGACGACGCTCGATAACGACACGAGCAACCCCGCCGGTGGTCTTATCGCCGCGCACAATCCGACCCCGCCCACGGAGGCGGCCAACAACGCCGGCAACGTGGTGCTCACGCCGCCCACGATCGGCAGCAGCCAGAACAACTACAACCCGACTGGCTTCGGCAACGCCGGGCTTCTCCGCATCGCAGCTTCGACGGCGGTAAACGTTACGGGCCTCGCGGCAGGCGCAACCGGACGGCTGGTCCAAGTCCACAACGTCGGATCGTTCAACATCACGCTGACTGACTCGGACACGAACAGCACAGCGGCGAATAGATTCTCGCTCCGCGGAGCGGCGAGCTTCATCCTCACGCCGAACAAGACGATCTCACTCCAGTACGACGCCACGTCGGCTCGGTGGCGGGCGATCGGAGCAGACGACCCATACGGGACGACGACGAGCACGGTCTGTCAGGGTACCGACTCTCGGCTTTCGGATGCGCGTACTCCGACGGGAGCGGCGGGCGGTGATCTCAGCGGAACCTTCGCTAACCCCACAGTTGCACAAAGCAGTATCGCTTTTGCGCTTACCGGTGTGCTCAGTCCGGCTTCTATCGGTGCGAATCAGAACGACTACAACCCGGCCAGCCTCTCGACCGCCGCCGTCCTGCGGCTCACGTCATCGGGTGCGTTCAATATCACCGGACTGGCGGGAGGGGCAAGCGGTCGAATTCTGGTCGTTCACAACATCGGCTCGTTCGCGATCACGCTCAAGGATGAGGATGCGGGCTCGACGGCGGCAAACCGCTTTGCGCTCACCGCCGACATGAGCATGTCTCCCGATTCGGTTGCGCTCCTTCAGTACGACAGCACTACTTCGCGCTGGCGTGCGATCTCAGGTGGCGGGAGCGGCGGATCGCCATCGGGACCAGCCTCGCAGGATCTCGGCGGAACGTACCCCGGCCCTCTCGTGCTCCAGTCTTCGACCACGTTCGCGCTCACCGGCATCATCTCCCCCACGACCATCGGCGCTGACCAGAACGACTACACCCCGACTGGCCTGAGCACGGCGAACACGCTACGTCTTAGCGCCTCGACACCTGGGTTCAGCATCACGGGGATCACGGGCGGCGCAGACGGTCGATTGCTCGTTCTGACCAACGTCGGCTCGTTTCCCATCACGTTGACCGACGAGGGTGCGGGATCTACCGCAGCAAACCGCTTCTCGCTCCAAGACGGGACGGACCTGACGCTCAACCCCGAAGACGGCTGCATCATCCGTTACGACTCCACGTCGAGCCGATGGCGAGTTTTCGGAGCCTCCACCATCTCGGCATGCTCGCGGCTCCGTGTGGGGCCGGCAGACGCTACGCGTCCGATTCCAGCCGGTTACTTTGCGGCCTTTCGAGGCGGCCCATCCGGCAACGGCGTCTTCATTTCGGCTGGTGAAGCCGAGGGCGACATCCTGCTTCACATCGAGGACCAGGATGGGACGCTCACTTTCGCGGAGGTCCACGCCGACGACGGTCAGTGGTCTCTCGGCGCGACCTACGCAGCTACGCTCGCCGCCAGAGGTTTTGTTCATGGCATGGACAACCAATGGGCCGCGAGCGGTCTCAGGCAGCAGGACTACAACACGCAGTTCGGCGGCTATCGTGTCGCTGGCGCGCTCGTCGCGGACAACAACAGAGGCGTCTTCGCGGCAACGTTGGCGATCGACGGAGTCATCACGCCGACGACCATTGCAGCCAACACGAACGACTACGCCCCCACCGGGATTGCCACCGCCTCGTTCTTGCGTCTCTCAGCTTCTACACCCGGATTCAGCATCACCGGCCTGACTACCGGTTCGTCTGGTCGCGTCGTCGCGATCCATAACGTCGGTTCGTTTCCCATCACTCTGACCGACGAGGGCGCTGGGTCCACCGCAGCAAACCGATTCGCGCTTACCGACGCCGCCAACCTAGTACTTCAGACCGATGAGTGCGTCATACTTCACTACGACAGCACTTCTACTAGGTGGCGTGCTGTTTCTGCCTCGCGCCAGGCGACCGCTGCCCCCGGCGCTACCGGCGTCGCGACCGCTTCTGCGGAGGGCACGGCTTCGACCCTTGCCCGCAGCGACCACGCCCACCAGTCCAACACCGCGCCCGCAAACGTAACCAAGGCCGCTGCCGCCATTGGTACGAGCGGAGAGCCGGCCAGGGCCGATCACAAGCACGATGTGACCACAGCGGCTCCGGCTGCGACGGGTGTGGCTACCGCATCCGCCGAAGGAACCGCGACGACGCTTGCCCGATCCGATCACGCCCACCAGTCGAACACCGCGCCAGCCAACGTCACGAAAGCGGCTGCGGCTATCGGCACAAGCGGGGAGCCTGCGAGAGCCGACCACAAGCACGATATTACTACCGCAGCGGCGGCAGCAAACCCGCCTGGCTCAGCTAACGCTGAGGGAACATCGACTTCGCTGTCTCGTGCAGACCACGTACACGCGCTGGCGGCGTTCGGCTCGGCTACTGGCACGTTCTGTCAGGGTGACGATGCGCGTCTGTCCGACGCGCGCACTCCAACGGGCGCGGCGGGCGGAGACCTGTCGGGAACATTCGCCAATCCGACCGTCAAACAATCGAGCATCGCCTTCGCGCTTGCCGGTATCCTCAGTCCAGCGCAGATTACCGCCGACCAGAACGACTACAACCCTGCGAGCCTTTCGACGGCGAACACCATGCGCATCAACTCGGACGCCGCGCGCACGGTCACCGGCCTCCAGGGCGGCGCCACAGGTCGCATTCTCGTCATCGAGAACGTGGGCTCATTCCCGATCACGCTCTCGCACGAGTCGGCTTCGTCCACGGCGGCGAACCGCTTCTCGTTCGCCTCTCTTGACGTGGTGCTCGGCCCTGGGCACTCGATCACGCTCGCCTACGACGGCACGTCGTCGCGGTGGCGCAACGCCTCGAACACCGTCGAACGCGCCTCGGGGGCGTTCTCGCTCAACGGCACGCTTTCCCCGGCGCAGATCACGGCGAACCAGAACGACTATTCCCCGACTGGGCTCTCGAACGTCGTGCTGCTCCGAATCAACACCGACGCGGCCCGAAACATTACGGGCATCGCGACAGGCGCAGACGGGCGCATGCTCGTCATTGTCAACACAGGGAGCTTCGTCATCTCACTACTGCACGAGAGCGCGTCGTCCACGGCGGCGAACCGTTTCACGTTCGACAGTGCGGACATCAACCTCGCCCCCTCGGCGTGCGTCGTGCTTCTCTACGACAACACGTCCTCGCGCTGGCGAGCCATAGGGACGGCGACTCCGCCTCGCGCCCGTACTCCGGTCGTTGCCACAGGCACGATCACGACGGCAAGCACGACGGACGTGCTCGCGACGAGCATGACCGACACCCCCACGGCGGGGGTCTGGCTGGCGATTTTCCGCGGTGGTTACGGCAACTCGACAGCCACGGCTCTGAGCACGGTGAGCATTTGGTTCAACGGCTCACAGGTTTCGGGAACGGAAGCGGGCTCAGACGAGCACAACGCGAACTACCGCACCCCGTTTATGACGTGCGCGGTCATTACGACAACTGGAGTCGGTGCAGTAGAAGGACGCTGGCGCGTATCGGCTGGCACCGGCTCGATGCTTAACCGGTCTCTCATTCTGCTCAAGCTGGTGGCCTAAGATGATCGACCTCAAGTTCGCCAAGATCACCGACACGGGGAAGCTCGACGCGGAGATCGCGGCGCAGCTCGCGAAGGGCGGCAAGGGTCGCTTCTTTGGCGTTTCGGGCGACCCGGAAGGCGTGGACGACAAGGCACGAACAATCGTCCATCTGCCAGACGACGCGACCGCTGATGAGATTGCGCTCATCGGAAGCCTCATCGACGCCCATGACGTTCTCCCCGAAGCACGCGAGGCCCGGATCGGCGAGCTACGTGCCGCGTGCAAGGCGTACATTTTCGGCGTCTACGATGAGGGGTCGCAGGCGAGCCTCCTCGCCCTCTGGTCACAGGCGCTCGCCAAGGGCTACACAGACCGCGCCGCATACATCGAGAAGGCACTCGGTTGGATCGACTCGATCCTCGCTTACTACTACACGACCAAGGATGAGATCCTCGCGTCGGACGCTCCCCCGAAGGTGACGTGGGACTTCGCGCAGTTTGACGCTTCGATTCCCGACACCACGCTGCGCGACGCGCGCGGTATGACTTCTTAGGTCGTATCTTCGGAACCACGTAAGGTCTTGCGAGCGACAAGACCGGTCTGGCTTCGGATTTCTATGGGCAGTTTGACACCCTTGGTCCGAAGATGACTCTGCCCGAGCGCAAGCTGAGCGCTCGAAGGAAAAGGAGGACCCATGACCACCGTCGCTCAACCGTACGTCTACCCGGTTGCCAACATCCCGGGCTGCGGAGGCGGTTTCACCGGACAGATGAGCGATCACCTGTCCGCCCTCGTCGAAGCGGCGCTCCCGACGTTCTGGGACCAGAGCGGTTTCAACTCCGACGAGACGAACGTCATCGTCACGGGCGTTCGTGACCTCGACACGGACGAGAAGGCCGTGCTCGATGGGCTCGTGGACCGTGTCGCGGAGAGCTTCATCGTGACCATCGACGGCGGGACCACGGACATCGGAGAGCCCGGTACGATCGACAAGAACGCGGGCCTGGACTCGGCCACGACGATCACGCTCAAGTTCAAGGACGGGAACGGCAACGACTCGGACGGCCACGGCGAGGTGGTGAAGATCATCGCCCCCCGGATGCCGATCAGCAAGACGGGTGGCGCGTTCGACGCGAACGGCAAGCTGGAGTTCACGGTCGGATCTTCGCTCGAACGTGGCACTTGCGATCTCATCATCACGTCGGACAAGCTCCCGCAGCGCCACATCACCGCGAACTGGAACTAGGAAGGAACGATCATGGCTGGCTTCGTCGTCAAGAAAGACAACACCGCCATCGAGAGCGGCGCACCCGTTCTCGTCAAGGGCGATCAGTCCTCGTTGCAGAAGCTCACCATCGAGCACAAGAACGGCACGGCGGGGGCGGGCAAGAAGGTCACGCTGGAGACCACAGCGCCCATGTACATTTCTCCGGTGGATGGGGTGCTCGACGCCAACGGCAAACTCGTCCTCACGCTCGGACCGAGCTTCGGCACCAAGGGCGATGGGTCCGTCACCGTAAAGGTCAAGGACGCCGGGCACCAGAGCTTCTCGTACCGCTTCACGGACTAGCGCGTGACCTCGATCACCTGGGAAGTCCTGACCAAGCAAGAGATCGCAGCTGTCTCGAACGGCTGCGGTCCCAAGGGCGTCTCGTGGATCATCCCCGATCTGATCTTCGGGTGTCCGTGTTTGAGTATCGAGAGCAGCGTATCGAATTTCGTCTTTGAGTCTGCGTGCGACCACTTCGGCGTCGTCTATTGTCTTCGTAGCCCGAGTGGTCGTGTCTATGTCGGGCAGACGGTTGATCTAGCGCATCGCCTGGACAATTACCGAAGAGGTCATTGCCGAAGACAGCCTAAGCTGGCGTGCGCAATAGCCAAGTATGGTTGGACCGCGTTTACAGTGTCAGTGGTGGCTGCGTGTTCTAACCAAGCCGAACTTGATACCGCCGAGCGGCACTGGATCGCCAGGCTGGCATCTATTCAGAACGGTTACAACTGCACACCGGGAGGTCTCGGCGGTTTCGGCAGACGCCATCGCTCAGCCTCTATCAGGAAGATGCGGGTGTGCAAGCTCGGCAAGAAGAACTCGATGTGGGGCCAGACACACTCGCCGGAGGCGCGGGCAAAGATTAGCGCGACGCACCTGGGTCGTCGTCTTTCGCTAAAGGAAGTCGAGCGTCTACGCTGCCTGCACACGGGAAAACCAAAGACGCCCGAACATCGGCGTAAGATCAGCGAGGCGCACTGCACGTTTCGCTACACGATCACCGATCCGAGCGGGACTGTCTTCGAGACTGACAACCTCAAGGTCTTTTGCCGCGAGCGCGGAATGGGTGAATGGGGGTTCTACGAGGTTGTGCATGGGCGTAAGATAGCTCATCACGGTTGGAAGATCGCAAGGGTAATCAAGTGACCACTCCGGCTCGTCCCTTACGGTTTGAAGACCTTACGCCAGCCGAACGGAAGGCGGTATGTAACGGGTGCGGACCTAGAGGCATCTCATGGATAATTCCAGATCTGGTTTTCGGTTGTCCATGTGAGACTCACGATTTCGACTACTGGCTCGGCTGCACGAAGCGTGATCGCTACGATGCCGACCGGCGGTTCCACAAGGCGATGGCTGAACACGCGCGTAGGCAGAGCACCTGGTTCAAGCGCCTGTTCTACAGGTTCGCGGCGTGGCGGTACTACTACGCCGTTCGTCTGTTCGGCGCCAAGGCGTTCTACTTCGGCCCGAGCAAGCGAACGCGCGAGGACATGGCTCGGGCCGTTGCCGGAACCGGACCGAACTGAACTGGGCCGATGGGTCGTCGGCGGACGCTAGGCATCGAACGGGCTTTAGGGGTAGACTCTTAGGTGCTACCCTATTCCAGTTCGTCTAGAGCCCGAGACGGCAACCGAGGGACCCCGATGAGCAAGGACGGCAAGAAGAAGTGGGACCCGAACGATCCCGCCAATCACCGGGTTCGTAACGGCGGGCCTGGCGCCTCTCTCACCTCCGCCATGTTCCCGGCGCTGGAGCAGGAGCCGACGCCGGAGCCCGAGACGGAGCCCCGCCCGTTGCAAGAGGACTCCGGCGCCGATGCTCCAGCGTGTCCCCAGGCGATGCGCCTCGCCTCCGCGATCATGAGCCGTCCCGCGATGATCGACATCGGTCAGCTGGAGCGACAGATCGCCGAGCGCGAGAACACGCGCCCCACGCTCTCCCTCGGGACGGGCGTGTCCGACAAGCCGGCGCTTACCATCGCCGACATCGCCCAGCTCGCCGACGAGGACGCCCGTCGCGCTCTGCGCCCAGTCGTGGAGAACTTCGAGGGCACGCCGACGATCCACGACCTCACCAAGCACCAGAACTTCAAGGATCTGCCGGAGCCGGTGAAGGCGGCTGTGCATCACGTCGTCAAGCATGGCAAGCCGAGCAGCAGCAACCCTGACACGAAGCACGCGGTCAAGTCCCCTCAGCACAAGGTCCACAAGGATCTCGAAGCCTGGGTCAGCCAACAGACGAAGGGCCACAAGGAGAAGCACGAGGCCGACTGGGGCAAGGTCACGCCCGGCCCCGTGCTTCACTCCATCGCGATGAAGGGCATCGGGCACCTCGACGTGAAGCCAGGTCACAGCCTGAACATCCACTACGGTTCCGGCTCGCCGCACTCGGACCACATCGACCCCACCAAGAAGCTCACGTCGGAGCAGTCGACGGCGCTCGCGCAGCTCAAGACGAAGGGGCATCTCCCCGAAGGCTGGAAGATGGTCTTCGGCGTGCCTCGCTCGATGGGGCACGCGCCTGATCACCCGATCCACAACGCGGACGCCAAGCCGGAGCCCACGGCAGGACCCGCGCCCAAGGCTGCATCTGCCGCAGCCGAACCGGCGAAGTCCGGTGAGAAGCCCGTGCCCCCCGGCGTCGACTCGCACATCTGGAAGCGCTTCTCCAAGCTCGATCTCGACCAGCCCGATACCCCGGAGGAGAAGGCGAAGAAGGAAGGGCAAGAGAAGGCGAAGAAGGAGGCCGCTGAAAAGGCCGCGGCTGAGCGCGAGGCGAAGTTGGCCGCTCAACACGCGAAGATGGCGGCGCAGGCCGCGGCCAAGCCGAAGTCGCCGATCCAGGGGATGATGGACAAGATCATGGCGAAGGTGAAGGCGGAGAAGTCCGATCCGAAGAACCGTACTTCCACCGAGCACGCCCAAGCCGGAGCCGCGGAGCTTGCCAAGCAAGCCCACGACGATCCCCACTTCGGCGACCTCTTCAAGCACATGGCGGCTGGCGACTGGAAGAGTGTCCTCCAGCACCCCGACAGGGCAAAGGGAGATGCGGCGTTCGCCGCCGCGCATAAGCACGGTCGCAAGCTCGCCGGACTCCCCGAGGAGCACACCGAGCAGCACCACACGCTCGCCGACGTGTTCTCCGAGGACACAATCCCGAAGCCCAAGGGTGAGCGCATCGGTCGGGTGCTCAGGGGGCTCGGCAACAAGCTGCGGTCGCCAGCCGAAGCGGAGCCGGGGCAGTTCAACAACGCCTCGCATGGCACCGCCACGCTTCCGGCTTTCGACATCTCGGTGAAGGAAGACCTGGACACCCCCAGCGCTAGGGTGCTTCGCGGATCGGGCGTCGGCGCTGCCGTACTACGAGGAGAACGATGAGTACCAACGGAAAGAACGGCAAGAACAAGTGGGACCCGAGCGATCCGGCGAACCATCGGGTTCGTAGCGGCGGTCCCGGCGCTGCGCTCAACTCTCCCGCCGCGATGCGCATGGACGAAGACTCGCCGCTCGAAGCGCCGGTGGGCGGGTTCAGCCGCGACGCCAAGCTCATGTCGCCCGACACGCGCGAGCTGGTCCTCCACTCGCGGAAGACCGAGATCGACAAGTTCGCCGAGGATCGTGGGCTCAACCCGACGATCGTCATGGGCATCGCCGAGGTGGCGATGCGCATGGGACGCGTGCCCGACATGCGCCAGTACGGTGTCAGTGGTGATGACGCCAAGGCGATCAAGCAGTTCGTCGCCGGTGAGATCCTCAACATCGCGATCGAGGATCTCCCGGCCCTGAAGGACAAGCTGGTCGCCGAGATGACCACGTCCGGGAACGCCGGAGCCGCGATGCGCCTCCCCACGGCGTTCCTCGAACGACCGATGCTGGTCGACGGCGCTGCGCTGGAAAAGTCGCTCAAGACTCAGCACGAGTCGAACCCGGCGCTCGAACTCGGAACCGGCGTGAGCAACAAGCCGGCGTTCACGATCGCCGACATCGCGCAGTTCGCCGCCGACGACGCGGCCAGGCTCCGCAACGCAGCCGACCTCGGAGTGAAGCCGACGACCGAGACGACGACTCCGCCCGTCGACGCCGAGCCCGCCGTCGAGGGCGAGTCGGTGCCCAAGCCCAAGGGCGAGAAGATCGGCAAGGCGCTCAAGGGTCTCGGCGGCAAGCTCCGCTCGCCCGCCGAGGTCGAGCCCGGCCAGTTCAACTCGGCCAACGGCGGCACCGCACCGCTCGCCAAGGACGACATCACCGTCAAGGAGGGCGTGAGCCAGCCGAGCGCGAGCATGCTCCGCGAGGCGCGTGTCGGCGCCGCTTCGCTTCGCGACGCGTCTGCCCAGGCCGAGGTCGCCGAAGATCGGACCGCCGGCATGCAGCTCGACGAGGCGAAGAAGTGGATCGCCGCGATGCACATGAAGAAGGGCGCGCTCCACAAGCAGATGGGCGTGCCCGAGGGCAAGAAGATCCCAGCCGGGAAGCTCGCCGCCGCCGCCGAGAAGGGTGGCAAGGAAGGCAAGCGCGCGAGGTTGGCGCAAACCCTCAAGAAGTTCCACCACAAGTAGGAGACGCCGGCCAAGGTGAGCCTGTCCGAACGGATCGTCGACGAGGGCCTACTCTCGCGCATCAAGGGCCTCGTCTCGCCCCAGCGCGAGATGCCCAAGAACTTCCCCATCGAGCGGAAGCGTCGTCGCGGACCGCCGCCATCGACACCGCAGATGCGACCCCAGCCGAGGCACCCGGCCTTTCAGGCTCTCGCCGCGCGGAAGCAGCGCGCCCAACGTCCCGCTGTTGACCCGAAGGCGGCTACCCAGTCGCGCGCCCACTACGCGACTACGGAGCCCCACGCTCACACTCCGTTCAAGCCGTCGACATCGCGGGCACCCGCTTCTCGCCATGCTCCCCAAGCCGAGCCCGCCGCTACGCCGGCAGCGACCGCGCGCCCCGCCTCACACTCGTGGCTACCCGCCAAACGAAGCACCCAGGCGACCCCGACCGCTGCACCCGACGCGCAGCACGCGAGCGCTCGCGAGACCAAGCCTTCGCCCGCGCTCGGAGCCAAGCTCGCGTGGCTCGGCGCTCAACCGCCCGCGGAGCCGACGCCCAAGCCGCCCGCTCCCGCCGAACCCGCCGGAGTTCTCTCCACACGGCACAAGCCTGGGACGCTCGCCCACACGGTCCACCTGTTCCGACAGGCGAAGGAGATCCGCAGTCAGATCGGTCGACCCGTTCACGTCGTCCAGCACGCCGGGAAGCGCTTCATCACAACCAAGCCGAGCGCTCAGCACAAGATCCTCCACACCTACGAGCAGCTGCGCGAAGTCATCCGAGCCTTTCGCGCCACTCTCGCCGAAGCCACGGTCGCGTTGTCCGTTGGTCCCTTCATGGGGTCCATCAACGGACAGCGCGCCGTCGATGTCCGAAGCGAGGGGGGCAAGCGCAGGTCCAAGAAGACTGCTCCACCGCTCATCCGCCGATCCGGCCCAGCCGGAACAGGAGAGTAGGTGACGCCAACCCCGTCCGCGAGTTACCATAAACGTGTGGAGCTTTCCGAGATGGACCACCCCGATGTCGACCGCCTCCTCGGCGAGATCCGCAAGAAGGTCATTCGCGGAGCGAAACCCACTCGGCACGGACGGTTCAAGGGTGCGATGCGGACGGTCCCCATCAAGCATCCGACGAAGCCACGAGAATACGGGCGCGAAACGCTCGGCGAGGAGTTGAACACGATGAGTCTCCACGACGCAATCCAGCGGTTCCGCTCGGTCAACGAAGCGGCCCTCCCGGCGCCCGCCCCCCAAGGCCAGGTCGCGAGCGGGAAGCAGACCGCGTCGAAGTCCAAGTTCACGGGCACCGAGCCCAAGGACCAGCAGGACTACAAGCGCGACAAGGTCAGCGAGCCGAGCGATCCCGAGGCGAAGGCCGCGGCTACTCGCTCGACGGCTGGCGTGAAGGGTCCCGGCTACGATGCGACCGGGCGCGAGCGCGTGGACGTGCGTCACGAGCAGCGCGGGAAGCAGCGCGAGGACGAGGGCCAGGACAACTTCCGGTCGACGCCGAAGAACGACCAGGAAGACCTGGAGTTCGCCGCGGCGATGCTCCAAGACCGAGTCGGTGACCTGCGTCGCCGACCCGTCGCCGAGGCCGGCATCCCCGCACCGGCGCCCGACCAGAAGACCCCGGACGGCAAGGCGCAGACGGCGTCGAAGTCCAAGTTCGACGACCACGTCAAGCCCGACAAGGACTACAAGGGCGACGCCGCGTCGATCCCCGCCGACGCCGAGGCCAAGGCCGCGGCCACGCGTTCGACGGCTGGCGTCTCCGGCCCCGGCTACGACGCGTCGGGTCGCGAGAAGGTCGACGTGCGCTTCGAGCAGGAAGACGGCATCCGTCCCGGCGAGGACGCCGACCAGGCGTTCGTCCGGCAGCACGGCCTGGCGTAGTCCAAGCCGACGCGAAGTCGTCGTTCACCGAGGTCGAGGCCCGTCAGCGGAGGATCGTCGTGGACAAGATGCTCAAGCCCGGTCTCCGTGAGGCGATCGAGACGTTCCGGTCGCTGGCGGAGGCCAAGGTCGGCGACTACGTGACGACCACCGGCGGTGACAAAGGCTACGTCCAGTCCGTCTCGGGCGGCAGGCTCGCCGTCAAGCGCACCGGCGGCAAGCCGTCGTCCGAGGGCGGCGTCTTCTACGTCGACTCGAAGGATGCCAACGTCAATCCCGGAGGCTCGCCCCTGTGAGCCTCAAGCGACTGGCGGAAGACCTGGACTCGTTTCTCGCCGGGGTCAAGGCTGAGCCCGCTCCCGCCGTCACGACCACCAAGCCCGGTACGCTCAAGACCGACGCGTCCGACAGCAAGTCGATCGACGAGGTCGTGCGAGCGACGTTCGACTACGTCTCCTCACAGCTCAAGGAAGAAGACGGCGCGGAGGCGATCGGGCAGGCGTTCATGGTCGCCTGCGATGCCATCGCCAAAGACGCCGGTCTCGATCACGGTACGGTTCAGCTTCATGCCCTCGCCTTCCTCGAAGGCATCGTGGAGGCAGCTCGGGGGTCTCTGTGAACGCGGAACAAGAAGCCGTCCTGCGCGCTGTCCACACCATCGCGGCCAAGAAGCCCGCCGCCGTGCGGCTCAAGGACGTGGCCGAAGCATCGCTCGGCGCAGTCGACAAGACCGCCGACGTGCTCGGCGAACTGATGCGCGAGGGCCATCTCCGGTACAACCTCAAGACCGGCTTCACGATCGAGCAGAAGCCTCAGTCCGAGGAGAAGCCCAAGACGGAGTCGAGCAGCGCGGTCTCCGCCACGAAGCCGCTCGTCGAGTCGCCCCCGAGCTACTCGGGTGGCGTCGGCGGTCGCGCCGTGGGGGCGCGCACGCTCTTTCCGCTCTCATTCCAGACCATCACCGACCTCTCCCAGAAGAAGTTCGAGCGCATGCACCAGGCCGACGAGACGCGCAAGCGCACGCGCGAGCGGCTTCGCCAACTGGCCCAGGAGACGACGGAGAAGCTCACGCGCCGGCCCCTCAAGTCGCTCGGGTCCGATGACGCGCGCCAGGGGTAGGATGACGCACATGAGTATCTGGTGCGCGACCTGTAGCGACCGGCCCGTGGCGAGCTTCGGCGAGTCCTGCCCGTTCTGCGCCCACAGGCTCGGTCACAAGCTCACGTCACCGCCAGCCCCCGGCCCTCACCCCGAGCCGCCGCGCAACGGCTCACTGGTCATCGGCGCCCTCGGGTGCCTCGTCGGTCTTACGCTCGCGGTCGGCTTCATCGTCGGATTCCTCGCGAGAGGACGCTCGTGATGACCCAGAAGCCGAAGAAGGCGAAGGAGGCCACCGCCAAGCTCGACAAGCCGGTCAAGGCGTCGAAACGGCCCAAGCCCGTCACCCAGGCGCCGCCCGACCTGCCGTTCTTCAACGAGCCTCCCCTCTTTGCGCCGCGAGGAGTCGATGCTGAGGGAAGACCACTGCGCTGCTCGTGCGGCTGTGGTCGCGTCGCGGACACGGTCAACTGGGGCACCGCCGAGCCAGCGAGCTGGAACTGCTTCATCGAGAAGATCGTCGAAACGTCCAAGCTGCGTGACGCCGAGCGCGAAGCGGCCAAGGCCGAGAAGATTCGGCGTATGGTCGAGGGCCGAGCGATCTCGCGAGGCGAAGATCCACCGAAGAGGAGAGCTACGGCGTGAGCAAGACAGAAGAGAGCGCGGCGATCGAGAAGCTCCGGGCGCAGCTCGCCATGATTCCGCTCGTCGATGTGGCGTGCATCGGTGTCGGCGGCACCGCCGAGTCGCCCATGCTCTACGTCTACCTGAAGGTTCCGGCCTGCCGCGGCTCGAAGCTGCCCAAAGCCGTCGGTCGCTTTCGGGTCGAGTACATCAACGGAGCGCCACGCTTGGTGTCCGCTCCGGTGGAAACGCCCAAACCCGAGGAGCCCAAGGCCAAGCCGTCTTCGCGTGTCGGGAGCCTGAAATGAGCTACCGCCGCGTTGTCGTCGTCGTCTGCGGTAACCTCGGCGCTGGAAAGGATACGACCGCCGACGCGCTCAAGGAGCTGCTGCCCGACGCGGTCCGCGACTCCTATGCCGCTCCGCTCAAGATGTGCGTCCACCTCAAGACCGGCATCCCCATGCGGATCTTGAACGGAACGCAGGCCGAGAAGGAAGACCTCGCCAACGGGGCCTACAGCAAGACGCCGCGGCTGCTCATGCAAGAAGAGGGCGAGGAGGCGCGGCAGCGCCTCGGGCCGACCGTGTGGTCGGACCGCTTCTGCGACCGCTTTGCGCTCAACCAAGCGCGTATCGCGATCATCTCCGACGGGCGCCACCCGGATCAGGAGATCGTCGCCGTCCGGCAGCGAGTCCCCAAGGACACCCTCGTCGTTGCGATCCGCGTGAAGCGCCCGAGCGTGCCGATCAAGCGCGGGCATCCGAGTGAGGACAAGATCGCCGACGCGCCGGACTCCACGTTCGACGTGAACATGCTCAATGACGGCACGCGCGAGCACTACCTCACTGTGAAGATCCCGCAGCTCGCCGACTACATCTACCTCTGGGCGCTCACTGAGAAGCGTCCGCAGGACGGCTGGATCGTGCGGTGCCCGAGCGGTGGTCGGCAACGATGGTCCCACGCGGGCAAGACCGACGCCCAGATGCTCGCGCATCAGCTCATGTCGCCGTGCCTGGACTGCGCCACGATGTCGGAGCACAAGGTCGAAGCCGCGCGCTTCGACGGTTTGCTCACTTCCGGGTGAGGCAACTAGCTTCACGTCGCACCCTGGAACATCGCGCTAACCCGTGATCCGTGCAGGAAAACGCACGGCGTCATTTCGATCAGCGATGTTCTCAATCTAAAAGCGAAAACCGGTCGAAGATGGGCTAGGCCGTGTCAGATGATCGCGGTAGGATGGGCCTCGCATTTCCTGTAGAAGACCCAGCGCACGAGAGGCAGCAGAGGATGAGCATCGCGGCGGTTGGCCCGGCCACGCGCGTCGGCGGTCACATCTCGGTTGAGCGTCACTTCACCGCTTCCGAGCACGACCCTTACGCGGAAGTCAAGTTCGAGCGTCGCACGGCGAAGATCGCCAACCCCGACGGGTCGGTCGTCTTCCAGATGGACGACGTGGAGATCCCGGTGGCCTGGTCGAAGGTCGCCGGAGACATCCTCGTCTCCAAGTACTTCCGCAAAGGCGGCGTCCCGCAGTCGGTCGTCGACGGGCTCGCCAACCTGAACGGCGGAAAGCCGGTTGCCACCGGCTCCGAGAGGAGCGTACGACAGGTCATCGACCGGATCGCCAACGCGATCGCCAACGCCGGAAGAAGCCAAGGCTACCTCGTCTCCGACGAAGACGTGAGGGCGCTGCGCGATGAGCTGCGCTACATCCTCGTCCGTCAATTCGTTGCCTTCAACTCGCCGGTGTGGTTCAACCTCGGACTCCACGAGAGCTACGGCATCAAGGGCGATCCCGCCGGCAACTGGGCCGTTGACCTCAAGACCGGCGTCGCCAGCGAGACGCTGGACGGATTCTCGCGCCCCCAGGTGAGCGCGTGCTTCATCCGTACGGTGAAGGACGACCTCACGCAGATCGGCCTCGGCATCGCCGAGGAGATGCGGATCTTCAAGTACGGTTCGGGTGCTGGAGCCAACTTCTCCACGCTCCGCGCCAAGAACGAGAAGCTGTCCGGCGGCGGGTCCTCATCGGGCCTCATGTCGTTCCTCAAGGTCTACGACGCGGCGGCAGGCTCAGTGAAGTCGGGAGGTACGACACGCCGCGCGGCCAAGCTGGTGTGCCTCGACGCCGACCACCCGGACATCGAGGAATTCATCGAGTGGAAGGCGCGCGAGGAGGACAAGGTCGCCGTGCTCGTGAAGGCCGGCTACTCGCCCGACTTCAACGGCGAGGCGTATGCGACCGTTTCGGGCCAGAACGCCAACAACTCGGTTCGCGTCACCGATGACTTCATGCACGCTGTCCTCAACGATGGCGACTGGCAGACGAAGTACCGTACCACGGGCAAGGTCGCCAAGACGCTCAAGGCGAAGAAGCTCATGCGGAAGATCGCCGAGGCGGCGCACCGATGCGCCGACCCCGGGATGATGTTCGACACGACGATCAACCGCTGGAACACCGTTCCCGACTTCGCTCGCATCGATGCGGCTAACCCATGTAACGAGTTCCACTTCGTCAACGACAGCGCGTGCAACCTGTCGTCGATCAACCTCGTCAAGTTCCTGCTCCCCGACGGCACCTTCGACATCGCAGGATTCGAGCACGTCTGTCGCGTGCTCATCCTCGCGATGGACATCCTCGTCGATCACGCCAGCTACCCCACCAAGGCGTTCGCCGAGAATAGCCACCAGCTACGTCCGCTCGGGCTCGGCTACGCGAACCTCGGCGCGCTGCTCATGCGCCTCGGCGTTTCCTACGACTCGGACGAGGGTCGTGGCATCTGCGCGTCGATCACGTCGCTCATGGCCGCAACGGCGTGGGACCGTTCGGCTGAGATCGCATCGGTGAGGGGCTCCTTCTCGGCTTTCGAGCGCAACCGGGCGCACATGCTCAACGTCGCTCGCATGCACGCCGCCGAGGGGAAGAAATCGAAGCCGAGCCGCTTCGACATCCACATCGCCGCTGCGGCCAAGGGTTCGTGGGAGAGCGCGATCACGGCGGGTGAGATGTGGGGCTATCGCAACGCCCAGCTCACTCTCCTCGCCCCGACAGGCACGATCGGCCTTCTCATGGACTGCGATACGACGGGTATCGAGCCCGACTTCGCGCTCGTGAAGAACAAGGCGATGGCCGGTGGCGGTGCGATGAAGCTCGTGAACCAGTCGGTTGGTCCGGCACTGGAGCGGCTGGGCTACGCGCCCAGCGAGCGCCTGCTGCTCGAAGCCCACATCGCGGCGCACGAGACGATCGAAGGCTCGGGTACGCTCAAGCGCGAGCACCTCCCCGTCTTCGACTGCGCGACTCAGTGCGGCGAGCGCGGCCAGCGCTTCATCGCGCCTATGGCGCATGTCAAGATGATGGCGGCGGCCCAACCCTTCCTCTGTGGAGCCATCAGCAAGACGGTCAACATGCCCGAGAGCGCGACCGTCGACGAGATCGAACAGGTCTACATCGAGTCGTGGAAGCTCGGCGTCAAAGCGCTCGCGGTCTACCGCGACGGCTCCAAGGGATGCCAGGTGCTCACCTCCAAGAAGGAGAAGACCAAGGCGATTGCCATTGACCTCCGGCCCACGCCGGCTCCAGGCTCGACCGCGCCCATCCTCGCCCCGCCGCTTCTCTCCGAGCGCAAGCGGCTCCCCAAGCGCCGTCGCGGCTTCACGCAAGAGGCGACGATCAGCGGCCAGAAGGTCTACGTTCGTACCGGCGAGTACGACGACGGGAAGATCGGCGAGCTGTTCATCGACATGGCGAAGGCCGGGTCGACGATCCAGGGCCTTCTCGACACCGTTGCCATCCTCACTTCGCTCGGGCTCCAGCACGGCGTTCCCCTCGACGAGTACGTCGAGGCGTTCACCTTCACCAAGTTCGAGCCGTCGGGGCCGGTCCAAGGCGATGCTCGCATCAAGTCATCGTTCAGCGTCATCGACTACATCTTCCGTACGCTCGCCGTCACTTACCTCAACCGCGACGACCTCGCTCACAAGCCCGCCCCGGTCGACGAGGCCAAGCCCAAGACCGACCGCTACGAGCTTCCGGTGGGCCTCGCCGCGAAGAACGGCGATCACGCCCCCGCCAACACGGTGGCGAACGTGCTGGACCTGGCCGCGAACGACACGGTGCGGGAGAACCTGCGGCAGCTCCTCGCGGAGAAGCCTGGAGCGCGCCTCTCCCTCTCCGCTGACCAGCCGTGTGGGGTCTGCGGCAATCCCACGATCAGAGCCGCAACCTGCGCGTTTTGTCTAACTTGTGGGGCCACCACAGGTTGCGGCTAGCATCGTGGGCTCAGAGCACGAGTGCCCGGCGTGTGGTGGAACGGGGCGCGTAAGTCTGACACGCGCGTTCTGCTTGACGTGTGGTGCGACGACGGGCTGCGGCTAGTCGTAAGTCGCGCAAAATCGCAGTGTTTGACCGGCTGCAACTCTGCGTTGCTCGCGTGTTCTAAGGGGCTCGGACCAGGTGGTTACACCGGTTTGGGCCTCCTCGCGTTTAAGTCGACCAGCGTAAGTAATTACTTGGCAAGCGTTTACGGTGATTAGTATACCAGACTCCAACGATCGCGAAGATCCGTCATTCCCGCGCTTTCACAAGCACTTACGGAGTCGCTCCGCCATCGACCCGTGCAACTCCCACCGCGCGTCGGTGTTGTCGAGGTTAGAGGTAGAACAGGGATGATGACGATGACGGTGGACGATCGACCGACCAAGGCCCACGGCGTCACGCTCAAGATGCGAACGCCCACGGCCCGAGTGATCGAGGAGTATCTCGTTGACTACGCCTACGGCATCGGAGCGCGTACCCCGGGGGAGAAGCCGGCGACCCCTCTCGAACGCGATCTCGCCAAGGCAATCGACCTCGGGATGAAGATCGGCAAGACGCGCACCTTGCTCCTCTTGCCCGACCAGAGGGATCTCTTGGAAGCATTCAAGCGACAACTCCGCATCGTCTGCCAAGGGCTGCATCCGTGGCAGGGTGGGCCACCTTCGGGGAACTACGTGAGGTCGATGCAGCGAGTCGTCGCCGACGTGGAGAAGTTCCAAGCGCGCTCCATCGTCGACAAAATGGTCGACACGCTCGGGAAGTAGAATCCGTGCCGGCAGCTCGCCGATGCAAAGCGCCTCGGGTATAACTCCCTGAGATGTCAGGCAAGAATCTCGCTTGTGAGGGCTGCGGTCGCACCATTCCGCCCGTCGCTCTGTGGACGGCGTGGGCGCGTCGCGCCAAGCTCTCCTGCTCCGAATGCAAGTGGCAAGTCACTAGTGACTTCCTCTTCGCCAAGGCCGAGGAGAGCGAGTACACGAAGACGCTTGTCGTCACCTACACACAGCTCGTGCGGTTCGGCTGGACTTCGGCTGAGGTGATCGCGCACGCTGGCGTAACGGTCGACCCGCGTGACCTGGGCGGCATCCTCACCGGCTTGCAGCGCGCCGGGCTCATTCAACGGGTCGGGACGCCGCCGCGCGAGGTGCAGATCGACCTCATGCTCGACTCGAAGGTCGAGCCGAACCCGGTCTTCGTGCCGGGTCCGCGCTTCCCCATGCCCAACACGGCGCTCGCCAAGACGATCTGCAAGGCCCCGCCGAGCGTGGAAGCTGCCCGGCGGGGCGCGATCAAGTCGCTGACGAAGACCTAGTCTCCGATCCGCTCGTAGCGCTGCTCGACGACTCGGCCTCCCGGGTAGCCGTCCTTCGCGGTGAGCACGAGCTTCGCGACCCACTCACGCACCGGCCTTGTGCAAAGGCGGTTGCCGCGCGGGTTGTCGTAGAGGCCGATGTAGACCACGAGCTTCTCGCCCTCGGGAAACCCTTCCGTCTTCGGGTGGTGCGCGCTCGGGAACACATCGCCGTGCTCGCCGGTGTAGTCCGCAACGCCGAACACGCGATAGAGGCCCCCCTTGTAGTGGCGGTAGACGCCGGGAGTCACCTTCGGCGCCATCGCTACGCCGATGCTTTCTTTACGATGTCCTGCGTTCCGCGCCTCACGTTCCACGAGTCGGGCGACATATCGTGGTGCATCGCCAGCTCGGGGATCGTCTTCTTGAGCACTTCGCCCATCTTCTGCGCGATCACGCGGAGGGTGGGATGGACGGTGTTCCCGCTTCGCAACTCGGCGATGTAGACCGCCGAGGGGAGCGGACACGTCATCACGACCGGGCAGCGGAAGCCCATGGGCACGTAGTACTGGCGGGTGAAGTCGTCGGCTGGGAGCCGCTCGACCAGCTTGCCGATCGCTGCGATCTGCGCTTCGGTTCCGAGCGGCATCTGCTCGATGTACCACGGGTGGAAGCCGTGGCGCATTGAGAGGAGCGGCATCTCCTGCACAGCGCTCCGCTGCCGCTGGAGGTCGCGGTAACTGCCGAAGTCGAGGAGAAACTTGAACGTGATCACCCCGTACTGGCGGAAGCGCTGGTGCAGCTCGGTCCGCGGCGGTCGCGAGGCGAGGAGGTCGCCGAGCGGCTCCATCGCGCGGAGGTCGAGCTTGCCGAAGTCGGCGTAGAACCCGTCTACGGCGTCGGTGTCGGCGAAGTAAGCGAAGCGCGTCATGCTCTTCGCGATGTAGTGCTCCTCCGCCTTGTAATTCTCGCGCGCCTTGTCGTCCTTGAGCTTCGCCTCGTGGGAGAAGCTCGACGGGTACTTCTCCTTCAGGCATTCGATTCCGCCCACGCCAAGGCCGGCGATCTCGGGGAGCGGGTGATTCCGCATCTCCCGGCTGTGGTCGTACGCTTGGCGCAGGTTGACGTGCCACGCGACGTTGGTGGTTCCGCCGGCTGGTATCAGGGACCGCCCGATGTCGAACGCTTTGGCGGCGATCGCCTTCGTCCACACCGACTCTTTCTGGTCTGGTTGCCGGGGGTAGCGCTCGGCGAGAAGCGGTTTGAGCGCCGCGATGGTGTCTGCGTAGAGCGCCATCCAGGCGTCCTGCACAGCCTTCCCACCCGGCGTTGCGAGCGGGTTGAGAATCAGCTGTGTGGAGAAGTCGATGTAGCGTGTCGAGGCTTCCTGGCCGTTGTACAGCGGGGTGTCCTGCACGGCCTTCGCCGCCAACATCGAGACACCCTCGAAGAAGACCGTCGTCGAGCCGCAGTCGCCGATGCTCTTGTGACCGTAGCCCACATAAAACTGCTCGTGGAACTTCGCCGAGCCGCGTTGCTTCACTTGGACGAGATGGTCGAGCACCGATCGCGGATCTCGTGAGTACATGGCTGCGAGCATCGCCACGTCTTCCGGGCTAGGAACGTCGTTTCCGTCGAGAACGACGATCTTGGGCATGGGTCTTCCTCCTGAATCGCGTGTTAAGTGTTCGCCACGACCACCGAAACCAGCTCGAACCGATGTCGATGTTTTGCTTCCGGTGGATGACCATCAGCCGATACGAGAGTCCGGCAGCTACGACGGCTCGGGCCTTGGCTTTCACTTGCGCAAACAGTGTCGAGTCGTAGAGCCCGAGCGTTACCGCGCTTTTTACCTCGATGACCTGACGCACCGAAAGCTGAAAGGCATCGGGCACGTAGACGCGAACCCGACCGTCGAATCTGTATCGGAACGTCGGGCGGCCCTCTGCGGTTGTGAACGCCAGGTCGTCAGGATCGACACCGGCGGCAAGCATGAGTGCAACAGCTACTCCCTCGGAACCTTGGAGCATCACTTCCCGGTTCCCGACTCGAACTGGGCGGCGCCTGAATTGAGATCGGTCGCAGAGCGGACATCCATAGCCCGAGAGCAACTGGTTCGGTGACGTGCTCCAGGTGTGACCCTTAGCGCATCGATGTCGGATCGGCGTCAGAGCGGTGACGTAGCGGTCGATTACTCGAATCCCGACGGCACGCGCCTCCGCGGTGTAGACCGCGTGGGTCTTTCGGCACCGTGGACCAACCGTCGCTTCGTAGCACCGACGGCAACCCGAGCGCCTGGTGACTACGTTCTTCGGCGCTGCCCAGAACCGTCCGTGCCTCGGGCACTCGTAGCGGATCTTCGTGTGGGCATCGACGTAGTGGTCTACGACACGAAGACGCGTGCCGTGTATCTCGATGACGCGACGGACGTGTTCTTGCGGCAAGATCCGATGGGCCACGTTGACAGGCTAACAGCGTAGGCGATCTACTGCCAGCCTAGCCGACGTAGTAGTCGTCCATGAACTTGTCGGGGCCACGCTTGAGAACCTGCTCCAGATGCTCGTCAACGCTCTTCGGGCTTCGCGAGTACAGAGCTGCGAGCATCGCCACTACCTCGGGCGGAAGCTCGTCCACTACTTTGATCTTCGCCACGCGTGTTCTCCTTGTCTAAGTTGACCACGATGTCGGACAGCTGCGGCCAGATGACGATGTTCTTCTGGTACTCCTCGCGCCCGATCGGGTAGTAGCGCCCGTTGATGATGAAGACGAAGGTCGGACGCCTGTCCGAGTGGAGTCTCATCTCCTTCGGGTGGTGCTTGAGGCGGTAGAGGTCGAGCGCCTTGCGAAGCGCCGCCTCCGCGCGACCCACGCGGAACAGACCCGCGTGGATTCCGCGCTGATGAAACAGCCAGTTCTCTCCGGCCTTGAAGTCTTCGTGGTCCGGGGTGGGGATTGCGCTGATCCTGTCGACGATTCCGGCGTTCTCCGGGGCCTTGATCTCCCGCTCGGTAGGAAAGCTCTCCGACGAGTAGACGTGGTCCTTGGTGAACTCGATCCGCATGATCCTGTCGCCGCGGACGATCCGCGGGTCGTCAGCTGCCCGGAGCCGAGCGATGGACTTCTGATAGAGCGGCTCCAGTACCCTCTCGACGTGGACTTGTGCGCGGTAACGCAGGTCTTCGAGCGCGCGGATGTCGTTGAGCCTTTCGCGCGCCACGATGATCGGCGCGTAGTTCGCCAGCGACACGTCGAGATACCACCGGCCTCGGCGTCGACCGCGCGTGAACCAACCGTCATCGCCGAGGATGGCCCCCTTGGACGCCGCGATCTTATCGAAGGTGCCGTCATCCGGCCACGGCCTGCCGTCGTGGGCGATGCGCGCGATGAGATAGGGCAGCGGTCGTTTCGCGTCCGTCACGCCAGGGTTCTACCCCGATCAGTCGTTTCCATCGGGCGTCGGCATGGAACTCCAGTCGAAGCCGCCGAGCTTGGGTCGGTCGGTCTGCCGCATCCGACCCACGCGCTCGAACCCCGGCGGCGAAGCCGGGTAAGCGCCTCGGATGGCTCGACACAGGGCTTGGCCGACCACCTCGATGCGACCGGGCCCCTCGATGCCAAAGATGCGGACTCGACACTCCAGCGCCGCCGTGCAGCACTCGTAGTAGCGCTTCGCCTTGAGCAGCATCCAGGCGGCGCGAAGAGGCTTGCGCGCTGCCGTCTGGACATCGGGATCGGAGTGCGCCTCGACGAGCCGTCTCGTGCTGCGCAGGAACGGCTCGACAGCGACATCGATGTCCCACGAAGAATTCATCATGGCGACGAGCATCCGTCGCCATGCGATGCAGACATCCCAATCAGGTTGATCGGTCGGCCTTGCGGCGTCCCTACGGTTTCCTCTCGGCATCGGGCTGACGATCCATGCCCTCGGCCAACTCGCCGACCCTGTCGATGACGGTCATCGACTGGCAGATAAGATACACGGAAGTCTTGTCGGGGTCGTTACTTTCCCCGAACTGATCGTAGAGTGCGCGTCCAACCACCACGACGAGGGTCTCCCCGCCCATCGGGGCGTTCACGTAGACGGCGTTGGCTCGCGTCTCCAGGGCGCCAGGCGGCTTCTGCACGATGCTCGACACCGGGCGATTCCCATCGACAACAGCCGCCCGAACGATGGGGAGGCGCTGCTTGTTTCCGTCGCAGACGAAGATGCGTCCGGTGTCATCGTCGTCCAGCCGGATGTAGAACTCCGTCGAAGCCCCCACAACCGGGCGTGACCCAACGAGATGCGCGTTCACCTGGTTTCGGGGTAGAGCTGGCGAGCGTGGTCGTGAAGGGCCGACATCGGGAAGACGTTCTCGCCCCAGAGGAGCCCCTGGATCATGCCGAAGTGGGCGAGCGCGACGAGCGGATCGCGGTGCCGCGGCTCGACCCCTTGGAGGAGCTGGTCGAGCATCCATCTCGCGTGACCGAGCCGCGAGACGCGCGTCAGCTCCGACCCGTCGGTCGCCTTCGCGCGGATGACCCCGCTCGAAGCGAGCGTGTTCTCGTAGAGCCGGAGGACGCCCTTCAGGCTCTCGAACCACTTCGCGTCGGCGTCGGACATCGCCGGCTTGGTGTCGATCACCTTCGTCGTTGTCGTCGTTACTGACGCGGACTTCGCCATCTTGTCGGCCACGGTTTCTCCTCTAAGCGCTCCGTTCTACCCCGAAAAGCCGACAAACGTTAAACTCGAACCCGTGAGTCTCTTCGATCGACTGTTGGAGGCGTCGGGCGGGCTCGAAGCTCTCTCGGTTCCTCACGTCTTCCAGTCGACGAGCTACTCGTGCGGCGCCGCGGCGCTTCTCTCGATCTTCCGCTACTGGCGGCTTCCCGCCGAATCCGAGCGCCAGATCATGAAGCCGCTCGGGACCAACTGGAAGCGCGGGACCGAGGCTCCCACGATGGCTGCTCTGGCGCGACACCTCGGGCTTCGTGCCGACCTCGTCAGGCGCATGACCATCGACGACCTCCGGCGAAGGGTCAGGGGCGGCGAGACGGTGATCGTCGAATTTCAGGCCAGGCCCTCGGCCAACGCGCGCATCGACAAACACGCCTACGGGCACTATGTCGTCGTGGTCACGGTCGACAACGGAAGCGTCTACTTCATGGACCCGCGGGTTCGTGCGCCAAAGTACGGGCATGTTCCGATCGAGACCTTCAAGCGAGCGTGGATCGACGCCGACGGCATCCGTGGACTCGCCGTCGCCATCCGCGGCGCCAAGGGACTCGGGAAGAAGGCGGCGATCCAGGCGGTCAAGGTACGAACCGGACGCGAGCCCAAGGCGGAGAGCCTCTACGATCGGGCGATCGGAGCCAACGCGGCTATGATCCCCGGCTCAGACGGCCAGGGCTACGCGCTGCCGATGAAGAACGACCTCCCGGGGAACATGAACCCCAGAGACGCGGTCGCCGGGACCGGAACCCGGTGGCACAACAAGCGACTCGCCCGCGGCCCCGAACGCTCGATGAAGGCCCCGTGGCTCATGAAGCTAGTTGGGACGCCAGAGCAAGGGACTCCGCCGGGCGCACGCCGTCCGGCTTGATCTCCGGGCAGATAGCTGCCAACGCGCCTACCTGTGAGATGGGATCGAGCGTGGCTGTGTTACTGATGACGGCGCGGATCAGGCTCTCGACCGACAAGGGGGCCGGCTCGAACACCTTGGACGCGATGATGAGCTTGAGCGTGTTGACGAAGTTCCACCGGTTGTCGGGTGTCGTGAGGTCGTTCGGGAGCCCCGTCTTGACCCCGGACTCCAAGTGCTCTATGTCGTAGCCGGGCTGCGCCGAGGATGACGCGCGACGCGCTCCATCCGACGCCGAAGTTACCGAAGACGCTCTGGAACCAGTGGAGTTTGAGCGCATCCAGCGCATCGACGTTCACCGAACCGAGTCGGACAGTGGACAGCTTGAGGAGAAGCTCGACCGAAGCGCGGAGCTTTTTGATCTCAGCGACCACTTCGTACTGCTTGCCGTAGTTGTCGGAGAACGTGATGTTGCCGTGGATGTTGACCTGCTCGCTCACGGCTTGCCTTCGGTGAGCACACGCGCATCGCGGCGGTGGACCGGAGGCGACATCCGCGGGTCGTTCGGGACGATGACCATGGACCGCGTGATGGCGTCGACGACAACCGTCTCGTTGGTCGCCTCCGTCTTTGCCTTGGTCGAGTAGTTACGACGCTCGCAGACCGTGGCGATGACCCACGGTCCGGTCGAGCCGGGCTGGAGGAGGCGGCAGCGCAGGAACTCGTCCTTGCCCGCCCCGCGTCCGAGGTCGAACCACTGGAGCGCGGCGAATTTCTCCTCCTCCGTCTTGTCGTCGTTCGTCGTCTCAGCCACTCGTCAACTCCTCCGGGATCGGTCTTCCGATCTTGTTCTTGTTCTTGGCGAGCACACGCATCACCCACTCGATGCCGACAGGCGAACCGAGCCACTGGGCGAGCGTGCAGGCGACCTGCTGGTCGCGGCGTGAGCACGGAGTTGGCCGGCTGGTTTCGTTGAGCAGCGTGTCGACGAACGGTTCGCGCGGTAGGCCGGGCCCGGTCTTGTTGAGCTGCTCGAACGCGGCGGCGAACGCCTTCTCCATCGGGTTGTCCTTGTACCTGTGAAAGTGAAGCCCACGCCACACCTTAGCGATCACGCGGTTTGACCTTTCCGACGGGCCGTGTCGTGCCGGGGTAGACGATTAGGCCGTCGCAGACGTGAATAGTGCCGAGCCAATCCCACCCCGAGACGACTTGACCTGTGTTGGCGATGATGACTGTGCTCCACAGCTGGACCTTCGTTTCCGTCTCACTCATCTGTGTGCTCCGTGGTCGGCGGTTCGGTCGGTCCCGCCTCGCCCGAGTAGAACGTGTGCTTGTTGAAGTGCTCCATGAACCGATGATCGAGCGCCGGAGGACGACGGCGGTAGTAAATGCCAGCCGCGCCGTAACCAGCGATGAAGCACGCGCACCCGGCGATGATGCCGAGCGCGAACGATCCCGGATCGAGCGCGATGAACATCGACTACCTCTTGCGCTTCTGCTTACCCCGCTCCTCGGCCAGCTTCGCCCGACGCTGCCGGCGTTGCTCCGCGTCGGTCATACGGAGGAGGTCGATGTGCGCGTTGTGCCTTGCGCGGTTGGCCTCGTCCGCGATCTCATCGGGGCGCATCGCGCCGGGGGGCATCCCGGCGGTGAGCTGCCGGAGAAGCGCGCCCGGGTCGTCCTCCATCGGGACATCGTGTGCAACGACGAGCTGCTTGTTGCGCGGGAGGTCGATCGAGTCGTCGGTCGCGGCGGGCTCCTCGATCGCCTTCTTGACCTGCTTTACGATGGGCGGCGGCACGTCGCCGACGAAAAACTCGGCTCGTGGCGCCGCGGGCTTGGGCTTCGACATGGCTTGGACTATCCTCTCGGGTATGCGCTTTCAGCTCGACGCCGAGACGGCGCGGTGGTTCCAACACGGGGTACTCAGACCCGCCGCGGTGGCGGCTGGGCTCGACTCAGACTGTGTGGATAAGCTATCCGAGCTGTGGAACCCCAGCGAGGGTGTTCTGGATCTCTCGAAGGTGCTCGACGACCACGACTTCCTGGCGTGGCTCGTCTCGACCCTCGTCGGCCTGGTCTGTACGGGCGAGGCCGTCTACGCGCCGCTCGCCGATCTCGCCGAGCGTGTGGCCCACGGCGCTGGGACCTCGATCGTCGATCGGCTGGCCGCGCTCTACGACAAGCCTCCGCCGGTCGCGATCAACTCGAACGCCGTGCAGGCTCGCGACCGCGCCGCTCAGACGATCAAGAAGCGGTTCGGGCTCTGAGAAACCGTCGCCGGGTCTTTCGCGGTCGGGTAGGATAAGCTGTCGGAGTGACCCATGACCGCCGATGATCTCGTCGCCTTCGCCCGCGTCCTGTTCGGAGAGGACGGACTTCGCGAGAGTACCGAGAAGCACCTCCGCAAGCTCGCCGAGCACGGCCCCGAAGCCAAACTCGGTCTGGTGCTCGGCGACGGCAAGACGACGGCCCAGGCGCTCTACTTCGTGGCGACGGGCAAGATCAACCACGACCTTCCGCGCCACGAGCGCCGCGTCATCGCCACCTACGCCGATCGGCTCTGGACGCGCAAGAAGGCGCTCGCGGGGGTCGCGTGAAACCGCTCAAGAGACGACCTCTCAAGTCCCTCCAGCGCAACGGCGTGGAGAAGGATGGTGTGGAGAAGGACGACGCCAACGCCTTCCCGTGGGGTATGGGAACGGCGAACCCCGCAAGCCAGACCGGCGGGACGCAACGTCCCGTCCCCCAACTACCGCGAGCGATCCTCGGACGCTGATCGCCGTGACACGGCCCCGGGGTAGACCGCGGGCGAGGAGAGTACAGTGGCCGACATGAAGAAGCTGTCTCAGAAGAAGGTCGTAACCGTCGAGGAGTGCGCGCTCCAGCTCGACAAGCGCGACCTCGCGGAGATGATCGAGTCGGAGAGCCCCGAGACGACGGTCGATCCGCGCGATGTGACCGTCTGCGTGTCGGCCCCGGCCTCCGAAGACGCCCGCGTCGGCGACCTTCATGCCCCCGGAACGCGCATCATCGGCGCGAGCCAACTGCTCGAAATGGCCCGAGCCCGGAACCAGGAGATCCCCGAGGACGCCGAGATCGTCATCTCCGTCCGGTGGCGCAAGGAAGTCGAAGGCGGGTTCGTGCCGGCTCCGCAGCCGATGTACGCGGCGCCGACGCAGCCGATGATGGCGGCTCCCGGCGGCCAACAGATCGACCCCCAGGACGCGATGCAGTGCGCGACGTGCGGCGGCGTGCCTGGCATCCAGGGCCCGACCCCCGACTGCCAGGACGTGAACGGCTGTGGCCGTGTCCGCAAGATCCGCGGCGACCTCCCCGTCCCGAAGGCGCTGGAGGTGCAAGGCGCCCCCCAGGTCGGAGTCGGTCTCGGTGCCCCGATGCGCGGTACGCAGAAGCTCACGAACCGCGAGACGGGCAAGACCGTCTTCGCCGACCGCGACGGCCAACCGTATGGGCACCACGAGGATTATACAAAGTAGCTGGACTGGTCGCGACTTAGGCTCGGCAGCGACACCTTACTCGCGGAGAAGTAGGATGGACACAGGACTCATGCCGATGCTCACCAGCTGTTCTTGTTCGCCCAGCACAGCCGGCGAACACGCGCTCAACTGCCCGATGCGACCACCGGTCGTGGTCACCCCGGTCGTCATCACTATCACTCCCACGCCCGTCCTGCCGCCGCTCACGCCACTGTTTCCGCCGACTCCTCCCATGCGCGGGTGGGTGTGCCCGGTCTGCGGCCACGGCGTTAATCCGCTCGCACTCGCCTGCCCGTGCGACACACCGAAGCCTGGGCCGACGGTTTTGCTGAGTTGAGCCAATGCCGGCTCCGAAGGTCAGGACTTGCGATTGCCTCCGCCGACACCGCGCTTCGTGCAACGCGCCGCCGTTCTTGTCGGCGATCTGCCACCCAGACCGAAGGAAGTGGTCTGCCGACGGCCTGTGCTCGTCTTGCAGCGCGGCTCGTTACGCCCGCGCCAAACCCGAGCAGCGACGTTTGCGTAAGCGGCGGTGGGAAAGCGCCAATCCCGACAAGGTTCGCAGGACTAAGCGCCGCGGACAGCTAAAGCGGCAATACGGATTGACGGAGGCGGTGTTCGGAGCTCTCGTTGCGGCCCACGATGGAGCGTGTGCTATCTGTCGGGGGGCGTCAGCCCTATGCGTCGATCACGACCACCAGACGTTGCTCATACGTGGTCTCCTGTGTCGCGTGTGCAACAAGGCGCTCGGGCTACTTGATGACGACGTGGACCGGATAGGCATTCTCGTCTCTTACGCCGAGACCGCAGATACGGGTCTCGTGGCGGTTCCGAAGCTCAACACGAGAGGCTGTGGGCGCGACCCGCACGCAAGACGATTGTGGTTCCACTACGGTCTTACGCCGGCTGACTACGACGGTATCCTTAACCGGCAGGGCGGCCTGTGCGCCGTATGTCGAGATACGTGTCCAACGGGGCAGCGGTTGGGAGTAGACCACGATCACCAGACGATGCGCGTTCGAGGGCTGCTGTGCAAGCGATGCAATCTGGCTATCGGTTGCTTTGGCGATGACACGCCGCGTCTTGCTCGGGCCGGGCGCTATCTCCTGGGTCTCGGAACGCGCTGCGATCGCTGCAACGCCGGCTGCTCGCCGTTCACGTCGCGGTGTCCTTGCACGCCAACGCCGTTCCCCGGCGTTCAGGTCAACCCGCAGACCACGATTCTCGTGGAATCAGCGAACGAAGCAGTAGGGTCTCAGCCCTCCGCTCTCGACTGAGCGGAGGGGCCGAAGCGGAGGTCGGAATCGCCGGGTAGTATTCTCGGAGCGGGGACCGAAGACCAAGATGAAGCAGCTCTGCCGGCACGCCGAACCGATCCGCTTTGCCGCCCGGAACTTGCTCCTTCCGCCCGAGCAACAGGACCCCGACTATTGCGGGTGTTGCGGGCGCTGGCTCGCCGGTGCCGCCTTCAAGCGATGCGACGCCTGCCGGGAGGCCGCCCATGGCAAGTGACCCGGCGCCCGGCTGGTTTCACGAGAGGATAGCCGATGTCAACGGAAGCCACGCCGCACCGCTTACCGAGCGCGAGCTGGCGGCGATGATCGGGCCGCTCGCCGGCCCGGGGAGCCTCTCGGTCCGAGCCGCCGCCGAGATCCTCCGGCTTCGGAAGCAGCTCAAGACCATCTTCCACTCCGCGCCGGCTCGGCGAGGTAAGAAGCTAGCGAGCAACGAGGAGAGCGCATGAGCGGTTCGATCAAGTCGGACAAGTGGATCAGGCGGATGGCCGCCGAGCATCAGATGATCTGGCCCTTCGAGGCGAAGGCCGTGAAGGAAGTGCCGGTCGCCTCTGTGAAGGGCACGCTCGTCGGTGGTCGTCCCGACGGCGGCGCAGTTGCCTTGTCGGCGGGCATGCGTGGCGTCGTCTCGTTCGGCGTGTCGAGCTACGGCTACGACATGCGCGTCGCCGACTCGTTCAAGGTCTTCAAGAACGTCCACTGCGTCGAGGTGGACCCGAAGAACCTCGACGAGCGCGCATTCGAGGACGTGCAGACCGATACTTTCGTCCGCATCCCGCCCAACTCGTTCGCCCTCGCGCGCTCCGTCGAGGAGTTCAAGATCCCCGAGAACGTCCTCGCAATCGTTTTGGGCAAGTCCACTTACGCGCGTTGCGGGATCGTGTGCAACGTAACGCCTCTGGAGCCGGGGTGGCAGGGCTTCGTGACCATCGAAATCAGCAACACGACGCCGCTTCCGGCGCGCATCTACGCGAACGAGGGGATCGCTCAGGTTCTCTTCTTCGAGGCCGACGAGCCCTGCGAGCTGAGCTACGCCCAGAAGAACGCCGGGAAGGCCGGGAAATACCAAGGGCAAGGCCCGGTCGTCGTTCTCCCGAAGGTATGAGCGCCAAGACCCACGAATGTCTCCAGCTCGACCGGTCCTGCGACGCCGAGGAGTTCTTTTACGGCCCGGCGATCGCGTCGCTCCCGCTGTGGGATGACGACAAAGAGGTCTGGTACGTGTTCGGCGGAAGCGGGGGCTCTCGGGAGTACGGGACTCAGGTGTGGTTCTGTCCCTTCTGCGGCGAGGAGCTGCGATGACGACCGAGCCGGTAACCGCCGCCCGAGACCAGGCGGGGGTAGAACGGCCTTTGAGGGAGAGTCGCGTGGCTACGAAGGACACCTACCTCGTCGTTGGCGTATCGCCCGAGTTGCGCAAGCGCGTCGAGCGGTTCCGGCTCCGGCTGGGGCTGGAGAACGGCAACTCGGATCTCCCGTTCACGGTCGTGCTGCGGCATCTGCTCGACGCAGGGTTGGACGCGGTCGAAGCCGACCTCAAACCGCTTCCCGCCGGCTTCTGCGGCGTGACCGTCAACGGCGAGTTTATCGGGGTCGGTGAGTTTCTCTAATGGTCTGGGGGTAGAATCCGAACCATGAAGCGCTTCAACTTCGAGGCACCGAAGCAACCCGAACCGCAGAAGAAGACCGCCGTGGGCTTCAAGGTCAACGCCGTCCAGCGCGAGCACATCCTGATGATCGCCCACATCTGGCACAAGTGGGTCTCGTCCATCGACCCGGAGATCACCGAGGAGATCGCGGCTGGCGTCTGGGAGCACTTCAAGGCGAACCCGGCGTGTCAGCGCGGCGACGTGGTGGTCATGAAGCGGCTCTCGAACTACATCTGGCACAACTGGATCGAGATGAACTGACGATTCAGCGGCCCAGGCGTAGACTCGTTGTCGTGGGCAAGCACAGGTATCGACCCGACACCACGCCGCCCAAGGCTACGCCCCCAGCCGAGCGCTGCGAATGGGTACCCCTCGATTTCGCCACGAACTCGTGGGGGCTCCTCTGCCCGTGGTGCGAGATGGTCGAGCCTCAGCCATTCCCTGAGAACCCAGGAGCCGCTGACGCGTCGTGTGCGGCATTCGCCGCGGCGCATCTCGGCTGCTCCGGCAAGTTCCCATTGGACTAGGCCACCTGAGCCTCGATAGCGCCCATCAGGGGCGAGATGTATCGTGGTCGGTGGAGCGTAGCCGATGCCCACCGAAGTCCAAGGCTTCCAGCTCGAAGCCGGTAGCATCACCCTCGACAAGCTCAACCAGAGCGGAGCGAACAACGGCGACGCTCCCATCTGGAACGGCTCGGCCTGGGCCCCGTCTCCGCCAGGCGGCGGTTCGACCGCGAACGCGCTCGCGACAACCGGCGCTCCGGTCAACGTCTCCAGCGCCGCGCCTCCCACGGTGGGCAAGGTGCTTACCTCGACGGATGCCACCCACGCGACGTGGCAGACGCCGGCTTCCAGCGGCGTGACCCTCGACGGCGCCTACGACTTCGGCGGCAGCGGCGCCGGTCGCGTCATCACTGCCGACTCGGGTGCGGTCCACATCGACAAGCCCGGTGTCAACGCGGACAACGCCTTCGAGGTCAGCGTCACTGCCGGCTCTGGCGCCGGCCAGACGATCACGATGGGTGCGACCACGAGCGGCCACGGCTTGTCGGTAACGATGACCGCCGGAGCGACTGGCCTCGCCGGTAGGTTCTTCGGAGCAACCATCTCGGTTCCCGGAGGCGGCGCGAACAGCGAGCGATTCGGAGCCGGAGCCGTGGCCGGCGGTCTCGACTCGACCGTCCTCGGCAGCGGCTCGACCGACGGGAACTTCCAGGGCGTGACCATCGTCGGTCGAGCAAGCTCCGCGCTGAACGACTTCGGCACGGTCTTCGGCAACGCGTCGACCTCCGGGTTCAACTCGGTCGTCATCGGCCCTTCGAGCGCGGCTGGCGACAACTCCGTGTCTATCGGTGCGAACATCGTGAACCCCGGCAACAACAACACTGCTGTTGGTCAGGGTGTTTCAGCCGGCCTTGTCACCGACACCTTCGTCGTCGTGGTCGGGTCATCCATCGTCGGCGGCGGCACGAGCACCGTCTCCATGGGCGTTGGTGGGAACGTCGGCACGACTGTCGGCAACACGGACTGCGTCGGCGTCGGCATCGGTGTGAATGCCTTCGGCAACAGGGTCAACGGGTTCGGCTACCAGATGGCGATCGACCAGGTCAGCACGGTCCAGCCGTCATTCGATGTGACAGTGGTCGGCGGCCAGGGGGGCGTCGCCGGTCGCCAGGTCGTTCTCGCTGGTAGCAGCGGGCTCGAAGGGCTCCAAGGCGACAACCTCTGCGGGCTCGGCTACCTGGTCGGTCAAGAAGACATCATCTTCATGTCGCAGACTCTCCTCGGTGTGGGTGCGATGCCGATCGACCAGCCGCTCACCTTCATCGCCGGATCGCCGCGTCAGCCAGCGACGGACGTGTGGTTCGGGGCCGGTGAACGTGCGCGAGGCGCGGTCAGCACGACACTCCACGGCACGAAGGCGAACAGCGCTACCGCGTTCACCACTACACCGGCCACGCCGACCGCTACGCCGATTTCGACCCCCGGGTCCTCGACGTGGGCGGCGGGCACCTACAACTACTTCGCCGTCTTCTACGACGGCGTGGGCGAGTCGAACAGAAGCACAACCGGCTCGTTCACGCTCGCGGCGGGCGAGTATCCACTGTTCGACCTGTTCGATGCCAACGCCGACGCCTGTGGTCAGTTCATCTACATCGAGGACGCGCCAGGCTCGGGTGTCTACCGCCAGGCGCAGCCGTTCACGGGCACCGGGCTCCGCCGGCTTATCTCCGGGCTCGGCCCGGAGCGCTACCAGACCCAGCCAACAACCGAGCCGATCCGCACCCTCGCCGCCGTGGGCTACACGAGGACCGGGACGGGCGGCGCGCTGAACTTCGCTGGCGGCTACGGGCGCCTCGCCGCGAACACCGGCGGCAACATCGGCTTCTACACGGGTCGCACAGGCGCATCAGACGTAAGTACTCTAGCCGGTTACTTCAACGCGGCTGACGGAACACTGTCGGTACCTGGGGCCGGCTCGGGGAGCGAGCGGTTCGGCCTGAACACCGTCGCAGATCGACTGCACGACCTCTCCGTCGGGCTCAACGCGACGACTTGGACCCGCGACTCAGTCGCCATCGGCCCGAACAACGTCTCGGGTACGAGCGGGGCCTCCACTGGCGGCTACAACATCACGCTCGGCAACGACAACCAGGCGGGCGTTGGTTCGACCGGCAACCCCACCGACAACATCGCCATCGGTGACTCCTCTCTCGCTGGCGTCGGCTCACACGCCGCAAACGGCGAGAACATCGCCATCGGTGAGACGTGCATCGCAGGCGCGTCTACCGCGTCGGTCACCTTCCAGGCGCAGAGCAACATCGCGATCGGCGACCAGTGCATCGCGGGCGGCGACGCCGGTACCGTCCGCTTCAACGTCGCGATCGGCGAGGTCTGCGTCGCGGGCAGTTACACCGGTGGCGGGCGAGATAACGTTTCAATCGGTGACGGAGCGGAAGCGCTCGGCGACTACAACATCGCCATCGGTACGGCCTGCTCAACGACTGATGGTGGAAACCACGGCATCGTCCTCGGCCACAGCGCGACGGCGACCGGAAACGAAGCGATCGCCATCGGCCACGGCGCCTCTGCCGGTGCGAATGAAGTCGCGCTCGGCATCGACACGTCGGCCTCCGTCAAGTTCAAGATCGGGACCACGAACGGCATGCAGTTCGGATCGGGTAGCACGGTCAAGATCGGGTGGTGGGGAGCGACGCCGGTCGTCCGGTCGGCGGTCGCCACGCTCACGAACAGCGTCACGGCTGGTGGTACGACCGATACGGTCGCCAACTTCACCGATCTCGTCATCTACGCGAACGACGCGAGCACAATCCGAGACGACATCTACCAGCTCGCCCGAAAGGTGCGCGAGCTGACCGAGGCTCTCCGTCTCTACGGCATCCTCGGGTGATCGAGCAGCTCCGGGGCGTCCGTATCCACGCGAGTGGCCTTCCCGCGGAAGCGCGCTGGCGAGCTATCCCACCGGACCCACACGAAGCCGGCTTTGGCGCCCTGCCCGACCTCCTCGACCGTCCCGAGGTGGCCGGGCTCCACGCCTTTCGCCGACACCGACTGAACGCGCGCGTCGAGCCACTGAGTCGCGGGCACAGAGTCCTCCACAACTGAACGAACGCGCTTCCTGACGGAAGCTGACGCCGGAATTTCGATCTCAGCCAGAAGATCCACAGCGCCCACCACTTCGTATTGATCGGGCCAGGCGAAGATGCCCTCCGACTCGCCGTCGAATCGCACGCGCATCCCGACCCAGTGCCACCGCGTCTTCGGGCTCATGTTGCGACGCGCGGGCCTGGGCGCGTGGGTTACGACGCCGCGGCGACCGATGGCGTGCGGGATCTCGCCCCCGACGTAGATCACCACCGTCCCGACTTGAAACCACTCAGCCGGCGTCGTCATCGGCCAGCTCCGCGAGCGCTGACACGGCGTCCTGGGGCTCGACCCACCCCGACGGCACGCCGCGCTCGCCGTATCCGGTCTCGCCGTCGTCCCACACGATCTCGAAGAAGGTCAGACCTCCGATCCGATGGTGAACGGCGTCGATGACGCCGGTGCGCAGCTTCGCGTCGAAGGCTCGCCAGCGACGAAGCTCGACGACCCGGCTACCGACTTCCATCGTTCAGCTCCGCGATCCGCTCGATGGGGCCGAGAATCTCCACCGCGGAGTATGGCACGCCCGCCTCGGCCTCCTCGGCGTCATCCCACTTCACGGTGAACGTAATCAGCAAACCCTCCGCGCGAAACACGCGACGCTCGTTAACGACGACGATCGTTCCACGTCGTCCGAGGTAACCGGCCTGCATGCGTGTAGGGAATCGCTGGTACTCGGCGCGTTGCCGGATGCGGTCACCGATCCTCATCGGCGAGCCTCGCGATCTCGTCGATCGGACTGAGGACCACGATGTTGCCGAGGTCGGTCTCCCGCTCCGGCTCGTCGTCGCCGTCCCACAGAACCCAGATTGCGTCGATGAGGCGCACGGGCTTCATCACGTAGGTCTTGCCGACGTTGACCACCTCGCCGCGGCGCGTCGAATCTTCCGGCCACCGCTCGGGCATGTCGTAGTTGTGGCTGTAGGCCCAGCACTGGCGTTCGCGGACTCGATCGCCGACGTGGAAGACTGGCGGCTTGATCTCGGGCGCGGTGAACGCTTTGCTGAACTGCTTCGACCCGGTGACGACGATGCCGGGAGTGGTCGACGGCGGAACGGGCGGGATCTTCTTGGGCGCGGTCACTCGTCAAGCTCCGCCAGTCGTTCTACCACCGGCATCTGCTCAAGGCCCCACTCGGGCACGTCGCTCGGAAAGCTGACGAGCACCGGGTCGTCCCACTTGACGTGGAACTTGTTGCCGAAGATCGGGTCGAGACCGACCTTAACGATGGTTCCTCTTTGGCCGATTCGAGCCAACTCCTCGGGCGCTCCTCGCCCGTCCACCGGCTCGGGAAGACGACGCGATCGCCGGGCTCAAACATCGCCAAGCTCCGCGAGCCGCTCTACCGCGTCGAGAAGGCGGATCGAGTCGAAGTCCCGAGTTGTCGGAACACCGGCGCCGTCCCACAGGACGCGGTAGCGGACCTCACCGGCTAACGCAGGCAACAACCAGACTACCTCGGTGATCGTTCCGCGTAGCTTGATGCGGTCGTTCCACTTGGCCCTGTGACTCCAGTCGAGCCCCTCGACTCGGTCGCCCGTCTCGTAGGTCACCGTCGCTTGCCCCTCGCCAGCGCCGTGACGATGTCGACGGGGTGCGCCGGCCTCCAGTCGAGTGCGTCGAGCTTCGCCCGGACCTCCGGCTTGATGACTCGGAAGAGCTTGCGGTGGAGGTGCGGGGTCCACCCGTCGACGATCGGACGCCGTCCGGGCTTCAACAGCGCGGGCCACACGACGACGTGCTTCGGCTGGCGGTGGTTCGGCGGCCACGGGGCGAGCGACGGCCCCTGCGCGGCGAACTGGTAGACGCCGTCCGAGTCGTAGCCGTGGGCGATGCCGGTGCTCGACGCCGCGCACGCCTCCTCGATCGTCACAGGTTACCCTTCCGGCCATGCCGCGAGATGTCGTGAGCGTTGTCGGGGAACTTGCGCGCCAGCCGCGCTTCCTCCTCGGCGTCCTTCCGCTTCTCCATCATCTTCTTGAACGCGTCCGTCGCCGGGTAGGTCGCGTAGATGCGCTTGACGACAGCTCCCACGAGAATCTTCGGTCGTTTCCGAGCGGCGCCGATGCGGACGATCTCGGCGTGGACTTTTGTCGCAAGATCCTCGCGGTCCGGCTTCTTGTAGTCGTCGTAGTGCTTCGTCTTCGGATCGGCGCGACCGTAGCGCAGATGCGTCCAGTCGCTCTCCTTGAAGGAGAACTGCGCCACGAGTCGACGACGAAGCTCCTCCTCGGAGACGCCGAGCCAACCGAGCTTGGTGACGATGTCGTTCTTGACGCTCACGATCTTCTCAGCTCTCATCGAGCGCACCTAGCCCCTCGATCACCAGCGGCTTGACGGGGATCACCCATACGTAGGGGTCACCACGCTGATCGACGCAACACTCTTCGCCGCATGTTGCGACGATGCATGGTTCTTGCGCATCCGGCTCGAATCGGGGGTCGGCCTCGATACAGACCTCCTCCTCGAACCAATCGAGAAGAATTTCGGTGCCCTTGCCGGGCGCGACGGTTACGCGCGAGCCAGCCGCCGACTCGTAGATCACGGCTTCCCCTCGGCGAGCTTCTTCTCCAGCTCGCCCACGCGCAGGTTGAGGCGGTTCAGCTCCGAGAGCATGCAGTAGAGCAGGATGTCCGACGGGGCCTTCCCCGAGCCCGTCCGAACAGCGGCGAGCAGCTCCACAGGAGAGAACGCCTGGCCGAGCACCTGTCGACCGTCCTTGAGGACTCCGAGGATGAGGCGCCCAAGCCCATCTGGGGCGTTCGCTACTCCGGCGTGCATGAACCACGCGAAGTCCTCGGGCTTGAACGCCTGGCCGCCCTTGCAAGTACACGGCCCCATGCTCATACCGCCGCTGACCGGTCGTGCGACCCATCCCGTCGAGCCACAGACGCCGCACCGGTTGGGTTTCAGACCGCTCATGCTTGGTTGGCCCCTACGGCGAGCGTTGCGATCCGCTCGACCACATCACCGCGCGAGTGGGCGACCGCGAACGTCTCCCTCGCGAGCTTGACGTGCTCCATGATCGCGGCGCGACGGCCCTTCCTTACGTGGTCGAGCCTGGCGAAGACCTTCCTCGCCTCGGCGAGCGTGTCGAACTCGTGTCCCGGCATACCGGCGTAGGTCTCCCACTTCACACGCCTCTGCCTTCCGAACGTGCTCCTGCTGAGCCCGTAGGCTTCGAGCCCACAGCTCATCTGCTTGTAGAGGACGATGATGTAGGTCGTCTTCGTCGTCTCCTTGTTCGTCGGCTCGTTGCGGATCATCGACGCCCCCTTACCACTGTTCTACCCACCGATGAAGCGTGACTTGGTAGGAGCCCACGCCCTTCTCCGACGAGAAACGGTGCTGGTTGTACTCCGCGTCCTCGCTGACTATCCAGCCGTCGACCTCCAGCGCCTTGAGATCCTTCGGCGATGGGAGCTGGCCGTTCTTGCACGGCACCCGGGCCGTCTTCGACTCGCCCTTCTTCCCGAGCCGATCGACCGCGCCCTCGAAGAACACGAGCTTCGCCGGCTGGTTGCCCATCGCGAAGATCGCCTCGGCGAATCGCTCCATCGACATGGTCACGTCGGCGACGAGGCACCCCGAGAGCACTTCCTCGATGCGGAGCCCGACGCAGCTCTCGCCCTTGGCGTTCGTCTGCCGGGTGATCGTGACCTGCGCGTCGAGCTTCTTGGGCTCCTTGTGGCCGACACGGTGCCCGAGCTTTTTGTTCATCTTGCCCACGACTACGCCCTCCCCTTCTTGTCGACCGCCTGGTAATCGGCCCAGAGCTTCTCGCCATCGGCGCACGTAGCGTCGCCTGTCTTGCAGGTCGGACAGTCCTTCGCGTGCGTCACCACCTTCTCGAACGCCGGGAAGGAGGTCATGTCGATCTTCTTGCCGTTGACGCCGAACTCGCTCACTGAGGGCCCTTGGCGGCCCTGGCCGCCGCCTTGGCTGCGAGCTTCACCGCCGCGGCGGCGTCGAACGCGATGCGGAGCTTCTCGCCAGCCGCGTCGACCTCGGCCTTGAGCAACGCATCGGCGCCGCTGATCAGCGCCATGAGCGCCATGAGCGCGACCTTCTCCCGCAGGAAGACCTCTGAGAACGAGTCGTTGGGGTCGGTGCCGACGAGGTTGTCGAAGATGTCGGCGAGCTTGATCACCTGGACCTCGCGCGGCTCCTTCCCGAGCCGCTCCGCTTCGAGCTGCTTCCTGACCTTCCGGTTCCCGGGGTGGTCCTCGGGGCCGAACTTGTCGGTGCAACCGTCAACGTAGCGGAGCACGACCGGGCCGCAGTAGCGCTCGATCTGCTCGGGCGAGAGATCGGTGTCCTCCAGCGTGTCGTGGAGGACTGCCGCGGCGATCATCTCAGCCGAAGCGCCGGGCACCATCGACACGCGCCACGAGACGCGCTTGGGGTGCTCGATGTAGGGCTCGTTGGTGTACTTGCGGACCTGCCCCTCGTGGGCCACGGTCGCGAGCGTGATCGCTTTGTCGATCACGCTGTCGCTGCCGTTGAGGAGTCGCTCCGTCAGCTCGTCGAACTCGATCATGTCCGGTCCTTTCGATTCCCCTTGAGTCGGTCGTGTGCCGCATTCATGACGGCTACTGCGACGATGGCGGTCGGAACAGCCGCGCCACCGGGCGACAGCCGGAAGTAGAAGAGGGCGACGAACGCCACGCCGATCGCCACGGCCATGCCGGCACACGACTCGATGAGGATGTTCCTGAACGCGAGCGTGGGATCGTCCGGGTAGCTCACGGCGTTCTCCCTTCGTGCTCAGCGATCTTTCGGAGGTAGAGCGCGAGAGCGTCACCGGAGCGGAGAGCCTCGGCGATGTCGGGCGCGCACTTCGGGGCCAAGTTGTCCAGCGCCGCCTGGAACGGGACGAGCCTTTCGAGAAAGGCCCACTCGTTCTCGTGCTCCTCGGTGTGGCTCATGCGGGCCGCTTCGCGCGCTCCCGCACGTCCTGGTAGATCCTCATGGCCGTGTCCAGCCTGCCCGCCGCGATGGCGAGGTTCATCTGCGCGAGCTGAACGGTCCGCCAGTGGTCGTCCTCCGTCTCGGTCTTGTGGCTGTAGGGCAGCGGCGTGAACGGCAGGCTCTCGTTCCGAGTGCGGTCGACGATGTGGACCTCGGCCCAAGGCATGTCGCAGTCGCTCTGCCCGAACGTCATCTGGGCGAGCCACTCGACGATCTCGGTGAACCTCTGGAGCGTCGCCTCGTCCGTGCGGTGCTCCCGCCCGGAGAGCACCGGCCCGACGTGTCCCGTGGGGCCGAAGGGGATCGCCTTCGAGTCGGCCATCGCCGCCTTGAGGTCGGCGAGGAGCTTCGCCATAGGGTGATCCGGTTTCACAGGCCACTCTCTCCGATCAGCTCCAGCACGAGCTTCCCGAGCTTCTTGGCTTCCTCGATCGCGTACTCCTCGTTGCCGTCGAGGTTACGCTTGGCGAGGAAGCTGGCGAGCTTCGAGACCTCTCCGAGCAGCTTCGTGACCTCGGTCTCAGGCGGTCGGTCGTGAGTGACGCGAGAGCGCTTGAAGACAGCCATGGACGGTCGGTCGCGGTAGTGGGGCACCGGCTCGAACGCCGCAAGCTCCCACCCCTCCTCACCGTACGTCCGAAGCGCGGCTTCGATCGTGTGTTCGGTGAGGCCACCGACGCGCTTGTATTCCCAGATGACGCGCATGACTACGCCACCTCGTCCTTCACGAGCGACCCGATCAGGGAGATGATGTCGACCTCCTTGACGTAGCCCTTCTTGCGCTTCTCCTCGACCATCCTGAGCGCGGCTGACTTCGCCTCGTAGGACGAGCCGAAGGACTCGCGCATGGTCTGGCCCCCGGCGCCGATCTTCCCCCACCTACGGACGAACTCGCGTCCGTAAGTTTCGGCCTGCCAAAACTTTGCCGACCTGCCTGACAGATTGTCAGCGTTCTCGCCGATGAACTCCAACCTGAGCTTCCAATCGGGCTCGCGCATCGTCTTCTCCTGCCTCTCGTCCTACCCTGGTGCTTCACGACTCCAACACCAGAACGGACAGGAGTTGCAGTCCTTACGAAGTCGGTGGGCCGTCGAGGTCTGCGAGCCTGGAGACGGCATCGTCACCGCGGACCCAGTCCGAGCCACGGCGATGCACGACGGGGATGTGCTCTCGCATGACCCGGACGATCCCGAGACCGAGGCATGTCCCGCACGCCGGGTCGACGATGAGGATGTCGTTGATCCGACGGTGTCTCGGGCTCACGCAGGGAACAACAACGAAGGGCTCTGGGGGCGCGGTGGCCTGCGCCGGCTCGTCGAGCTTGGCGATCTCGTCAACGACGTTGGCGATCACGACGGCCACTTTATCACCGAAATGCGGCACGAACTCCTCGCCCGGTTCGCAGCGTAAGCCGTTCACAAAGAACGGCTCCGACGTGTCGCGGGTATACCGCATCACGTCGTCGTGATTCGAGGGGTCGAGCGTGAAGATCGTCTCCCGGCTCACCTCGACCTCTTCCGCCCTTTCCCGGTCGCAGTCCGGCGTCGGGCAGTAGCCCTGCTCGTAACCTTCTCCGCAGCGCGGGCAGTGGCTCTCCGACGGCATGCTGACCCTCTACCTTCGAGCGCCTCCATCGACTCGACGAATCCGTCGAAGTCGTCGAAGACGGGGGCTTTCATGTCGAGCTTCCGGCGATCGTACATCCCGAGCCGCTCGCCGATCCGCATCCACTGGTTCGGGCGGTCGAGTTTTTCGAGGATGATCATGGCCCCGGCGCAGTGCTGCTCCTTCGGGTCGGGCGGCGCCGTTCGAGCGTCACGGCCCCACAGCTTGTCGAGGTCGACGAGACACGGATTGCTGCGGTCAACTCGGTCGTCTTCCGGCTCGCCATCCTCGCGCTCCTGCCGGTCGTACTGGACCGTCTTGTGGCACGCGAAGGTCTTGTCGGCGAGGAGCGCATCGGCGATCTCGCGCGCCCGCTCTGGCCCGAGGAAGAACAGCTTGTCGGAACGGAAGGGGCACGACGAACACGGCCCAGTCATGTCGAGCTTCATCTGGGTCTCCTGCGCATCCTTCTACCCTGCGTCGTTCCGGTTATCGCTCGGTGATGCCGATCTTGCGCCCGCTCGTGCTATTCCGCGCGCAAGCTCGACAAAGGCCGCGGCAGAGAGTCGGTGCTTCCCGTAATTGCACGTCTTGCAGCACGGAACGCAGTTCTCGGGTTCGTAGGATCGCGCCGGGTCGACTCTGTCGAGTCCGTGGTGCTCGAAAGCGCTCTCAGAGAGCCGCTTGGTGGAGCGCAGCACTGCTCCGCACGTCGTTGGCGACTGGCGGCAGTATGCGCACGGGGCCGTGACCAACCCGTAAAAGCTGTCCAGCGACAGCGAGAACGCAAGTTTACGATTAGTTGCGTTTCGCTGCGTCTCCAACCACAGGCGTTCAGCTGCGTAGTAGTGCGCGGCGGGCGGGTGCCGAGAGACCGCTACGAGTGGGGTCAACCCACCGTGTGCCGCCACGAGTAAGGCGTGGCGTAAGAACGCATCTAGCGAAAGATCGCGTTTGAAGCGGTTGCAGTCCTTACAGGCCGTTGCGCAGTTTGCGGCGACGTAGTCCCCGGCGGAATCTACGCGGTCGATGCCATGGTGAACGAATCGACTGTCTGAGTTGTAGTGGATGGACTTGGTCGGCGCTGCGCCGCAGTAAGCGCACGGTGCGACGATGAGCCTCTTGAATTCATCCCGGGATAGGTCGAAGCGATGTCTGCCTCGCGCCGCGTTTCGCGTGTAGGTGTGAACGAGGAAGTTGAGATAGCTCTCCCCATCGGCGAGCTTATGGTGAAATGAGACCGTCGCGCAGCCGCAGCTCTTGGTCGATCCGCGCATCAAGGCGTCTTCGCGAACCACCTTTCCGCTTCCGCAATCACACAAGCACTTGCAGAACGCTTTGGAGTGCCCTCCGACCACCTCAGACCATCGCTCAACCACGGTCAGCATCGAGAAGCGTTGGCCGACTGAGCGGGCGCACATCGCATCCGCAGCGGCATTCCATTTGGTGAAGTCGCTCCCATCGGTCTGGTGCCCGGCGTGATGGATCAACCGAAGGTCGAACCCGTTTCGTTCGATGAGCGCCTTGAGCGCACGCACCTTGTCCGCCACCTCCTCGTGCCGGATCTGCCAAGCGCCGACAATCCACGCCGCGACGCCGATGTAGTCTTGGACTACTATGACCGGGAGACCGTTGGCGAGCGTAGCCGCCGCTTCGAGTCCTAAGAGCGCTCCGTTCAGCTCCGCTGCGATGTTGCGCGTAGCGGTCGGCGGAGCCGATCCAGCATGCCGCGTTGCCCCGGTCTGCGGGTGAATAACAATCGCCCCAAAGCGACCGGTGGAGCTTCCATCGGCAAAGACCCAGACCGCATCGCCGGTTACAGCCCGCGATTCGCGGTACCGGACCCACGAGCGCTGATGCGGAATCATGGCCTGCTTCGGGTTGGTCGACTCGACGATCTGCTTGACGACTTTGTAGGCGTCACGCATTGGGCCCTCCTGCGTCACCTCTCATACCTCGCGCGTCCGCCTCGCCCAAAGGGTAGAACATCTCGTAACCGATGAGCCTGGCAAAGCGGGCCCGCGAACGCGCCGGGCTCACGCAAGTCCATCTCGCAAGCATGCTCGGCGTAAGCCGAAGCAGCGTCATTCGTTGGGAGAACGGCGGGACGGTGCCCGGCCCGGTGCGGGCGGTCCTTTCGCTGCTCGAAGCGTTGCCCGAGCGCACTCTCGAAGTTCTGCGCGCATCGAATGGGACGCGTTCACAGGTCATCGTTGCGGATGACGCTCATGATCGCGCATCCGATGGAGGCGCTGCTGCCGCTCTCCCGGCGACACCGGCGGTCGGAACCGTCCCCGAGCCGGCTCCCGAAAGCCCGGACGGGACGGGCGCGACGACGGGAGCGGGTCCGGGCCAGTCTGGGTCGTAGCCATCGTCCACGTCATCTTGACCGCGAGCGTGTTCCCCGTCACCGCTACGTTCCGCAGCGGGATCGTCCACATCTCCGGTGTTGCGAAGATCGGCGGATAGCAGACCTCGCAGCGCGCCTTGATCGTGCCGAAGCGCGAGACGAGACGCCCGTGGATGTTCCCGAGGCAGTAGATGCACGCGCCGTCGGCGTGCGCGAGAAGGCTGATCGGTTCGTCGATCCGGTGGTAGTTGCCGGGCCAGAAGTCCTCGCAAAGACCGGTGCCGATGGCGATGCGGAGCGGCGGCCACTCGGAGAAGCCGATGACTTCGAGCACCTTGCCGCGAACCCAATCCTCCGGGCGATCCGTGTGCGTGACGGACTGGGTTGGGCTCCAGTCGGGGCCGAAACGCTCCTGCCACCTGACCCAGACAACGTCGTCCCGCTTGATGGGATCGGCGTTCACCGAGTGACCTTCTTCCGGTTGGCGTTCGGCCAGCTGCCGTGCTTGCGGTAGTGGGCGCGATCTTCGGGCGTCGCCCCGACGCACCGGTCGGTGTGGCGTCGGAGCGCCGACTTGTGGCTTCCGATCCTGGTCTGGAACGCCGACACGGTGATCGCCGACCGACAGTGGGGGCACCTGACGCTCGCGCGGCCAAACTCGTCGGTCTTGACGGTCACTTTGCGCCCGCTTCGCCGATCTCGTCTTGGAACGGGTGAACCTGCGGACGGACCTCGCTCTGCGCCTTCTCCTCCGTCTCCAGCTCGTTGAGCTGCTCCTTGAGCGACTTGGACGTGAGGGTGTCGGCGAGAACGCTCACGGCGTCGAGCGGTTCGAGATCGAGCGGCGAAACCCACATCAGTTCCATCGTGTCGCAGAGCATGATGCGAATCTCGTTCTCGTCGACGATGTGGTCGATGACGGCCCGGCGCCTGCTGCCCTGCGCTTCTTCCTTGGCCTTCTGGAAGGCGTTTTGCGCGCCGACGCCGAGCGAGAGCTTGCCGCCAGCGATCCCCTGATTGCTGACCTGCTGAAGCGTGCCGCGGAATGTCTCCGAGCCGCGGACGATCAGGTCGACCTTGTCGCCTTGGCCGAATCGGTTGAAGATGTGGACCACAGATCACCTCGGTTTCAGCGCGTCTCCGTCTTTATACCCTCGTCGGTGATGCTCGGACGGTCGATGATGACCCACGACCCCGCATCGAAGGACTCAGGCGTCGGCGCCCACAGTCGTGGGAGGCGATTCGGGTCGGCCAGCGAGGCGAGAAGCTCGACCGGGTCGGTTGTGAACTCCATGAGCACCGAGCCGCCGATCGTGTGCGTGCGCACGGCGACCTCGCCGCACGAGGCGTAGAAGTCGAAGGGCAGTCCATTCGAGGCTCCACCGTTCACGGTTTCCGCTCCAGTGAGGCGATGCTGTCCACGATGCCGGCTTCCCGAATCTCGCTCGGACCGAGCGAGAGCGCCTCGTCGTTGTGCTCCATCCGAACCCACACGGCATAGACCGTCCCGGCGACGACCTTCTTGGACGGATTCGACACCCGTTCGACGACGACGTTGAGCACAGTCGCTTTGCGCCACCCCAACTTCTCGTCGTGGGCGAAGACGAGATCGCCGAGACGGAGATTGCGAAGGGCGGCAGGCGTCATGCCGGTGGCTCTCCAGTGTCCAGTCCGGCGATCAGATCGACCGCTGAGAGCCCCTTGATCTCGTACTCACTCACACGACTATCACGCGCCGGCTGGAACGCCATCCGTTCGCCGCAGCACTCCTGCGCTTGCCCGCGGCGGATGCCGAAGTAGCCGCTGTCATCGTTGGCTGCGGCTGTGGCGGTGAGAATCGAGCGAGAGCACTTTGGGCAGATGAGCAAGTTGCGGCTCCGGTCGTCCCACTCGACCTCGAACTCCCAGACGGACGTAGCCTCGCCGAAGATGTCGGCGGGGAGCGGTTCGATCGCCTTGGCGACCGTCCCTCGGACCTTGGTCGTGCCTCCGTCCTTCGTGATCGCGGTGACGCGGTCGCCGACCGCGAAGGGCGCCGCGCGTCCGGTGGACATAAGGGCTCGGTCCATGTCTCTGTTCTACCTCACCCGGTCGACTTGCGAGAGTGACTCGCTCAGCTTGGCCGGCAGCGCGCCCATGCGACGAAGATGAGGGCGACTCCCAGAACAGTCAAGAGCGCGATCGTCCAGTTTCGCCGAAGCCGGTTCCGCTCGGAGATGGTCCACACGCGTAGCGACTCGGCGCGCGAGCGTACGCGGCGGCGTGTGAGGTCATCGTCGAGGAAGTCGGGCATGCTGCGGCTTATACCCCGTGCGCCGGTCAGGGAGCGGGCGGCTTCGGTTGCCGCGTGGGAGGACGGTGAAGCCGCGGCGGTGCCTGATCCGACGGGGGGACAGCCGGTAGTCCGTGCTGTGCCGCTCTCTGACGCCGACGAACCAGCCCGCTCGCGACCGAACTCGTCTTCATGCCGGGATTTCTCGCGAGCTTGAAGTGGCCGAGCGTCACTCGCGCCCGTCTCGCAGCCCTTTCCATCTCCTCGGGCGTGAACTCCAAGAGCGAAGCGATGGGGCGACGCGTCAGCTCGATCGTCTCGTTGGCCGCCTGCTGCGCCTTCTTCTTCTTGGGGGAGGCGACCTTGTGTGACCCCTTGGCGTAGCCGAGAGAGGTCCAGTCCTTGTCCCACTTCGTCTTGCCCTTCTCGTTGAAGGGCCACGGGTACTTGCCGTGGTAGTCGGGCTTCTGCTTCGTGACCGCGCAGTGGCTCCCGTGGCACTTGGTCGTGTGCTCGGGCTTCCCGCCCGGACCGTGGTTGCGCTTCGGGGGGCACTGAGGGAGAACCGAGGGACACATCTTGAGCGACTTCATCTTGTAGACGACTTGGGCGATCTTCTTCGCGAACTGCACCCCGTGGTGTCTCTCGGCTGAGCCGAGCGTCGCAGCGGCGGAGGCGCGTTGCTGCCACACCGGAAAGCGCCTGTTCGTGCCCTTGAACCAGTTCGCTGGCGATTGGTTCCGTCGACCACCGCGGTAGCGGTCGGTGTGGGAGAACGAGTCCGTTCCCGGCATCGACTTGAACGTCTCCGCGCTCCGCGCCTCGGTGATGATGCGGTCGAAAAGGCTCACTGGCTCACCGCTTGGGATTCTACCAGGCCGTCCGCGTAGACGGCCACCCGTCACCCATTGAGACGGGCATCCAGATCGCCAGGCGGGACGATCCTGGTGAATTCCTGGGGACCGTAGGTCGCCACGGTGCCGGTGCGAGCGTCTCGGGCTCTGATCCAGTCGCCGAGTACGCCGAGAGGCGGTCTGGGCATTACCACAAGCACCTCGACAACGACGGGACGGCCATCGAAGCCCGGGTGGATCGTCTCCACGTAGTCGCCGACTTTGGCTTGACCGTCTCTCACGCCCTCAGTCTGGTGCTGACGGTCTAACCTCACCAGGGTCCAGCTCGACGAGATGGGCGAGTCGGTCCACGACCGGCGTGTTGAGAAGCTCGTCGACGCCGGAGAGGACTTGTCCGAGTAAGCGTCTCGTCGGCTTGGAGAGCGGCTCCTGGGAGCGCGTGTACGCGCGCACGAGTGTCTCGCGAAAGAGATGCGTCGCGAGCAGATTGTCGTAGGCGTCCGCTCCGAGGTGCAGCTCGACGACCTCCTCGCGCGGGCCGAAGACCGGAGGGCGGATCGCGTCGATCCACTCCTGCGTCGTGAAGCGCGCACGGTCGAGCGAGCGCTCCGTCACCGATTCGAGGAGTGGCATGAGCGCGGTCCACAGCGCGTCGCACGCGTTGGGCGAGAGCGCGAACCGTCGGTGACGGAGGCTCATCCCCGCCTCCGCTTCGGGCGCTTGAGGGACACTCCCTTGTCCGCGTAAGAGAGCCGCTCGACAGCGTCCGCGCCGAGGCCCTCGGAGTCGAGCCACGCGTCCAGCTCGAGTACCCGGCGCCAGAGTGCCTGCCGTGTTGTGTCGGTCAGCCGCTCGCGGTCCTTCGCGCTGACGATCACGCACGTTCTCACGAGCACCTTGCGGAAGTAGACCGCCGCCGAGCGCGTCATGCAGATGCCGTCGTCGAACACGTCGATCGGCGTACCGTCCGAGCGCGAGAAGCGGAGGAACCGACCCTTGTGCTTCCCCAGAGCTTGTAGCCCGAGAAAGAGCGCGATGTCGGTGTAGACGCCGTGCGGAATGAACGGCGTGATCGCCCTCGCCATGTCCTGTGAGAACCGGAGGCTGATCCACTCCTTGATCGTCTCGAACCACGCGTCGAGCGCCGCGACGGCCTTCTGGAAGTCGCGCTGAGTCGTGCTGGGCCAGTCGGGGTCGGCGGCGAGCACGAAGATGCTTCTCCGCACCTCACGCGCGAGGACGCGATGCTCCGCGACGTTGAAGAAGACGATGTCCACCGGCTCCAGGCTCACGCACCCGAGCTTGATGCGCCTGGCGAGCCAGCCCCAGAGTAAATCGTCGCCGTATAGAGGCCGGAGGGCGCGGTGCATCACCTGGGTGACGCGAAGGGCGAGGTCCATGCGCCCTTTCTACCCTCGGCTCGGGACCGCCTCGGCGGCTTGGACTTGGGAACAAAATCGCTGGCGGGTGTCACGGGGCGGGACAGGTCATCGTTCACATTCTTTGGGCGACCGCCTTTGGGCGACCGCCATCGGAGCTGGCCTACAAAGAGTAGCCGGATTTCGTGGTTCTCACCCCCATGTACATGCGAGCTACCTCGCGAGGCCCCGTATTCCGGTCAGGCGGAAAAACTGTTTCCGCGCCCCCAGTCAGGATCGGAGTCGTCGTCGGTTAGAGGGGCGTCATCGAATTCAGCCCGTGCGGAGTAAGGCGGTAGGGTCGAGTGCGTGTTCTTTGTGGAGAAGTCGCCGAGATCGTCGAGCGGCACAGTTCATGCCGCTCAAGGCCATACAACGATTCTGAAAAAGGTTGTCGCCTGGTGGCGGTTACCGCGGTTCTAGGGCTGACAGGAGTAGGGCGAGGAGGCGGTCATGGGTCGTCACGCGCAGCTCGGTGACAACAGGTTGGCGGAGGCCGGGTCGGTCGTCCGTACGCTCTACGGGATGTCGCGGGTCGGCATCGTCTCGCGGATCGAGGTCGTGGTCCATGAGGCGTTCTTCGCCGGCAAGCGTGAAGCTCGGGAGGAGGTCCGCGTGTGGGTACGGTGGCAAGACGATCACACCCGCTCCGAGACGGACACGTCGCCCGACGCGATCTCCTGCGAAGGGGTTCCGGTGGTCGAGGGACTCGCCCTCGTCGGTGAGGTGGCGTCTTGAGCCGCTCCGCGATTCTCGCGCGTTGTTTCGCCAGGAAGGAGCGCGTAAGCCCCGGCGCAGGCTGGTGGACGACGGGTCGGGTCGCAGCTCCGGCGCGGACACGACCGCGCCCGCCTAAGACCGCATCGGCGAAGAATTTAGGCCGGGACTCGGAGGGGCGCCAACGACTATAACTCCATTTCAACCAAGAGGTTACAACTATTGGCCTCGACTCTTGGTGGTCGGGTGAGCCTCTTGCCCTGTCGGGCCGAGGTAGAACGCGTTGGGGTCCGACGCGAGGAGCGAAGACGTGGTGGAGGTCTCGATCGTGGTTCACGAAGACCAGCCAGAGCGACGGCACCGCCCGCACCGGCGTCACCGGTGGCGGCACGTTCAGCCCGCCGACCTGAAGCGGTGGCGGGAGGTGGCCCAGATGACCCGCGAGCAGGTCGCGGAGATTCTCCAGGTCCACCCGAGCACCATCTCGGGGTGGGAACGCAACGAGTGGGCACCGCCGCCACGCACCCAGAGGCGGCTCCGGTCGCTCGTGGGGTCACGACAACTACACGCCCCGGCTCCGCGGGTCGCGCCGCCGGTGCAACCGCCTCGAATTCCCGACGAGGGAGCCGCACCGCGCGGCGACCAGCCGAGACCGGGGTATGACGAGTCGAGGGGGCGAGAGGAAGCGGAGGACGTGGTCATGTCAGCACCGACTGTGGTCACCGGCGAAGAGGAGCTTGGGATCAAGCGTCGTGTGACGACGCTCATGACTCAGGTCTCGGCTGGTGAGTTGCGACTCCCGACCGTGGAGCGCGACTGTCGCTGGGGTATCCACGACGGGATCGCCGTGATCAAGTCGAAGCGGACCGACGGCATGGTCTACTTCTTCGAGCAGGTCACGGGCGCGTTCTATCGCACGCACGCCCCCGACTCGACGCGGCTCCAGGGCGATACCCCGCGCTCGGTGATCGAGCAGGACCGGGCGTGGCTCTACCCGCTCTTCAACTCGATTCCTGGCGGAAACAACGTGATCCGCCGCTACCACCGTCAGAACGTCCAAGCACCAGCGCAGGCCGGACCGAACCCGGCGCCTGCAAGAGAGGAGAATCCTGTGACCGTCGCCACGCCGCAGCTCCGCAACGACCAAGACCGGCTCCTCGACCTGAACGTCGTCGAGCGGAAGAAGGTCACTATGGTCCTGTCGACCAAGTCGATCGAACTCGGACCCCATCAGATCCACGCCCTTCTGCGGAGGGCTGGTGCGAAGCTCCCCGACGCCGCTGAGATCCGCGGCGGTCCGGCTGGCTTCTCCGTCGAGTGGTCGCTCGCGAAGGATCGGGTGGCGGGTCGCTACTTCGACTCGGAGAGCGTCGGCAAGGAGTCGATCTCCGTCTCCGTCCCGCAGCTCGCCGGCATGTTCACCCTCCTCGGCTACAACCTCGGCGAGAAGCCCTCCGTCGCGTTCACGCCGCAGGGCTACGTCCGCATCGAGTGGACCGAGTCGAAGGAAGAGGTCCAAGAGGCGGCTTGAGGGGCAGGCCGCGAGGCTTGTTCGTCACCCGCGTCGCCGACGGTAGCTGAGCCGGAGACCGGGGCTACTCCCAACCAACCAGTCACGCCGGAGCCGGCGCCGCTTCCGGCGCTGCCGCCGGCAACGCTGGCGACGCCGGGAACCGCCGTGTCCACGAAGCGACTGGTCGTGAACACCGCCGGGCTCGTCGAGTGCGGCAAGCGCTCTCTGCGGCGCTACCGGCAAGGCCGCACGCTCTCCGAGCAGGAAGAGCTGGCTCTCCACACGGTCTTCTACGCCTTCGGCAAGAGCCGCGAGGAGTTCAAGCGCTGGCTCGCCAGCGCCGCCTCACCCACGATCGACAGGGAGGTCGAGCGCGTCGCCGGCCTTTCGCCGTCCCAGCTCACCAAGTTCGTCGAGCGCGCCGAAGACCGACTTGGTCTCGGGTAGAACGAGCAGCATGAGCGAGATCAAGGGAATCCCCTACGTTGAAGGCGAGCCGCCGCCTGCCGGTCACGTTCTCGTGAGAGTCGCCACGCCCGACAACCAGGACGGCCTCCAGTGCTGGCTCAGGCCGGAGGACTTGCACCCATCCAAGGTGAAGCGGAGCACCCTGACGCCCGAGCTGCGGCGTCGGGCGGAGGCCACGCTCACCAAGATCGGTCGGTCGATTCTCGGTAAGGAGTGGACGAAGAAGACGTGGGCTGACGGCTTCGAGTACGACATGCACCCCGAGCGCGAGATCAGCGGCTTCGAGATCGCCGGCACCATCTTGGCGCTCGAACGGGCGCTCAGGCCGAACGTCCCCTTGCGTGAGATCAAGCTCGTCTGGCTCGCAGTCCACGCTGTGCGGAACGGGCCGAAGAACTGTACCGTGGACGATGCGCTCGCCATGTTTCCAACGCTCAGGGGCCTCCCGGAACTGGCGCGCGTCATCGACATCTGCAACGGTCGGCTGGACTGCTTGAAGGCCGCACCGCCGTCGGCCCAGCCCCCCACGCCGACGCTCCAAGATGGGCTTCACCGAATCAACCCGGTAGGCGATGCTGCGCTGTGAGCGGCGCCGAGAGCAGGCGGGTGTGGCTCAACTGCGGCAGGCGTATCGAGCGCATCGGAATCGACTCGAAGTCCGAGGTGCCGCTCGCCCAGCCGTTCGTGGTGCCTGCCGACGGCTGGTATCTCGTGCGAGTCAACACGGATGTGGCGACGATCTCTCCGGTCTCGCTGCCTTTGGGCATCTCCTGCCGCCAGCCCCCCACGCTTGACGAGCTGGAAGCGGCGGCAAGGCGCGACAACTCAGCCGTTGTCGAGTGGATTAAAGCGCTCATCGCGTCGGGGAAGCTCAACGGTCGAGACGGGTTCCCGGGTCCAACTCCCACAGCAGGGCGTGGTCTCCGCCTCAACTCCCCGGACAATTCTCTCTCGATCGACGAGGCCGAGTTGAGGAAGATGGTGACTGAGCAGCTCAACGTGATCGAAAGGCTGGCGGGGCTCGACGATGTTTGAGAAGGTCACCCTCTATACGAGCGACGGCGAGAAGATCGCCGATTTCGTCGTCCCGCGCTGGCAGATCCCATACGAGGTCTACGTGTGGGGGCAACGCTTCTTCATCCGTCGGGCAGATGGCCGTTACACCGAAACGCACGCTTACTGCATCCCGCCTGGTCAGGAGATCGTTCCCGACGTGGTCGAGGAGCTGGCCGCGCTGGACCCGGACAAGCCGAAGGACAAGGGCCGATGACCAACAAGTTGCTCATCGCCGAGCGAGGGCGAAGGTGGGAACAAGAACACCTAGAGAAAGGTTTGTGCGCCAAGTGCAACCGCAAGCGAACGGCGCGCAGCAAACGCTTTTGTAGGCGCCATCTTCTCCTTAATCGCGCTCGCTCCAAGAAGAATCACGCGCGTTACCGCGATTGGCACAACGCGTGGAGACGGGTCGCAGGTCATCGCGCACGGGTCAAACTCATGCTTTCGCTTGGTGGTATGGTCTGCGCCTGGTGCGGAGAACGCGACTACCGAGTGCTTACCGTCGATCACATCAACGGCCACGATGCGCCGGTCAAGGCTAGGAAGGCTCGCCGCAACGGCCTCACCCCATCCGACGCGAAGGCTATCGCATGCGGCGAAAAAACACTGTCTGAGTTTCGAGTGCTCTGTGCGAGCTGTCAGGTCCGCTACGAGCACGTCCGCGGCAGGCGCGTTATCCCGCTCAAGGCGGCGGAATTGATCGAGGCGTCTGGAGGCGTTCTTCCGGCGCTTTCGTCCTACGGAGGAACGCCGTGAACAAGAAGAATCTAAAGTCCGACGGAAGCAAGTTCTTCGTGTGGTGGGAGCAACCCGACTTCGATGCGGCGGCGGGCAAGGTCGAACGTATGGCGGTATTCGACACGAAGAAGGACGCGCTCGACTACATCGCCGAGCACTGCCCAGACCCGACGGGCGGCGGTTCGCGGGTGGATACCTTCCGTCTCATCAAGGGTCGTTTTCTCGACATCGAGGAAGTAGTAACCGTCAGTTACCGCACGACAGCGAGCGGAAAGAGAGTGTCGGCAGCTCCGACGGACGGAGGTTCGCCGTGAAGGGCGAGTTGACGCGGTTCTACGAGGCGCTCAAGTCGGTCATGGCCGAGCAGGGCAAACTCGTGCCCGAACATCGCGAACGCTACTTGAGGATGATCGCTACCCGGGCTGGTATCCCGATCGACCGCGTGGAAGGGTTGGCGCTCAGGCTCCAGAGGTGCGTAAGAGACGCGGAGACAGATCCGGTGCTCCGGCTCGTCGCTGCCTCTGAGGCAAAGCGAGGTTGATGTGAGTGCTCTTGATGGGTTTCTCAACGACGGACAGCACCAGCGCGGGCACGTCGAGATCCGACGCCGTCGGGTAACGGTGAGCGACCAGCTCTGCGCAGGTCTCGCGACGGTCATCAACACCGTCGCGAAGCGGCTGCGCGAGGGTCGGAAGCTCAAGCCTCACCAGAAGCAGCTCCTCATCGACCTGAGCCGGAACCTCGGCGAGACCTATGAGGAGACCGTCGCCTTCCTCAAGACGGCGGGCAAGATCACCCCCGACGACCTCACGGGGCGCGCGATCCGCAACGGGCGAACGCCCGACGGGCCGGCGCTAGGGTAGCGTCGGGTAGAACGAAGGTATGGCCGAACCTACCGAGCGCGGGCGCCTCGCTCGTGCCTATGACCGAGTTACAGACGGACTCGGCTTTCCGGCAGACGACCTCGCGAGCCTCAAGTTCGCGGGATGGCTGGCGCTGGAGGCCAAGGTTTCTGTCGAGACGGCCCACGCCTTCCTGAAAGAAGTGGCGCGCGGAGGTCTCGAAACGGAAACCGAGCGCCTTGAGCGCTCCTACCCGATCGACGGCCTAAGCCGTTCCACTACGCTGGTCCACGACGGGTTGACCGCTCCCAAGAAGACCAGTCGGTTCGATGCGCTCGTCGGAGACGCGCGGAGTCGGGTGCTGCGGATCTCGCGGCGGTTGCGCGAAGGTCGCAAGCTCAGAGCGGGCGAACGCGACGCCCTGAAGCTGCTCGTGGGGCGGCTCCGACCCACACCGCCGTCCTATGAGGAAGGTGTCCGCGCCATCGCGGCTGTCAGTAACGATGACCAGATCGAAGTGACGGTCGACGGATACGGCGAACCGGCCTTGGTGCTCCACACGAACACCAGGATGCGGCGGAGCGACGATGGGCAGACGCGCTGAGATCCTCGTCGACATAAAGGCCAACCCCGAGCGGCATCGCCACACGTTCGACCAGCTCAAAGCGTGCTGCTTCTACGACGGCGCGCTAGACATCGACCTCATGCAGAAGCACGAGGGCCTGGGGCCGGGCGCCCGATGCGATGTGCTCTACGGCGGGTGTTCCTGCGGGACGTTCCACAGAGGTCCGAGCGTCGTCGACATGATCGCCAAGATCGAGGTGAGGCCGTGACCCTCGTTCGGCTCGCCGCCGACGCGAAGCGCAAGAAGAAAGTCCCGCCGAAGTTCTGGCGCGTGCTGAATAACGGGTTCACCGATCCGAGGTGGGCGGGGCGCATCTGTCGCTTCGTCGAGCGCGACCGCGAAGATGGCCGGACCTACATCACGGTCGAGTGGGTGAACGGTGAGCGTTTCGTGTTCCAAAAGGGAAAGGAAGTCGTCCGGGCGGCGATACAGGACCGACTGGCCTACCTTGCCAAGCTCGACGAGTGGGAGAAGATTCAGAAGGCCAAGAGACGGTTCGAGCGCAGCTGCGATTGGCAGAACCAGCACATCACGAAGGGCGAGGTGGTCGAGGTTCCCGGCCTTGAGGAGCGCGCGTGGCGGTCGAACGAACGGGATCGAACGCTCGACGACGCCCTGGATGCTTGGGCCGAGGGCGTTCCGGTGTGGGACGGCAGCTGGCCGCCCGACGCCGAGTATCTCAAGATGGATGATTACGTCCACGGGCGCCTGATCTTCACCGCTCGCGAGTGGGAGAAGGAGCACGGCTGGCAGCAGGCCGTTGTCATCGCGCCCGCGGTCGACATCGGGAAGTCGTTCACCGTGCAGCTCGCCGGAAGCGCCCTGCTCGACCGCGGCGTGGCGTTCAACGGTAGGGTGATGCGCGTCGGTTGGCTCAACGTCCGGCGGCTCGAACCGACGCCCAAGCGCCCCAAGCGCGACGCGTGAACGAGCGCTGCTTGAACTGCCGGCGCTTCATTCCAGCTGAGCGCGGACCCTACTGGATTCGACAGTGCTCGGCGACTGAGACCGGCTACTGCACGAACCCGCCGCGCGATGTGGTCGAGCTTCTCGCCTGGCTCGCTAGACGTATCGCCAGATGATGAAGGCGATGAGGCCGATGCCGGCGAGCGCCAGAAGCCCCCAAGCGCACCAGCACGGCATCGTAATCGTACAGCCGATCACCGGCGCCTGGAGCGCTGGATGGCGTCTTCGAGCTGTTCGAGGTTCGCCTTCTCGACCAGGATGATCTGGTCCAGCTCCGGCTGTCCCTTCGACGCGAGGACAAGCAGGAGATCGCCGGTGCCCAGCTCGGCGAAGCACAGGAGCCCGGGGCCCTCCTCGCGGTCGGACGACACGCAGAGGTGGAAGCGCATGAGCTTGTACTCGTCCATGTCGCGGACGCGCTTGAAGGCGCGCTTGAGCGCGTCTTCAAGCTCCGGTCGAGCCACCTTCTTCGGAGCCGGCTTCTTGTCGTCGGCCTTCTTGTTGTCGTCGGCGAGCGCAACCGCACCGGCGACGAACAGGCCGGAGACCAGGACGGCGAGCTTGTTCTTCATTGTGGTGCCTCGTCTTCTTCCCGCTGCATCTCCAACTTGCAGTCGTCGCAGATGGGGCAGTCCAGATCGGCCCCGGGGTCCGAAAACTCGCCCTTGCAGATTTTGCAGATCAACTCGGCCACAGATCACCAGCCCTCTCGACGCCGGTCTTCCACGAACAGCGGCGCGGAGAGGATCACGCCGCGTGTGGGGCAGTGAACCCACCACCCCTGCATGGCCGGCTCTTGCCGGAAACGAAGTGATGCCGCGTATTCGTCCCAGCCCTTGAGCGCGCCGTTGCACGAGATTCCGCGATGGTGCGCCATGACGAGCTGGTGCCAGTGGCCGATGACGCTGAAAACTGGCTGGACGCCGTGAGAGGCTCCAAGCTCGATCCCGCGCCGGTGGATCATGCCGAGCGGCGTCCAAACGCCCGCCCAACCGCTCCCGCCCTTGACCTCATCGCCGTGTGTCAGGAAGACGTGTTGATCGTAGACCGGAACGAACAAGTAGCTTCCGTTGGCGATGTCCCAGGTGATCCGCTTGTCGCCGATCAGGTGTGCGTGGACCATCTGGCAGAGGAGCCAGTCCCACGAGTTGCGACCGCGCCCCTTAGCCGTCATGAGCTTCGTCAGGCGTCCGTGATTGCCGACCACTGCCGGGATGTGGACCTTGCCGTAAAAGTCGGCGATCTGGCGAATCGCGCCCGCGATGAGCGGCGCCCAGTGGACGAGCGTACCGGGCAGGTAGTCTGCGTTGGTTTCGCGAAGCTCGTCGTGGATCGCTCCGCTGACCATATCGCCGCCCCAAAAGATGAGCGCGCCGTCCCAGTCGTGCCGGAACCGATCACCCAACTCGCACGCCTTGTCTGCCCACCGGCGAAGTCTCATGCCGGCGATCTCGCGGTTGTAGGCGTTGAGCCCGCCGACCTGAGCCGGGTCTACGACCTCGTCGAGATGGAGGTCGGAGAAATGAAGGCAGGCCGTCGCCGCCTTCTTGGAAGCCTTGCTCTTGTCCTTCCTGGGCGCGAGCCAGCGCGGTGGCATGCCAGCGTTGGCCGAGTAGCCTTCGACGAGTCCGAGGAGCTTCGAGAGGCGAGCGTTTTCTTCTTCCAGTCTCGCCGTGCGCGCCGTGAGCGCGCCGTCGCGTTGCTGTGCCGTCGTCCGGCCCGGTTTCAGGAAGTGCCCCGTCACGGGATCACGGGCCGGCATCGAACTGGGTGGCCCGCGAAAGTGCCCCGTCATGGGGTCGCGCTCGGTATCCACGTTACCGTCTCCAGTCCTGCGTCTCGCGACGCAGAAGGACCGCGGTGTAAGCGAGGGCGAGGCTCGCGATCGCGATGCAGACGGCGCTCGCCACTACTGGACCGGAAACTCTTTCCAGGTGGACCCAGACGGGAAGACGACGTGGAAGACCCAGAAGCCGGCTACGTCGGGGCCGTTCCATCCAACCGGACCCCAGCCGGCGTCGACCTCGACGAGATCGGCGGGCGTCGGTCCGAACCGGAAGGTCTGTTCGGAGCCAGGCTGGACCTTGGCCCTGCTCTCGCCGAGGAACCGGCTGTTCGAGTCCCACGTCCGCACCGTCACGTCCTGGGGGAAGTTGGACTGGTTGTGGAAGACGACCATGAACGAGTTGGTCGACGGCGGTGTGATCGGTCCGCAGCCGGAGAGCGCTGCAACCGCGCTGGCGAGGTAGAGCATCGCCGCGCGGTTCCTCCGTGCGAGGTAGAGCGCGGAGAGGGCGGCGGCGAGCGCCGCGAGCGAGAAGATCAGCTCCACGGCTCAATCCGCGTCCACGTCGAGGTGGTGCTTGGCCCCGTCGTAGTCGTGGTGCTTCTTGTAGACCCTCGGACCCTTGTGGGTCGTGACGACGACCTGGTCGGGGTCGTGCGCGTCGCACGTCACCGTCGTCGAGCAGCCCGGCAGCACGGTCTCGCACTTCGGCTG